CATCATTTGGTTTATTTCTTTTATCAAACTTATTGTTCTTATCAAACTCTGGAAACTTAACTTCACCTTTTTCTGCCCTTTTTAATGTTTCTTGATACTTTTCATATTGAGGATTTCTATCTATTGTTAATGTAGCTTCATTAAGTTTTTCTTGTGTTGTTGTACTAAGCACTCTTTCAAATGCTAGTTGTGCCTCAGTAGCAGAAAGTGTTTCTGCATTAGGATCTGCAAACTTTCCAAACTTTACTAAACCTGGATTAAAAGGATAAAACTTTACTCCATTATCTATAGGAATCTTTTTAATTGATTCAGATATAGGTCTATCAGTTTTACCTATAATAGTCCACTCTTGATCAGTCCAATCTTTTTTAGTTTTAATAAAGTCCTTTCTCTTCTTAGAATATGGTTTACCTATATCTTCACTATGTACTATATATAAATTTTTATTTTTATTAAATGTACTCTCTGTTGATCTTACAATCCATACATTCTTAGGATCTCCTTTTCTTACAAGTCTATCACCTGTTTGAAAAGTTTCTCCAAATAAATCTTCAATTACAAAAGGATTTATAGGACTATACTCATTAATTCTTTTAGCTGCTAACTTTGCTTGATCTAAAGTTTTATATGAACCTATATCATCTGGTGATATATCTTTTATTCTACCAAAAATATTATTTCCACTAGCATCAACAACAGCATAAATAAATCTATCTTGCTTACCAGTCTCAGATATTCTTGTTTGTTTTATGAAGATGCCGTCATAATTTGTATCTTTTATTTCAATATTATCTGATTCTGTAGGTACATCTTCTTTAGTAGCTTTTTTATTAAACTCTACTGTAGATACAAATCTTAACTCTGTTTCATATTTCTCAATTATATCAAATACAGCTAACTTATTATTTGGATCTATAATCCAATTATCAAAATCCCTAGCCCCTGTTTTTTTATAATTTTCACTCTCTTTATATTTTTCAAATAAATCATATCTTGCACCTAGTATTTGAAAACCACCATCACCTAATGGTAGTTTCTTTTTCTTCCAATCTGAATAATCTAAAGATGGTCTATCTGAATTTGCATATAATGCGTAAACATCTTTCATTAAAGTTTGAGTAGGTTTATTAGCAGAATAAAAATTATCTCTTGCTTTAATTGCAGCTATAGTAGCATTAGAATTAGGATCTTCATCAACAGGCACTATAACTTCATCATTTTCTAAAGCATTCTCATAAGGATCATTCCCTTGTTGTAATTCATCTAACTGTTCTTCTACTGTAGCTTCTTGATTTTGCTCTTCTTCTTTTTTCTCAACTACTTCTGCTGCTTCAATAGCTTGTCTATAAGATCTTTCTAACTTTTTAATCTCTGCAAACTCAGGCATATCTTCTGTTATGGGGCCTTTTTCAAAAGATATGTATTCACTTGGCAGTTTATTTTGTTTTATAAATGCTTCTACTTGTTCTGGTGCAGGTTGAACTTGTGTTAAACCTTGTGCTTCACCTAATTTAGATAATTGATTTAAAAAAGTTCTTTGTGCATCTGTTAATATAGTTCTGTTTACTCTTTTAATTGAAGCATTTTTAGATGCATATTTATTGTAAACTTGTTTGTGTACAATAGCCATTTCGTCAGCAAACCGTTTAGCAGTAACTGGATTAGCAAAAAAGTTAATAGCATCATTATATCTTGCTGCTTGTACATCTAAAGTTGTAAAATCTATAATCTTATCTATGTTTTCTCTTAAATCTTTATTTACTACTGACCCTCCTCTATAGGTAGCAATTTTTGCAAAATAAGTTTGTATTAAATCTTTTAACTCTTCAACCATAAACTCAGGTAAATCAGAAACATCTAAACCTCTTTTTAAAGCTTGTATATTTGTAGCATCAAATAAAAGAGGTTTTATCTTTTGTAGTAAATCTAACTTTGCTCTTTTAAAATCTAAGTCTTCTTTTGTTTCAGGAGTTACTTCTGCATTTGCTAAAGTTTCTTTTAAAAATAAAATCTCTTTAGTCATACTTCTTTCAGATAATAATACATCTAACTCAGAAGCTTCTAAATTAGATACAACTGGAATTTGTGTTAATGATTGTAATATATCTGCTTTTCTTTTTGTATAGTTTCTAAAAGAATCTCTAGAAAATAAAGCCATATCTCTCATAAACTCCCAACCTTGATAGTTAAAATACGCAGCATTATATTCATCAGTACCCTTTTCATACTGAGTATATATGTATGGATTAGGTAACTTATCTGCTATATCTCTTTTATCTTTTTTTAATATTTTTGCATTTTCTATTGCTTCATCTAATCTTGTTCTTATTTTTTCAGGATCTGCATTTTTATCATCTACTATATTTACTATTTCTTTATCATCTAATTGTTTATATGATTCCATTTGATCAATAAATACATCATGACTTCCGCTATTAAGACTTGCTTTAATAGCTTGAAAAAGCTGTCCAGCCTTTGTATCAAAGTATTTTTTTACTTCACCAGTTGTCACATGTTGAAAAGCCTCACGATCTGCTAGTAGTGTTGCTGCAGCATTCATTGTAGTTGGATGATAAAAATTAACAACATCATTGTATATAGCATTATCTCTTGCTGCCTGTATTTCTCTATACTTATCTGTTGCTTTTTTAAGATTTGCATAATCTTTATCTACCCTAGTATTAATAAAATCAGGAAGTACATTAAATACTATTGATTGAGGTATTACTGTCGCACCTCTCATAAAAAAACCAGATAAAAACACTTTTAAACCTTGTGGTGACCATTGTTTGCTTATACCCTTTTTTGCATACTTAGAATATTCTTGAGGTGAAGATGCTAAAGCAGAAATTTCAGTTGATAATTGTTCTCCTGGTGTTTTATTAGAAGTCATATTATTAGCACTCTCCCAAACATTATCAACCAGCCCAAGAGATTTTTGTATTTCTGAATAAGTTAAACTATCAAGCATATTATTATAATATGCAGTCACTCCATCAGCAATTGCTTCTTGTGATACTTCTTGAACACCTTCCGGTATACCTAATATTGTAAATCTTAAAGCTCCGCCAGCAAGTCCTTTTGCTACACCTTTAGGAGATGCAGCTTTTAAATTTTTTAAAAACCCCCTAATTCCTTGCTTTTTAGCAGCTACAGCTACAACAGGTTTTGTTGGAGTTCCTGGTTTAAATGCTCTACCTGCAGCAGTCCTTACTGTAGCACCTCTTGCACCATCTATACCTGTCTCTATTGCATCACCTGTTATCTTACGGAAACCTCTCATTGCTGTTCCAATAAGAAGTTTATTACTTAAATATATAAGTGGAAAGTTTTGATACAATGTCTTTAAACCTGCTCTCTTACCCATCTCTACTGTTGTTAACATTTCACCAGGTGTTAAAGGTCTACCAAATTTTTCTTCTAATTCTTTTTTTGATAGCTCTTGTATCTTCATCTCTTCCATACCTGCCTCCATCTTTGACTCAGCTAGTGCTAGATTAATAGATCTTAAATCTCTATAGAATCCACCAAATGTTGTTTGTGCTTTAGCAAGAGATGTTAAATTATCACCAATAGAAGCAGAATGTTTTAATTTAGCAAAAGCACGCATTGTTTCTGGAGCAAAGAAATTACCTATACCTCTAGCTGTGCCTTGAAATCCATATTTAGCTGCTTGATAAAAATTCTCTGCATTCTTTACTTTATTTAAAGTGTGACTGAAATTTCCTACTTGAGAAGTAAATCTTCTTACATCTGCTGCTCTTTCAAATGTTGTTTTAATTCTATTTATATTTCTAGCAGTACCAGCAGCCTTTGCATAAGCACTACCACCTCCTGTAAATGGAGAAGCTAAAACAGCTCCTCCCCATAATGCTAATTCTTCTAAAGCTATACCACCTATTATACCAAATGTATATGCACTATTAACAAAAAAATCATTAATATGTCCTCTAGCAGTACCAGGGTTGTTTGTCATACCAATTCTCATTTGATCACTCATAGCTCTAGCACCTTGAAAATCAGATAAGAAAGGATCACCTCTAAATAAATCCATTGTAGATCTATATGAAGAACCTACCGCGCTTTTAAATAATGATTTAAATGAGCCCCAACTTCTAGCCATTGCCTCCTGATTAGTCATATTTTGGTTATAATATCTTTCATTATCTCCAAAAGGATTAAAACCTAATCTAGAAAATGCAGAAGAAGAATAATATCTATCTAAATTAGTTGCAGCTGTATTAAGCTTTAGTGACTCAGTATAGTTAGGAGTTAAACCATCTTCAAAACCTAAAGCACCATCAACTATTTGACGGTATCTCCCTTCTCTTTTTTGAACATCAGTACCTTGAAAATCACCAGATGATTCTGAATAAGGATCAAAGTTAGGTGTTACCTTACCTGGATATGGTGCACTCATACTATTATTAGGTGGAAAGTATGGAAGAAACTGAGTAAAATTTTTAGCATCTTCTATAAGGGCATCTGTATATGGATCAATAGGGCCAACATTATCAAACTCAAAAGCTTGAGATGCCATTTTTTGAAATGTATCTGGTGGTGGTAAATCAATCCTTGCATCATTAAGATTAATTTCTGGAGTAGAAAAAGAATCCTGCAAGATGTTATTTTCTGATAAGTTTAGTTTCTCTGTAGCCATTATAGTTAGTTTTTAGCTTCGTTCTCATCAGCAATATTCTGTATTGCTGTTTCTATTAAATGTTGCTCCAGTGCTCCCTTTAATTGTATAATTTGATCTGCTCTATATATTCTTTCATCTGGTATAATTTGAGCTGGGACTATTGCTAAAGAATCAGAGTTCCATCTATAGTCTTGCACTTTTACTCCAAAATTACCCCCACCTAAATGTTCTATTATTGCTGTACCAGCATTTGGTAATTGCATTTTATATGTTTGATCATCACTTGTCATTATATACTTAGCTAATTCATCTACAGCATATGATGAATCCATATTTCTATTTTGATCTAAATCTTTTCTCATATACATTACTATACCATTAGTCATAATAGCTTGGTATGCTTTTAAACCATCTTCATTTAATTGAACTTTAAAAGTACCTGCTTGTGTTGGTGATGTTGATCCAAATGATTGTCCATCTTCATTTGTAATTGTTGCAAGCATGTCTTCTATAATTGGTCCTGATTGTATATTGGGTTGTAATTTATATGCTGTAAAAGTATAATTACCATCAGGCCCTAACTCATTAGATCCTGTCTTACTCCATGAAATATCAAAAATAGATCTTTTAGTATCATTCTTTTGAGCCATTAATAAATAATCTATCATTTGCTCTAATATTTGATTTGAAGCAATATTCTTTTCATCATTTATTAAAGCATTAACATCAGCTCCAAAACCTGTTTCACCAGTTCCTGGTATACTAGCTTGCCAATCTTTACCAGGAACTCTACTTCTTAATACTTCAGCCATGTTTAAAATAAAATGTGTAGCATCTGTAGGAACTCTTTGACCATCTACCATTTGATATTTAGGATATGTATTATCATAATAAGCATCCATAATAGGATCTAACTTTACATCTTGTCCCATTTGTGGTAAATTGCCACTTATATAATCTTTATAATTAAATGAATACTTACCAGGAGCATCAGCTTCTCTCATTAGTATTTGTAAATTTTGTAGCATACCTACATCATCAGCACCTGATAATCTTTCTTCTCCTTGTGCATTCTCTGAACTATCTACTCCATCATAAACCTCATAAGCCAGCTCTCTCAATGCTTCTATTTTTTTATCATTATCTTTTTGTTCTCTTCCTCCAAAAAATCCAGTTCTTGAAGCATATGGTTCAAAATACCATTGACCTGGATTATCACCAAATCTACCTTCAATACCTAATTGATAGTCATCATTTTCTTCATACCAAAAGAAAGATTGTGCAAGTAATGGATTCTTTTCAAATATATCTATTTTTACATCATCATCAGGATTATACTCTTTAAATTGTCTTCCAACTTGTCTATATGTAGACTTAGCAGCACGTGAATGATTTTTATTTAAATAATCTAAAATTTCATCAACTTTACCACCATTAGTTGCCATTGCCACAACTTGATCAGCAAAAGTTTCTTTATCCACAATTACAAAAGTACTATCAGAATTTTCATTTAAAATGCTTGATATAGATTCTCCTCTTAAAGCCATATCTTTTTGAGTTAAGCTTTGCACTATAGGAGGAAAACCTTTTTGATTAACAGCATTATCTGTTATATTTTCTGCTTGTAAATTTCTAAAAATTCTATTTTTTTCTTTTTCTCCTTGTACAAATAGTCCCTTTTGTACATCTAAATTCTGTATTATAGCAAGAAGATTTGCATATGCTTCAGGTCTATTATTTAAAGTAGCAAGATTTGGATTAATTAATATATCTTGTTCTATAAGAGAAGTATTAGGATCCCCTGGTATTTCACTTCTATATCCTGCAGTTAATGTACTATCAACTAAAGATCTAAAATGATTTACTACTAAATCTTTATTTGCTTCATTTCCTGGACTTTGATAATCTTCTATCATATCATTTACAGTTCCAGTCTTAGTAATTGTATTATCAAAACCTACATTAATAGGATATTTAAATTGTGTTCCTAAACTGTCAGTGACTATATATGGAGAGTTTTTAAATTCATCAGGCATACTACCTATTAAACTCAAAAGTAAATCTTCATTTTGTTGTACCTTTGAGTATTGGTCATTACTATCTTTAAGAATATTATCTAGAATATTAAATTCCATATTTCCCAAATCCTCTTCTTCTAAATCATAATTTTTAAAATCAAATGCTTTTGGTTTTGCATCTCTAAAGTTTTCATATATAGATCCTGTAATACCATCTGCTTGTGCATCTAAGATTGCTTTCTGTTGTTGATTTAATCTAGTTTGTCTCCCTCTTTCTGCTATTAGACCCATTTCAAGTTGGTTTTTATAACCTTCTAATAACCACTTAAACTCTTGTTCTTTCTTTAACTTAGCTAATTCATTTACTTTAAAAGTTGTCTCTGCTCCAATTCTACTGTACTGAGAACCTGCCTCTTTTAACTTAGGGCCTACAGTTAATAAGCTAAAAGCTTGATACGCTGTTGACAAAAGTTTATCTAGATCATTAGCAGGAGACTTTAATGTTTGAACTTGCTGTTGTATTAAATCTTTATTCTTTTTAGCTAGATCTAATTCAAAAGCCTTTTGCATAACTAAGTTTTCTGTAGGACTACCTGGTATTATATTATATTGTTTTTTATAATCTTCCCAACCTTTAACAGTATTCTCTAAATTTTGCTCTAATGAATCTGTCTCTGCTAATTCTACCATACCTGCATCTACAGCTTGATTTATATAATCTTCTGCCCAAAACTGATAAGCAGCTTCTTCACTACCATACTCTTGTATATTTTCTGGATTTGTTGCAAAGTTCCTTGCATTTACATAAGCTTCTGTTTGCATACCTAATTGAACTTTAGGATCTGTAAGCATTGTATTTTTTAAAAAGGTAAATGTATCATCAACAGTTATAGGTATAGGTTCACCTTCTGAATCTAATTTATATTCTTTTCCATCATCACTTAATTCATATCCTATAACTCTATTAGTTAAAGCTGTTCCATTCTTTGTAGTTATCATCCAATCTCCATTAGGAGTTGTTTGTGTAAAAGATAATCCTGATGCTTTTAATGATTCTAATGCTCTTTCAAAATAGTTTGGATTATCAACATAACTAGGAAGACCCATACCTCTTGCACCATTAGTATCAGCATTTTTAAAATCCTCTAGATGCATACCTAATCTATCTACACCTATTTGCCACCACTTATCATTATCTTGTGGGTTAGGAGAGTTAAAATAAAAATTAGCTTTTTCCATTTGATCACTAACTCTTTTAGTAAAAGCCATATCTTTTCTTATATCTTGATCTTCATAGAATGGTCTAAATAAACCTTTAGCTGCATCTACATTTTGTTGTAGTGATAAATCTAATCCAGCAACTTGTTTTAAACCCTCAGATAATTTATTTATATATTGATCTCTTCTTTCAATATTCTCATCTCTAGTTAAGGGTGCATTAATAACATCATTATATAAATTATTTAATGCTTTAAAGTTTGTATCATACCTATCCTGTCTGACAGTTAATACATCAGATAGAAACTTATAGTCCGGCTTAAACGGCTCTAAATTCGGTATGTAATCCTGTACTCCAGGTAAATATGTAGCCATAATACTAAGATACTAAAATTTTATAAGTTTTTCTTTTTTTCATTTTACACTTTTTAAGTTTAACGCCTTGTTCTTTTTAAAAAGTCATTAAGTGCCATACCACTTCTAGCAAGTCTTAACTCTCTACCTTTTCTAGATATATTATCATAACCACTATTCATTACAGCATCTGAATCAGTGTTTGTACTTTGATTATTAAAGTTCTTATTCCATGTATTAAAATTAGGAATATTATCTTCAGGTATACCATCTAAAACCATATTTCTATAAAACTCCACATACTGATCAGTTGCATCTCCTGAACTTCTATAATTTGGATCTTTATTAAACTCCTTTGGATTTACAATATCAATAAACCCTCCTGTGCCAGGCATAACATTAAAGTTAGGATACAAAGTATTCATATTATATGTATTAGCTGCATTAGTATACATATTTTGCATTTGCTTTGTAATCTCTGCATTAGCTTTTCTTAATGAGTTATCATAGTTTTGTTCTGTTAAGACAGTATTATCATATAGTTTTTTTAATTCATTATTATTTAAAAGCTGTGTTTTATATTTAATCTCTGCATTCTTTGCTGCTACTGTATTAGCTATAGTAACATTATCATTTTGAACTCTATTCATTGCGTCAGCTATTTGTGCTGCTGCTTTACCTTGTGCTTTTGCTTGAACAGCTGCAGCTCTTTGTGGTCCTGAGAAAGCAGAAGCTGTATCTGCTGCAATCACAGCTTGTTCACCTATTGCAGCTATTTCTCTTTCTGGGTCTTTAAATACAGGATCAATCAAGTTTTCATTATACTTAGGTGCCCATGGGTAATACTTTTTAAGACTCATCTTAGCATCTAAAGCATTAGCTACACCCATCTTATCTTGTAACCAAAACTGAGGATCTGGAGGTGTAGTTACATCTATATCAGGCACATCCAATTCTTCTAAAGGTGATTCACAAGTACATCCCTCACCTGTTGCAGGATCATATGGTATAAATGTACCACCCTTTTGATCACACTCTTCTTTTATTTGTGCAGCATTAGCACAATCTGTAGTTTCTGTTACAGCACTTTCTACATTAAATAGTGTATCATTACCTATATATGTGCTTAGCTTAGATGCATTAGCATCAGCATCTAATTGATCAGTATCAATATTTTGTTTAGTATTTATACTAAAATCTTGATTATCCATTTTAGATAATATAGCACCAGAATTAATTGCTGCTTGCATATGTACACCTTCTTCCTCAGTAAATGCATTAATAGGATTACCATCTGCATCAACTAAACCAAGTTTATTATATTCTTGATTATAGTACCAGTTTTTACCTACACGCTCTCCTTTTCTCCAAACATTACCTCTGTAGTTTTTACATCTATTATTTCTAATATCATCTGCTGTACATGTATCATCCTTAGTCCATCTAAATTCACTATCCCAGTTTGGATCATCTCTATATAAAGGATCATCTTTTGCTTTTTGATTAAATGCATCAGCAACTCTATTATGATGAGCATACATTCTGTGAAACTCTTCTTCTGATAAAGGTTGAAAGTTTGGATTCTTTTTCAAAAACTTTGAGTCTCTTGTTTTTTGATCTTCTATATATGTTTTATAAATTTGATATCTTTTATCTCTATAATCTTTTTGCTCTGGAGCTGTATACCAAGAAGACCAATCATCATAACCAGAATAATTATTTTGTATTGTTTGAATATCTCTTTCTGTAACATTTGTAGATTCTCTTTCTACTTGTTGATAATTTTGTTTATATGCTCTTAAAATTAACTGATAAGTTTCAGGATCAGTATTTGCTAATCTTGCAAGTTCTATAGAGTTAGCTATAACTGTACCATCTTCTAATTCTATAGGAAATGCATTTCTATCCAAGGATTCTTTTAACTCTTCTCCTGTTGCTGCTTTTGGAAGCTCACCTCCTTCACTCATTGTTTCTAATGTATCTCCTGCAGCAAATGCTGACCCTACATAATAAGGACTTGTTTTATCTGTATAATTTAAGTCATCTTGGTCTCTAAAAGTTAAACCTTTATCATCATCACTTGAATAAGGATTTTCTTTATCTTTTAATTTATTAAATAATTCTAGTAATGCTTTATCATTATTTTCAACATAGTTCTTCTGAGTATCTAAAGCATTATCTAATTCATCTTCTTCTTTACCTATAGTAGTTTCTATTTTATTCTGATAAACTTGCTTATATGCTTCTAAATAAGCTGCATTTGGTTCAGCAGGTGGCGGATTACCATCTTCAATATATTTAACCCAATATTCCACTGTAGCTTCATCCATACTTTGTTGAGATGAAGTAAGATTTTTTTGTAATAATAAATCTCTTTCTTGATTAGCTAGTTTTGCAAGTTCAGCATTTAATCTTTTTAACTCTTCATTAAAATCTGTTAACTTTGATATTTGCTCTTGATTAGTAATAGTTTTCTCATCATTACTAGCTTTCATAAAAGAACTTTCTAAAGGTGTAGTGCTTGTTAAAGGTTGACCATCATAAGTTTGAGTAGGAACATTAAAGTTAGGTATATTCATTCCTGAAGTACTTGTATTATCTATTGGAAAAAACATATCAGGCATATCATATTCACCTCTAGTTTGATATTTATCTAACTCACCCCCTTCTTCTAAATTAGCAATAGGCTTTGTATTCATATCAGGATTCTGCATATCAGCACCTAGATCTCTCATTGCTAATGCTTCTGGATCATTAATCACTCTATTTTCCTCAGTTGTTTCTATTTGTCTTTGAATATCTTGAACTTGAGCTTTTAACTCCATAACTTTTTCTCTAACCTCTATAGGCAGTTGCATCATAGCTTTTAACTCTGCTTGTTCTCTAGTTATGTTTTCAACTTCTTGACTAAATTCTATTGGATTAACTCCTTGTTTTTGTAAGTAAGGATATGATGCTAATGGTACACCATCTTCAAATTCTTTTTTAGCTTCTTGTAAAAAAGCTAATTGTGAAAGAGACTCCTTATTTTTTTGTAACATATACTCTGCAGTATCTTTTGATATTTTATCTGTATGTTCATCATCTAAAACAGCTATATATTTGTTCAGTTCATATTTTTTAGATACATCAGCCGGAGTCATTTTCTTTTTAGATTCTATACCCATTTCAGCAAGTTCACTAGGGTTTAACTTCATAGACGTTGTATCAGAATAAATAAAAGATTGAGGAGGTAAATTTAAAGGTGTTCCTCCCTCTGAATGTCTTTTACCAGATATATCATATAATTCAAAATCACCATCATTATTCATATCAGTTAAAGCAGTCTCTCCCCTTTCAGCTTCTAAATTTGCTTCACTTCTATCAACAGGCCCTAAAGTAGTATTTACTTTACCAAATGGTGTAGCAGGAATATTAGAAATATCATCATACATCATATTGTCTGTAATCAAACCATAACTAGAATCTTGTTGTCCTGTTGACCCTCCATGCATAGACTTCTTAACTATTTTTCCATCTACTAGGGCAAAACCTTCTGGTAATTTATTTATTTTTACTTTCATAATTATAATATTTCTATATCTGCTCCTGCAGCAATTAAAGCTTTATATGTATTAATGTCTATCTCTGCTTCTCCCCCTGTTCCAAAAAATGTTCCACCATATAATGCTTTACCTTCCTGAGTTTGAGGTGTATATTCTTCATCATCCCTTTGTGATTGTGGGACATATTCTTTTTGCTCTCTTTGTGATTGTGGTATATATTCTGTAGCATCAGTTTCTACATTACCTTCACTAGTATCTTGATTTGAAATATTAGATAAATTTGCTTGTGTTGTACCACGTTCTATTATAGGTATAGTGTTAGATGGCATATTAGGTGTAACTGATGTTACTTTTCTAGGTTGCAAAGTTGTTGAAGGTGGTGCTGCATCAGTTAATACTACCTCATCAAGCATAACACTTTCAACTGGAGGTCTTTGACCAGTTAATGTAATCTCATCTAACATAAAAGGAGTAGCTGTTGATCTAGTTGGAGATTGTTCATTAGTAGGTGTAAATATATTTATATCTTCTTCCTCTTCTGGTTCTTCTTCTATTTCTTTAAGTCTAAGATTTTTAAAATACTCATCCGCTTCTGCTCTTTCTTCTTTTTTAATATTATAAGCTTCTCTAGAAACCATTCTATTAAAGTCTCTTTCATTTTCAGCATCTATAGCTTCTTGATCTAAATTAGGATATCTTGATACATTTACTCTATCAGATAAAGCTAATAAAGATTCTATCATGTCTGCATCATAATTTCCATATACAGTATTCCATGGTCCTCGTCCAGGTAGATCATCTTTATATCCAAATCCTGAACCTAAAAATTTATATTTTTCTTTCTTCTCATCATCAAAAGATTGGTATCTATTATACTTATCTATATTATAATCAATAGCTGCTGGTCCTCTATAACCTTCTAAAAATCTATAATACCCTTCAACTACATTAGGATCTAAATTTCCACTGGCTACCTGTCCCTTCATATACCTTGCCATTTCATCATCTACAATAATTCTACCAAAACCTTCATTAGGTGTTTTTAACCAATCAGGTAATTCAGAAATAGCTGGATTATAACCAACAGTTCTATTCTCATCTTTATAAGCCATAGTATCTAAATACTGATCAGAATAATCATCTCCAAAGGATCTATTATTGCCTACATTGTATTGGTTAAGAACTTGATTTTGTTCATCAGCAGTTAAGTCATCAAAACCAGGATATCTATTTGCAACAAACTCTGTCCCTATATCTGCCTGTGGTAATTCTACACCATATCTACCAAGCCTACTAATAACTTTGTCATCAGGTCTAAATATACCTGTATTTGGATCATAATCACCTTTAGAGCCTGAAAGATCTGCATCTGTAGGCATAAACACATTATCTGATAAATAACCCAGTCCCATTCGTCTTCTTCTTTTTCTCTCTTGTCTTTGTCTTAAATATCTAGTTATAGGTTTTGCTATGTTTACTGCAGTTGTACCTATCTTGTCAAGTGTATTAAGAACCTTTTCTCCAAAGCCGCTTCTATTTGCTCTTCTAATAGCTCTTTTATCTTCTCTAGTCATTCTATCAAAATCCGCATCACCTTCTTCAGTACCTACAGTATATAATGCATCACCATCTCTTTCTAATTCTATATCATCTGTTGTTCCATCAAACATATCATCTTCTGGATCTTCTTCTTCTGGCGGTGTATAGTATTCTATTTCTTCTTCTTCTTCCGGCTCCTCTTCTATTATAAATAACCCCTCATCATCTAAGTCTTCTGGATTAGCATTTTCAAAAGGATCATCATATATATCTTCATCTATTTCTAAATCTACATCTTCAAAAACATCATCAACTTCATCACCATCTTGATACATAGATAGTCCGCCTCCAAATCTTTCTTCAAGTAGCTCATCATCATCATAGCTAGAAAAATCTGATTCTATTCCTGCATTTTCAGCTACAATATCAAATCTAGGATTACCATAAAAAGCAGCCATATCATAGGGTGCTGGTGGTTGTAATTCAAAATCTGTATCTACTGGAAATCTAAAATTAGAATCTAATGGAGCGCTTTCTATTTCTATAGGTTCTGTAATACCTTTAAGGGAGATAGGAAACTCTTGCATCTCTCCATCAACTTCTTTAAAATAAGAAATAGGTGTTCCGTCTTCATCATAATTTATATATTGAGCATCTGGATATTCAAACATCTCTAATCTATCACCCAACTTCATTGTTTGTCTTTTCTTTTTAAAATCACGTTTTCCTGTTTTTCTATATTCTTCTAAATCTACTTTTTCTTTTTGATATAGTTCAGGATACATTTCAGCTCTGTAATCTAACTCTCTTTGTATTAGCCACTCATCATACTCATCTGGAGTTTGAAAAAATTTAGTAGGGCTGTTAGGATACTTTTCTTGTAATTCTGCGTTTATAATAAACTTACCTGTTGGATCAACTGGATAAGGAGGTCTTTGCTTAGATAAATCTTTTTCTTTCCAATATTGAACAGAGTCATATATAGCACCAGCAAGATCTAAAAAAGGATTATCACCCATTCCTAAATAATAAGGGTTACCCATTGATTTAATTAAATTAAGATTTTGTTGATTTATTATAGGTCCTTGATTAAGTAACTCTTCTTCATCTCTTATTGTTTGATTAAAATTAACAGAGTCTATATCTTGATCAGGATTATTTCTATTAAATTGTACACTGCTAATATCAAAGTCATTAGAGTATTGTTCATAAGCCTCTTGTGCTTTTGCAATATCACTTTCACATAGCCCACCTCCTTTTTGTGTGCACCATTGATCAAAAGTTAATTTAACTTCCCCTTGATCTTGATATGTTTTTAAATAATTTTTATACATGTTGAAATACGCAGTTTACTATAATAATATACTAAATAATATTGACAATCACTAAATTATATTCTTGCTAATGATTGTAAGTAGCTTAACACATTACCACCTGTTTTTTTTGTTTGCAGATGATACATCTTATTTAGCTTTTTAAAAATTTGATTTGCCCTGTTTTGTTTTGGTCCATTATCAAAAGAACCTTTTATATAATCTTCATAAAATTTTATTTGTTGATTTAAATTTAAATTTAACTGTCCTCCCTTTTTATAGTTAACATCATCTAAATTATATTCAAAATTAAATCTAATACCTTTTAAATTTAATTTTTTATTAGGTTTATTAGCTAATCCTAATTTATATAATTCTTTTAAAACTGTAGGTGATATTTTTTCACCTTCTAAATTTTTCTTATAGTCTTTAAATAATCTACTATACTTTCTTACTGAACCACCTTTTCTTCTATAAGCATTTATATATTTTTGAACACTTTTTTTACCCTCTAATGTTTTTACTTTATCTTCAAATTTATCATCATTACGTAAAACTAACATGTTTACATAATCCCTAGTTTCTTTAGGTAAATCATTAACCCAAGACATATCATCACTATAGATATCTACACCCGCATTTTTCTTTTCATTTAAAAAGTTGTTAAGTTTAGTAGAACCCCAATTATATGCTGCTAATGTTTTAGCTAGTCTTACATTTTGATCTTGATTACCTTTATTAATCCATGGTCTATTATATAAATCATTCATATACCACTTTTGAACAGCCATAGCATCTCTATAATCTGTTAAATCTACATCTTTGTCTCCTGTAGCATTTATATAATCTGTTAAAGTATCTGGCATTATTTGTGTTAAACCTTTAGCTCCTGCAGGAGAAATAGCATTAGGATCTAATGCAGACTCTGCCATAGCTTGTAATAATAATATATCTTTTCCAACTTCTGTTGAGTCATCTCTATCTATACCAACTGGTAAACCATCATCATCTCCATCTTTAAATGTATCTTGTAATGTTATTGGTCCGTATGATTCACCTCCATCATCATATCTTGGACCACCAGATTGCTGATCTAAAATAAAAGGACTGGCTATAGCAGGAGGTATAATTGCAGGTAACCTATTTAATTGTTGAGATAAAAAATTTATATTGCTTGGATCCTTTGACATAAACTGTGGTATCCTAGGCATATAAGGAGGATTTCCTGTAACACTTGTTATATTAGGAGCTCCAGGGGTAGGAACATCAATTGCATTTAAATACTTGGTAAGAATACTGGGTGTTATCTCATCATAAGTATTTTTAATAAATCCTCTTTGTAACATATCCCCTCTTAATTCAGCTAAGTATGGCATGCCTTCTCCACTTGTTCCTATAGGGTTAGTTGAACTTATTCTTGTTGATGATAAATTTTTAGGATTAGGTTCTAACATCCTTGCAAAATAATTATATTGTTTTTCATTTCCACCAACTTTACCTAAGTTTCTTAACACATAATCTATTTGACGAGAACTCAAGTCATTTATATCCGTGTTATATAACGTCCTATCCATATTACTTGCTGGACCTGCTTTATAATTATAATTAGTTTTTAAACCTTTTTGTATAGCTCTATCTATATCTGTATTGTATACGGAAAATTTACCGGTATATTCTGGATATATATCACTTAAATCTTTTTTAAGTTTTGTAGTAAGTGACTGTCTAATACTAGGATTATCAAAGTGTTTAGGATGTATTTTTCCTATATTATATGGTAAATATTTAGTAATTCCTGCTCCAATAAAATGACCTATTTCATGGTCTGTAACAGGTATATTAGCTGTACTATGATAAGGTAAATTTTTATGTAAATATACTCTTGGTAAACCTGCTTGTATTGCACCAGGATTATTGCTTCTAAAAGGAGCATTAAAACCAAATGATCCATAGTCATCAGTCATATTTACTACTCTCATTTGTGATGCATCAACTATCATGTCATCTATTACACCATTTACCAAACGTTCATATTGATTTACTTTACCCGCCTCAGTAACAGGTCTTTTAGTAAATAATTTACCAGGCCCTATAATTTCTTCATCAATTAAACCCCTCATTCTTAATCTAAATTCAGGTGTTAACATTCTTTGTTGTAAGTCAGTAACTCTTGAATTTGCTAGTTGTGAATAGTTATAACCCTGTTCCATATTTTCTCGCATCAACATCACTTCTTCTGCAGTAAATTCTTTACCAGATGGCCCTCCTTTAAGAACGCCTGGAGAGGTTGATGGTGTTGGATTTGTATTTTTTAATAAAGGAGAATACTTAAATTTATTAGCCATGTGTGCTACTTCAAGACCACCAAAAGTAATACCAAGTAAATCTAAACCTACATTAACTCCTGTACGTAATGAAGGATCTTCAACAAAATCTTTAACATCTCCAGGTAAACTATATCCACCGTATAAACCACCTGCTATATTTATTCCACCTCCTACTGTTGTACCTGTATAAGGTATTGGTGTATTTAATAATGCACCAGTAGCTTGAATAATTGATGGTCCTGCTACACCCGCTGTTGTTAAAACAGGTATAGCTTGAATACCATAATCTATTGCTTTAGTTGTTGCTTGTAATCCTTCAATACTACCATACAATGGATCTACTACTGCATTAAAAACAGGATTTGTTAATTCTTGTCTTCTAAGATATGGTGTATTATAATTAGAACGTTCCCATTCAATACCCATAAAGTCTGTATCTTTACCAGTTTTATCTCTTAAATAGTCAGCATACTCAAGAACTGGATCCTTATCTATAAGCTCAACTGGATCTAATTCATAAAGTTGGTTATATAAATATCTATGATCTCTTGATCCATAATCTGTGCTAATCATAGGAACTCCCTCTTCATTATAATAAGTTATAGGAAATTCTTTTTTACCTACTTTTACTACACCATCATCTTCAATAAATTGTCCTTGTGAATTAAACTGTCCTTTATCTTGATATGATGGTAGTTCTGCACCATATTTAGCATAAGTAACATTACCATCACCTTCATCCATTGCAATCTCATTTAGATACTTAAATACATTTTCTTTAGTGTCATTTAATTTATTTTCATAATGATCATATAAATCATTTACTACCTTATCTTTTAAATCAATATAATTTTGCTCAAAGTTTTTTAAATATTGTAATTCTTCTTCTGTAAGTTCTTGTCTATTAAATTGCCAATCATCTGGTTTATCTCCATAGTACTCACTATTCTCTTTATGAAATCTAGAGTTCTTTTTAAGTATATCATTTATTTTTTTATGAGTTTCTTCTGTAAAAAAATTATTAAACTGTTTATTTATTTTTTCTTGTTGTTCTCTACTTGCATCTTTATATCCAGGTATATCCATTTCAAATGTCTCACGGAGTTTGTAGTTATCTGGATCATATTTACTTGAAAAATATCTATGATTTTTACTAGCAAATAAACCCTCAAAACGGTCATCTCCAATCAAATCTATAGGTTTTTTATCTCTTACACTTCCATAATACTCTACATCTCTTGGAAATAAAGGTTTACCTCCTATATTTTGTAATATACGTTTGCTTCTACCTGTAAAAGGAACTGTTATCCCTGAGATCTGGTCAAAATTACCTTCTTCATTATAGTAGCCATCTTCCCCATACCATGTTGCACCTGTTTCTAAATCATCTAAGGTAAACTTATCACTCAAAAAATCTTTTACATTTTTATTTTCAAATCTTTCCCTTCTTTTATATGTTCTTCTTTTATCCCCCTCTCTATCTAAATGTTCAGGTACTTGATATTTACTATCTATTTGTTTTAATATATTTTGACTTTCTAATAATTGATTTCTAGGAGATATCTCATCACCAGAAAAGAAATCACTTTTATCAAAATCAGTGCCTTCTCCTTGAGGAAATTCTAAATTTACATAACCTTGATTTGCCCAAGGAGTATAATCTTCTAAAATTCCTGTTGGATTTAATATACCTAAATCATCTAAATATGTAGCTCCTTCATTTTGTACTCCTACTAAACGTAGTGGATCTTTTTCATAACTTATAAACCCTCCTGCACCTGTACCTGGATGAGCTAAAAAGTCTGGGTTATCTAAATTCTTTATAAGTTTTTTATAATTTTTTTCTGTAAAAGGTCCTTCATTAGGATCCCATATATTAAAATCTTTTAATGCTTTTTCAAACATAACTTTACCAGCTCCTATTTCTCCTATGTCTGATATATGAGGTAATTGTTCTTCAATAAAATTTTGATCATATTTACCTTGTTGATCAAATATATTTTTATAAAAATCTATTTCATTAGTTGGTGTTGTATATCCTTCTACACCTCTCCATAATGGAGAGTGTGGACTATTATATAAATGACTTACCTCATGCTCTTTTATTATATCTGCATATGGATGTATTCCATCTTCACCATAGAGATATGAAAAAGATTCTGGCCCACCAGGAGCATAAAATCTTGCTAAAGCTTCAAACTCTCTTGGCCCTAATAAAGCTAAATCCTTAAAATCATATTCTCCAGTATCCTCATTTAATTCATATTCTACATGACCGCGGCTTTGATTTATTATATTTTTTAATAAATCAGGGTTCATCCTTGACAGATTATTTATACCTTCTTCTGTATAAAAATCATATGCATTTTCATCATTTACTGGTAAGTCATAATTAATAGGAGTTGCTATATCTGGAACTTGGCTTGTATATTCAATTTGTTCTGCAATTCTTCTATTCCATTCGTCTTCAGTCATATCATTCCCAGTAACATTTTTATATTGTTTAAAATATCTATCTTTAAATGCAGGAGAATTATATTTTTCAATTAAATTTTCTTTTTGTTTTGATATATCATAAAAATCATAATCAGGATAATATGTTTGTGTACGTTTAGGTTCAATTAATTCAACTTCCTCTAAATCTGTTACTTCACCTTGATCTTGATATGTTGGTAGTTCTTGAATAGAACCTCCATCTACCTTTTTCAAATATTTACTTAACCCTTTACTACCATAGTAAGCACCTTTTAAAAGTTTAGGGATACCACCCATAAAACCTAAAGGAGCAGTTCCTCCCATAGGTGTAATATCACCATAATCTACACCTAGCATTAAATCACCATCTTCATTTCTTACATAACCTGCAATTCTTTCTGATTCAGATTTTTGTTCATCAGTAAGTTCCATGTTTGCACTAAATGCAGAAAAGTCTTCTTCATCTATCTCACCATCTGAATCTAATTCTTCACCAGTTTCAGCTATTGGTAATAGTTTTATTTTATGGGGATCATCAGGAACATTAGCTGGAGCTTTATACTTTTTAAGTTGTTCCATTTCCTCATCAACCTTTTTATTTGATCTACTGCCTATTTCACTTATAGGTGCACCTAAAATATTTGTTTCTATTATAGGTCTAATGTCTGGACCAGCATGTGCACCTTCTTCCATTGTACCATGTGTATGATATAAAGCATCTTGATCACCTCCTGCTTCTATATAGTCCTTAGCATAATCTTTTAAATAGGCAGCTCTACCTCTTTCATTATGTTGAAATGTATGAGTGGCTTCATTTATAAAATCTAATAATAATTGATAATCACTACGCACTAAAGGTTCACCAGTTTCAGGATGTGTATTTTTAAGCATTATTGTAGGACGCTGTCCTAATGACCAATTATCAAAATAGTCTCTAGTACCCTCATATATATGTACTGCAGGACTATTTAATCTTGTATATTCATTTATAAAATTTTGTTTTATTTCATCAGTGAGTCTTCTATCATCTGAATTCATAATTCTATCTATAAATTGTTGTGTTTGCTCATCATGTTTAGCTTCTCCTTTCTTTTCATTAAGATATCTTTCTCCCCGCCATATAAACATTTCTGAATCAGCATGATTTTTTTGAGCATTAGAAAATGCCTCATTTAAATTACCTCCCTCTACAGTTGGATACATTTTAGGAATTCCAAATTTATTAAAGTCACCTGAATAATTATAAGGATTTGTCCAAGCTGGCATAGCTGTATCCCAACTAGAATATACAGCATCAGCCGTGCCCTTTAAAAAATCTATAATACTAGTTTCGGTTCCATCCTGTGCTTCTTCTAATTCTTGTTGATCCTTTGTGCTATAAAATTTTTCATCTTGTTTATCATTAACCGGGTTAGTTCTTTTTCTTTCTAGTTGATAATCTCTAGCTGCTTGTACAATTTCTATTGGGTATGCTTGAGGACTTGATAGTACTATCTGTAAAGCTTCTTGTACATCCATACCTTGTGATTCTGCAAACTTTTCAAATGGATGATTATCATATGCAGTATCCATAGTACCTCCTACTTGTGCTAATGGTATTTCTATAACTATATCTCCAGGAAATTGATAATTAAGATCAGGCATCATAATCTCACTATTACCAAAATTATCTGTGCCCATAACAGGAAATGGAACGCCCTCCATAGTAATATTACTTGACTCAATAATATTAAAGTCATTATTAAAATCAGGACTACCTTCTTTATATCCTTCTACAGATATAGAGCCTTTTGAAGTTACCTCATTAGGTCCTCCTGGTAAACCACGTCTGTTATTAAATTTTATATTCATTATCTAAAACTATAATTTACTTTTGTATTTGCTAATTTTAACACCATCTTTCTATTTTTTGAAACTGTTCTTCTTAATAGTATTTTATTATAATAATGTCTAAACTTCTTTCTTTGCAATTGATTTTTATTATAATTTAAGTTTGCTTCATTTAAGTCTCTTATATACCCATTTAGCTGTGTAATAAATATTGACTCTGTAGCATCACTAAATTCACCTCTATCATAAGTAATATCCCAGAACTGATTAAATCTAAATTTCTGCTCCTCTTTACTATATAATATTCTTATATCATTTGCTGTTACTATTGGATAATCTGTAATTAAAGGTACATCATTTTTAGGATTAAGATCTAATGTTAATAATCCAGATACTTGTTCTGAGTTATGAATAATTGCCTCATCAAAGTTAAAATCAAGATCATGAAATCTATCTCCACAGTTATTATCTAAATTACCTTTATATATCCAACTCTCTAACTGATACTCTATACTCTTAACCGTATTAACTTGTTGACCAATTGCTTCAACCCATTCTATTTCCCAAGGATAGTCTTCATCATAATAATTTGTATATAAATCACAACGTACATTATGCTTCCAGGTACCTCCCCTTAAATAACTTGGAGGAACTTGACAGACACCATCAAACAAACATGTTTTAGGAAATGGTTCCATATCCCCATTAAGGTAATCTTGATAATATCCTGGATCTCCTAAAAGATAAAAATCAGGACAATCTCCTTGTTCAGTTATAACAGTTTCTGGTGAAACATTAGAATCATCACAAAAACAATCTACTCTTCTACATATAAAACTACCTGGGTTACATTGTCCAACAGGTGATGCAAAGTATCCTGATTCATCTTGAAATACAATTTCAAAACCTGGTTCATTATCACAATCACATATATTATCACCATCAACTCTATATGTACAATCTAAACTAGCTACAACATCAATTGCAGGTTGAGCAAAAGTACCAGGATAAACTTGATAAGCACTTCTTGGATTAGCAGCAACTGCTCCTTGATAATCATCCATTATCCAAGCTTCATCCCACCACCACTGATCTACATCATAATAAATTTGTTGAAACTTATAAATAGACCAAACATATTCGTCTGTTGCTTCTTGTCCTGCCTTAACAGCAATAACACCAATATTCATATGAGTTTGACCTAAAGCTGCAAAACAATCCGCAAGAGGATCTTCACCTGGTAAAAGACCTTGTGTAACTCCTACATGATTAGCAAATTCTATATTAGGATAGGTTGGAGTAACACAACCAGCAGGTGCAAAACTACTTGCCGCTTCATGTAAGCCCAGCTCTCCAGTTCTCCATAACATAGCATTTAATGTAGGACCTGTACCAACACCATCATCAGCTAAACAGTTCTGTTCAAATTCACTATTATCATCAACATCAGCACCAGCACCAGCATCTGTAATTATTACAGCTATTCTTTTTAAATTTGGATTATCAAATCTACTACCTGAGTGTGATAAACCCTGTGCATTTACAACTGAAGCATCAGGATATTCAAATGGATCATCTGCATATACTCTTGCAGAATTTACAGCACCAGCATATGTTGTTGAACTATTACCAAGATCTGCTTGATCTAACTCTCCCAAGCCAGTATAGCCAGGAGCAATACCTATAAAATTTCTTATAGAAGAATAACTATTTGTAAAACGTAAATTTTTTCTATTAGAACTTGTAATATCTAAATCACGGTTCACTGATGCAAGACCAGCCCATTGTACAATTGCTATTTGAACAGCACCACTAGTTATTTCAGCTTCTAGCTCTTCTACAAATCTATCCATAAATAGCAACTCAGCTTTCCATGCAGCATCACCACTATATCCTGTACTACCTGATGCATCTACAGCAAGCACAATATCATAAGGACATGCTGCTGTTTCAGAAGATACATTGTCATCAAAGTTACCTTGTCTTTCTTCTACTTGTATTGTTGCTGGAAATTCTCCTGCAAGAAATTGTTCACATTGACCTGTTGTAGGATTAAAATTAAAACCTGGAGGACATAATGGATCTTCTGTTATTTTAGATTTTGTAGTTAAGAAATGATTTAAACTTGGTAAAACTAATTCTGGATGCCAATCATGGAATGATATCCAAGCCTTAGCTTTTGGGTCATAACTGACTGTCCATGATACATCTTCAAAATATTTTGTGTCATCTAAAGCAACTGGTGTTGTTTGATCTATCAATCCAAGTGGCGCAGCCATTTCAAGACATTCACATGTCCAATTATTATTTGCATCTTGTATAGGTTCACATTCAGGTGGGCACTCAATTATCTCTGTAGTAGTTGTAACACCTTCAAATAATTGTATTGCCATATTATTAGCAACTTCCATATTATATCCTCCAATACCCCACTGATTTGGACCAGGACCAGATCTTGCTGCTGTATAATCTATATTTCCTTGAGTAGGTTCTACAACTGCAGGATAATCTGAAAGTAGTTCTGGAAATGTTCCATCAGGGTTTAACATGCTAGGATGAAGAATTTTTGGTTCAAAGTGAAAAGCCCACACTTGTAGTTGACCATTAAAAGCAAGTGCATCTTCATTTTGATAATTTGATGTAGGATCAAATATATTATTATTCAACCAAGTTATAAAACTATCATTTTGTTCTAAATCATTATAAGAAGATGTTATTTGAGCTACCTCTGCATATGGCAAATAACCTATTAAAGGACCATCTGGAATATTATCAATATTAATACCCCATTCATTTTCTTGATAGAAAGATAAATCTCCTGGTTGTCCAGGATTTATTGATAATGTATTTACCATTGGTGTAGTAGTAGGTGTTGCTGTACTTGTACCACTATCATATCCGTATCCATCCCCCAAGTGACTTGGTAGTGCAGTTGTATCATACCTATCATCAATTTGTACATGAACTTTATTTACATCTGTTCTACCATTGGTATATAAATAATCTAAAGCTTCCCAAAATGCTCTAGTATTATTAGCACCACCTGATATACCTACATCATATTCTTGATAAGCAATTTCATCCTCTTCACTCATAGGTATTTGATATTCCTCTAATCCTGTTTGATTACCTGGGAAAAGTACATTATTTGCCCACCATATTAATTGTCCAAAATCATCTGTAAAAGGTTGTATGTATCTACCTGCAGTATCCCAAGTTCTAATAGCTATTTGAACATCTCCATCAGCTAATTGTTCTCCAAAAGAATTTATAATATTTAATAAAAGAGCTTGAAGTATCTCTATATTGTCTTCTATATCTGCTCCACGTGTTACTTGAACACTAAGTATTATATCAAACTTTGGTTTTGCAATAGTTGTTGATTCTGTTATATCAGGATCAACATAATAAACTCTTTCACATTTACCATTTCCTACATATGTAAATCCTTCTGGACAACATTCAATTTGAGGTAGTCCATCACATTTTGTTTGGTTATAAACAAAACCATCACAAGCATTAAACTCAATACAATCAGAAGTACAAGAAAAATCTTTTTTCATAAAATATACTAGATCATAATTAGGATCATATACTGATTGACAGCCTACACCTGCAACTGGATTATCAGACCATTTAGGACAAGTTTCTAATTCTGGAAATTGTTTAATTAACTGTGATGGTAAGTATTGATTAAACCATTGTTTCATACCTAGATTAGATATGTTATTTAATCCTTTACCTGCCATATGAAATATCTTACCCTGTGCTTGTGATATATAAAACATACCAGCTGGTGTATTAATAACACTTCTAGCACTTTCACAAGATCCATATTCATGCGGTAAGTCTGCATTTACAAGATTTTGCATAGGTTGACTAAATAGTCCTCCATCACCAATAGTAAGCTTAGTACCAAGATCTGTTCTTAATGTATCTACACCTTGAAATAAAGCTGGTGCTAAATGTGGGAATAAAATTACTGCACCGCTTTTAGATATAGGTTTAATGACATTTACTTGATTTTTAAAATCTTTATAATTGTTTGGCAGGAATACTCTCCAAAAATCTTTTTTGGCTTCATTCTGAGCTTGTAATGAATATGCTAACCTTTTAGGGTAGTGTGTATTACATGTTTCTGCAACAAATGGATCATAGTCTCTTGGTTGTAATCTGCCTGAATTAATTCTAGTAGTTGGAAAGTTAGCATATGTAAGAGAATTGTCATACTTATAGAAATTTCCTATTGAAAGAATTTCTGCATGAAATAAATCATTTATATCAGCATACTCTAACCAATCATAATGTCTTTTACCTTTTTGATCTTCATAATCTCTTTGAGCCACATTAATTTCTGACTCAACCCAAAAATCTTGAATTCCATTTACATGTGTATAAAAATATCTATCCTTTATATGGAAAAAACTTTTACCTCTTTTATCATGTGTCTCATCTACAGTATCTGGACCAGAATTTATAGGTTGAACTGAACCATATGGATTAGTTGCTTGTAATGGTTCAAGTGAAATAGAACCCCCGTCAGCACCATCTCCACCTCCTTCATATCCTATTACATTACCGTCATCATCAAGTATTTCTTCCATATCTCCTCCGCTAGCATCGCTTCCATCAAAACTCCAATTCATAGTAACTAAACCAGGATCACCGTCTGGATATTGAATTCCTGTCATACCTTCACTTTTATCTACACCACCAATAGTAAAAGCTTCACACTGTACACTACCATCATCTAAATGAAAAAAACCATTAGGCATAGCACCATATAGAGAAGCTGGAGTATCTAACCATGCAAAGTTAGTTATATATCTAGCAAGGTTAGAAAGATCATATCTAATGAAATTTGCCCAATACATAGGAAACATTACATTTGCTCTAAGCCTGTAATCATAAGGAAAGCCATCAGGTTGACCTAATAAGAAGTCCCAGTAAAAAGGCATTATATTTTTTTCTGTATATCTATTTATATAACAATCACCTCCATATAGAGTGTCAGATTTTAATCTTGTATCAATATTAGCTATTAAAGTAATATCATCACCAGAATAACCTCCTTCAATTGATGGTAACTGATTCTTAACATATTGTATACCACTTCCAAACTCTCCATTAGTTATAGGCACTTGTTTAACTTGATCAAGTTGACCATATTGATTTTCAAATTGTACTTTTAAACCAACATATTGTGCAGCAATATTTCTTGTAAAAGGTCTAGTAGGATAAGTTGTATTACCTTCTTGACCTATAGTCCTTCTTGAATTGTCAGCACCATCAGCTCCTGGAGCTATATAACCTAACATCTTTGCCTGATCTCCTTCTATTGGAAGGCTGCCATCAAGAAGCCCTTCATATCCTTCTCCTACTAATGCTACTGTATTTGGTCTAAACAAATTATTCATTTTAATAGTAGACGTCAAGTTTTGCATTGTATTTTTTACATATCTTGCTTTTCTACATCTTGTCCTCATAGGGGTATTTACACCTCCCTTATCTCCATCACCATCTAAATATTGCAACTCAGTTCTCCAATAAAGACCATGGCCATTATATTTCATAGCATAGTCTTGAAAACTACATAACTCATATATTAAGTTAATAATATGATTACCACCCTCTGCAGTCATATTTATAAACGCAAACACACCATACAAAGGTTGTAGTACAGCAGGAAGATCACCAAACCATGCTTCACCTCTATCATAATTAACTTGAACACCTCCATCTTGATAACCACCTACCATACCTTGAGTAGTTAATGCAAAACCAGCAGTATTACCAGCCTGTGCTAGTTGTTGACCTATACCAGGAGCACCAAAAACAGTGGATGCAGTTGAAACAGTTTCTGTTCCAGCTGCTACACCTTGCTGTCCATATAAAGCTAATAAGTTACCACCAGAAATACCTGCACCAAGAAGTGGTGGATTTACTGTTACCATAGGTTGTGGATAATCAACGGTTACTTGCCTTTTACCTCTTGTTCTTCCTATAGCATATCCTACACCTATAATAATTGCTATAAATGCAGAAATATTTGTTAGTAGTTTTTGTTGTGGATGTTTCTCAGACACTTTAAATCTTCCTATACTTTGTCCAGTAGTAATACCATAACTTTTAATTTCATAAGGACTTAAAAAAGGTTGATTAATAGATGTATCTGGAGAATGAAAAGTAAACATGTTTTTATATACAAATCTCCACTGTCTAGAAGCCGAATCAGGTATAGTACCCAAACCTTGATATGGATTTGCATTATTTCTACTAGGGTATGCAAATTCAGGTATATCATCATCTGGTACATCACCTGGATCATGCAAGAATGCATCACAACCTAAATCATTAAAAGGATAGTTTGCCATAACACCTATAGTGTCATTTGCTATACTTTCAGTAGAATCATTACCAACAGCATCTGGTGGTAATCTATATCCTTTCATATTTCTAGCTAATCCTTTTGCTATAATAGACTTATTGCCTTTTCTTGATCCAACTAATATTTCATAACCAACTATACCTGGCACTAATGCACCTTCTCCTTGTGGATCTTCGCATACACCTACCGTTTCAGGATTTAATCTAGGTAATGCTATATTTTTAAACTTAACACCAAGAACTTGTATAGTTTGATTAAAATTAGTAGCCCTATGTATTGAACCAGTTAATGTAGATTGTTCATCTGGCATTTTATGATGTCTTATTGGTTTACCACATAAATCACCCCACCTCACTGGATCCATTGGATATCTTTCTGTTGATTCCCAGTATGCCATGTATCCCTCTTCAAAAATAATACCACCATCATTAGTTCTATAATTTGGCAAACTAAAAGGACCATCTACAGCATAACGTGCTGTATTATAAGATTGAAAAACCTTCTCTTCTCCAACATCTAAATTATTATTATCTCCGGCTGGAGTTAAATCTGTTACGGCTCCCATTGGTGGAGCATAAAATTCAGGGCCTCTACCAGGTATATGATATGAACTAGATTTTTCACCGGTATTATATATCCATCTAATAAAAAATGCATACACTTCATCTCTCATAAATGTAGGCTTATTCCCTCCTTTTTTATAATAGTCAGCAGGAAATTTAGTTGACATCCATGTTGTTTCTATTTGATTTGCTAAAGGTTGATAATTAAAATCAAATCTTTCATATGGTCCTGATCTAATAAGATAGTCATTAACAACATACATCTTATCAGACTTTTCATAAACAGGATTTCTTAAAGGTAAAAGTTCTATTGGAACTGATTTTAATGATCTATCAATATAATCTATCCCTATATGAGTTGTCTCCACACTATAAAAACCTATGTGTTTAGCAACAACCTCATTTTGATTATTACTTAATATAACAAGTTTAAACTCTTCAAATAAACCACCTCTATCTAAATTTCTTAGTTTAATATCTAATGAACCAGAAACATCTTCATGATCCCACAATGATTGTACATTAGAGACGCCTATATAATCACCTATTTGTTGTTCATTGATTGTATATGCTATAAATGCCTGATATGATCCATTTCTTAACTGACCACCATTATCTGAACTAGATAAAATAACTTCAGGTGTATCCATTAAGGGAGCTAATCTTAGTAAATCACAATCTATTTGTAAAGGTTCTATTGGAACATATTGTATACAATCAGTATTTTCTATATCAACTACTTTCTCTGTCTTCCAAGGTATATTACTAATGTTCATTGTTCTAGATGGATTTCTTCCATCATCCCAATATACTTGCCAAGTACAATCAAAATTTTCTTTTGATGCACCAGTAATTAAACAAAGTCTATTAAAATTTAAACAATTTTCAGGTGGACATTGTGTACTTGCACCATCATTAACTAAAGTTTCATAGGTACATTGACTATCATCAAAAATTCCTATTTCACTATTTATATCATCTGTTGAATAAATAACCCACTTATCTCCATATAAATGTATTGTACCTATTACTGTATAAGTAATCTCTACACAGAATAAATTAGCTGGCTCATTACCTATTGCACCTACATCACCTTTGCTAGAATTATTTATAGCATTACGTGCATGTGTCCAATTATTTTTATCAGTTAAAGCAGCATTAGGGTCTTTACTCATACCCTTCAGAAACACATCTGTGTCTGTCTGCATAGTATTTTGCATACTAGCTTTACGCTGCCTTCTACTTTGATTTCTTCTTTTTTTAGCCATTGTTTAAACTTTAATAACTTTTAAACATGTCATAATAGTTACAATACTGAGCCTTTCTATTAACTTCCCATATTTTTCTCATCTCTTCAAATCCTGGTGTATTAATAAAGCCTAAAGCATTATTTCTAGCAGCTCTTAATCTTTGTTCTACAAACTTAACTTGGTTACCAACATTCTCACCGTCAAATAACATATTTTCTAATATCCTTTGTTTTAATGCATATTCATAGTATTCATTACAATAAGGATGATCTAACACTAAAAGATTACCTTCATCATCTTCCATATCTGCTTGATAATTTAAATAAACTTTACCCGTCTTAAAATTAGTCATTAAAAAGTTATCTCTTATTTCTGCTATATTAACTGCTTGAACATTTATATTTGGACAATCATCATCACAGAATACAGTATTTACATCTCTAAATCTTAGTTGAAAAAAATCAGAGTATACTCTATACTGACTAGCTCCAATATATTGAATAACCATATATTGACTTTCTTGACTTGTATCATTGCAAGTTTTAACAACACATACATCATTACACTCAGGGTCATCACAAGGTCCTGTATCATCAGGAGATGGTACATATTTAGTTTGTGTAGTATCTACAACTGTACCAGCTGGCATTGTATTATGTATTTTAAAACTATTGCACACAAATGCATAATTTAAATATTTAAAGTCTGTGGGTAACTTTGCTTTAGAGTGTTCTACATCTAAAACTTTTTCTCTTGTTCTATGTATTCTTAATCCAAGATCATAATTTACTCTTTGAGCAACTTTAATTAATTGCTGAGGTTCAACATGACCTGCAAGACTATATGCAGCAAAATCTATTGTTACATCTTCTAGCAATTGGTTAAAAGTTCTATATTTATTTGATACTGCCATTATCTAAGAATATTTAATTTATTATCTGCATCTTCTGCAGGAATTTTCATAGTATTCATTAGTTGGTTTACAACTTGTTGTTCTATTTCTGCAAACAAAAATTCAGGAACATATAAGTTTTGTAAATATCTTGGTGTGCAATTATATTGTGTTTCACATTTATAATTCTCAATATCTCCTTCAAACACACCTTCTAATTTTATAGCATGCCAATCTATATTAGGAAAATACATATAATTATTTAACCACCAAAAGTATCTAGTTTTGTTATATTTAAATGATGTTGACTTTGTCATAGAAGTATATGTACCAGGATGTGTAGCTTGCAGCTCAGTTGATCCATCTATGCTAGTTACACTTCTAATTAATGGGCCCCAGTAACCTTCCATAAATATAGGAAGTTTATCTTTTGTTCTCATAATAGTACAACCACTCTGTATTCCACTACATTTTGCTTCTACTTTATCTACTTCAATCAGTTCAACAAAAGGTAAGCTTTGCCATACACTATTGAATTTTTTAAGTTTATTAGTGCTATCTTGCCTTCTCATTAATAATTGAGCAAACTTAAGAACTAAGCTATAAATCATTCTATCAGTGACAAAAGCATCTTGAACTTCAGCTTTAGTTATTTGTCTAATCCTTGAGATTACATCTCCTATTTTTGTCATAGTATTACTTTTTTTTGTACATATGAGCAACTTTTCTATTGTTACCCATTATAATGTATCTTGTCCAATTCTTTGGATAAGTCTTTGCTACTGCTCTTTTAAACTGTCTTACAGCTGTAAATTGCCAAAGTTCTCTATTCCTAAATCTATACTTAGTTGTATAGTTAGTATAGAAAATTTTTGCAACTTTACCATCAGTATCCCAGTTTTTGTTTTGCAAAACCTTTCCATATTTTTTGGATAGTGCGTAATCAGTATTTACACTCTTAGCTGCAGGACAAGTACCTATAAATAAATAACCTAAAGAATAAGGAAGTTCAACGCCATCTCTATTTTGTATGACTTCCTGCCAAATCTTCTCATTAAAAAATTTAATTATATTTTTTAATTTATCATTATCTATGTTTTTATAAGCAGGATATTTCTCCTTAAATTCTTTTAATGTTTCTATATTTAAAATACTAAATACCTTTTCACGGTATCTAGGAGCATTTAAATTAGGTTTTTTAAAGTTACTTATCATCTTGCACTATACATTATAATTTACAAAAAAAAGGGGATTAATAAAAGTTTAGACACTATAGATTAATCTGGAGAATATGTAAGCTCACATATATTGCCTTTTACATAATCATGAAGTTCTATTACACCGGAACGTTTTGATCCTATAAATTTATTATGATAGTGCCAATAATCTGTTCTAGAAAGGCTTGGTAATATCTTAAGCATAAACCCTGTACGTTCATTTGTAGTAATATATTCTATCTTCTTTTTATGATGTAAATGACCAGTAAATAAAGTTCTATTTTTTGTTATACCCCATTGTTGTGGAAACTCTGTAGCATAAAGTAAAAGTGAATTTTTAGTATTTACATCACCATGTTCAAAAGCAAAAAAGTTATCACCCCAAACATGAACTTTTCTTTCTAAATAATTTACATCCCATAGTATATTAGGATCATCTATAGATCTAGATAAAGCATGAGCTAAATGAAATGAAGATAATCTATCATGATTACCTGGTATATATACTACTTGAAGATCATCACAATATTGTTTTAAATAATTTATACTCCAATATAATGCATCAAAAGCTTGCATATAAGCATCAGTTGCTGTAGTACAATTTTCTAGTGGAGTGCCACTAGTAGTTGTTCCAGCCCAAGTATCCATATTTATTAAATCTCCTCCTACTACATAAAATATTTTTTTAAGATTATGTCCTCCATGTGCCCTTTCTACAAGATCAACTATTGTTTCTTCAAAATCTTTATCTATTGTTTGATTACCTTCTTTTCCAAAATGAATATCTTGTAATGATAAGATAGCACAAACATCTTTTTTACTTTTACTATTTATTCTTTTTACAGGTTTAAATTTTTTAGGCTTCCAAACCTTAAGTAATTGTTCTATATGTTCTGTATCACTATTCTTAAGCTTAGTTATTAAAGCTGATATACGCCAGTGATCTGACATTTGTTTATTCCAATATTGTGACAACTTCCATTTTGTTGTATCAATATTTAATAGTTGTATAATTTCTTCAGCAGACTTAGGTTCTGTATGTGAGACTCCAGTAATTTTTCCTTGACCTTTTTCAACATCAAATGATGATGTACAATCATCTGTGACATATCCCATATCTCTTTCTTCTTTTCTTTTTTCTCTCCCTTCTGCATATATTTCTTTTTTAATTTTATTAAATTCATCTTCTGATATACCTAATTTTTCTGCACAATATTCTGAAGTTTTTTTCCATTTAAGTGCATTTTTTACCTTATTTTTAAGTGACATTTAATTTATGTATTGGTTATAACGTTGGCAATATACAAAATAATTATAAAAAAAGAAAGCCCTGAAAAACAGGGCTCTCCACGATGGTAGAGTTAAAACCAACAAAAAAATCTCTACTTCTCGTTATTCATTTAATGTTCTTACAAGTAACTCTACTGAATAACATGTTTCTGTTTTTAATCTAAACCTATATACAGTATTTGGTAATAATGGAGTTACATTACCAACTGTATATGTAATATTTCCTGGATATGGTAAAGCAACTGCATTATCTTGTACAAATGCTCCATTTTCAGTTGCATATTCTACATTTATTGCAGTTTGCCCTGCTGGAACACTATCCCAATTTATTGTAACAGTAGTTGATGTTGTTGCAGAATCATCATGCCATATATGTGGTATAGATATATTATAACAAGCTGGTGTTGTAGCAAAAATAAACATTCTTTGTAATATTACATCTAGCTTATCTCCAGCAAATGCATATAATGTTTGATTAGCATCATTAGTCTTTTGAAAAGTATTTCTGCATCTAGCCACACAATCTGTACAAATTATTTCATCACAATGTTCAGGATGTCCTCTTTTACTATCAAATGATCCTGTACAATCTGTATAAGAACAAGGTGTTGTCAATCCGTGATCTTTACAAGCACATGGTGATGATTTAGTATGTCCGCATTTATTACAAGCCATTTCTTTATTTTTTAATTATTAACATGTTGATGAATTTATCCAGTAATTAGGTCCTGCTGGTACATATTGCGCCCTTTTATTAGTACCTCCATCATTGTAAGCATACCATCCTGCTGCTAATTCATAAGCTGATTGTGCATTTGTACAACCTGATTGAGAACTATAAGCTTTTACTGTAGGATCAAATACAGTTCCTGTTGAATTCCATATCTTTGTTGCAGCTGATCCAACTCCACTACACGCTGTAGAAGATGAAGAAGCATCAAATGCAAATAATGTACTATTACTGTGCATTCTTGGACAATTTGATGTACTCGGAGCATTTAATAAAGATCCTTCGGTCAATCCCATCATTCCTAAGAATGCATCTTTTACTGTAGTATTATCAGTACCCCAATCTATTCCATTTTCAAAATACATATGTGGAACTACTTTATGATTCTCTAAACCTACTATTGTATTAGATCCTGTACCTGTACCTCCAGTGTATGGATTTGTTCCTGCAGCAACACCATCTAATAAGTAAGCTTGAAGATCTACTGGAAACTGAACACCACCTATCTTAGATCCATAGAAGTTTCTACCTGCCATTTTAGCTCCTGTTGTTGCAGCTAATATTTGTAATGCTGCAGCCGCAGACTCATTGATAGAACCAGTTAGCATATTTATAATAAAATGATTATATACAAATGGAATAGATCCATTTTTCCAATCTCCTGTTGCTGGATACTTAGCTTGAATAGCTGTTGCCCAAGCTTGCATAGTTGATGTTGTATCATTTATATTTAATACAGCATCAAAATCTTGTTTATACTGAGTATCATTTGTTGTACCACCAGATGTAGGTTGTGTAGGTGTAGTAAATCCATTAGCTAGTAATGCACTACCATAATTACCATTAGTATTTGTTTGATTTACAAATGAAAATACTGTAACTGATGCTTTCCATGATCCACTAGATGAAGAAAAATATCCTGGTAATGATTTCCATGTATCCCAAGTTCCTGACCCGGCAGCAATATCTATACTAGTACTAACTTGTCCGTTTTGTGAATCAATAAGACCTCTAATATGTTTTATATAATCACCTGGTTCTAATGTACCTGAACCACCACTTCCTAATGGAATATAATGTACGTCTCCTGTCCAATTAAATGTATTTACCAATGATGTTTTTAATGCATTAAATGTAGCTTTTATCTTAACAGCATCTGAATAACTAAAAGTTGTTGTATCTAAAAATACTACAATATCCTCATCATTATGAGTTAAAGGTTGTGCTTTTACTATAGGTACATTACATATAGCTGTTGTATTACATGCATTTGTAAATTTAACAGTAAATGAATCAGATGTCCATACTCCACCATTATGTTGATAAGCAAAACATCCTTGTGAACTAGTAGATCTTGCTGCATCATATGTAACAGTACCATTTGCAGGTTGATTAACAATTGTCCATTTAGGTGTAACTGTAGTTTTACTTACATCACCTACTATATCAATTTTACATTCAGTAGATCCCCCTGTAGTACAATAAAATACACCACCAACTAAAGGAGTAGCTGGTTTTAATGTAATTTGTTTACAATCACAACAGAACACTACCTCTGTAATTGTTTTTGTTACTGAGTTAATTAAAGCATATGCATAAAATATAGTTCCAGCAGGAGAAGTTAATGCGCCTGCATATTTCCAACCGCTATCTTCCATAGCAGTTGTCATACCTGTTGCTGTATAAGTTACACCCCCACATGATATAGCTGCTACAGGATTTTCTGCAACAAAACTTCCCGCATGACTCCATGCCACTGTAGGAGTTGTAGTTATAGTTGAGTATATAACAATTGGTGTATTTGAGCTATCAAATGTTGCTAACCATTGATACACATTTAATGTATCATTATAAACAGCAAGTTCTAATGAATTAGATCCTGCTACTTGATCAGTGGTGGAGCTGGAATATGCAGAAGAAGTTACTCTAACTGATGTACAGCTTGGTGCTGAAGTAACCAATGTATCTGAAGGACAAGTTGTAGATATTCCTGCAGAGGTTGTCATTTGAAACTGCAATTGATATGTAGTTCCAGCAGTTAAACCTGAAAATGAACCACTCACACCACTACCCCATGATGAGTATGTTTTTGTTTGTATAACAGAACCTAGAGAATTTAAAAGATTTACATAAACTTTTGCACTTCCTCCAGATGCTAATCCTACATTGCTATATGTATAACTAATTGAATTTTCTGTAGAACCTGAACTTGTTAATGTAGGGCAGGGAGATGCATTTGTTACATTTAAAGTAACTGTTTCTCCACAGTCATTTGTTTCATTAGAAACAGCAAACTCAACCTTTACAACAAGATTACTAGTTTTATCTACAGTACCTAAATCAGAAAGTTGTAATGGTTGATTGCTTTGATATCTACCTGAAACATCAACAAATGTTGTAAATACATTTAATGATGCGTCTGTTATAGTAATTTTAGTTTGTCTTCCTGTTCCAGAATCTCTATATCCTGTAGGTATACTTGAGCCTCTAAAATCTAAACCTAAATAACTCCATGCTCCACCTGATGTTCTTTTAATAGTAGCTATACAATCAAAAACTATATCTTTACAACCTGATGGAGTTGTAGTAGCTTTTAGGTCTGCTACTGCTGCTCTCATGTCATTTGTTGTAATCCAAAGATTTTTTATAGCATCAGCTACAGTACGTGGTGAACCATTAAAACCATTAATAAGACCCATATTACCAGTACCATTTAATCTATCCTCTAAAGCTAAATTTTGTTGCTGATAAGCAATTGCTTTTAAAAGTTCAGATGGTCTACCTGTTGCTCTTCTAAGTTCAAAAAGTTGTTTTTCTACTTCTGATACTAATTTTCCAGCTGTAACTGTTCCAGATAGTAAATATCTAGAAACTACTTGTTCAGCACCAGCTGACATAATTCCTCCACCTCTTGCACCTCCTGTTGCAACTGAACCTGTTGGTGTAATAGGATTACCATTAGCATCTACACTAGTAGGTCTAACTGTATTAGATCCGTATGCTGTAGTTCTTGCACCACCTATTGTTGTACCACCCGCACTTCTTTCAAGGTTAGCAATTCTTTCTTCATGGTTTTCTAAAGTTCTTTGTATAGATGTTACAGAGTCTTGTAAACCTGCCATATAGTTTCCTATAGTAATAACCCAACCTGTATCAGTTACTTCATCATACAATACTTGTTTTTTAATTCTTGTAGATCCTTGATCAAATTGAGCAGCTTCAGGTAATGGCATAGAATATGCTGTAGCAAATCCTTTTGGATCAGCAGCAGCAGTTCTACTTAGTGCATCATCAGTTTCACATATTTTATCAATAATAAACTGTAATAGTTCTTGTAAATTTTCAGCAGAACGCCCTTGACTTACAGTAATACACTTTTGTACAATACCATTTATTTCTGAATCAGCTATTCTACCTCTTGCGGCAGTATTTGCAGTATCACATATTTCTTCAGCTATCTTTGCAACAATATCACTTATTGTATCACCCTGACATACATCAATACAATCTAGATCTGGACCCTGCCATACTACACAGTTAGAAGATAATGGATTACACCCATTAGTATTTTTCTTATTAGGTATCATAAATATATTTATTACAGGTGTCAGTTAATACACGTATACATTATAATATACAAATTTATTAACTAACAACCAAGTTGTTATTTCTTAAAGGCAATCAATTGCCAAATTTGTACAAACAGGTGTAACTTCATCTGAAAGTACTATGTCTATTTTTTGTTGGTTACAGGCTCCAGTTGTTGTAAAACATTTACAGCCATTAATTATATGTTTAGTATCTACACTAGCATTCTTTATATTAACAATTAAAATGCCAGATGCATCTGTTTTTCCATAATGTGTATTATCTATAAATACATCATAATCTTTTACAGCCGCAGCATTTTTATCTTTGACTGTTATAAATAAAAGTTCTGAATCATCATTACAAATTTTATATTCAGCATCTGTTATGGTATCATCTATACTAGTATTTGCATATTTTGTAAACCCTCTTATTTCAGCTGCAAGTGGAGTACTTTGAGGTGTTCCTCCCTGTCCACCATTACTACCCAATATATAAAATCCCATCCCACCTCCTGCTCCTGTCAAAAATGCTGCATTATCAGTTGCAACATTAGAACTACCATTATATCCATAATTAAATCTACTATCAGCATTACTTCCAGTTTCTGATATTGTAAAAAAATTAGTAGTACCATCAGCTTGTGAATAATTAAATGTACCATCCAAAGAAAATACAAGCCATACATAATCTCCTGGTTTTGCACCATTTTTTTCTCCTACTGAATTAGTATTTTGTCTCAGTGTAATTGCTGGGTTTGTTAAACCTTGTGGAGCAATACCTCCTCCAGATACCTCAATCCATCTAAATTTCCACCATTGATTAAGTTCATGTGGTCCACCCTGTCTTCTTAATGGAGTATCCCACTGTCCAGTACCATCACCAGTACCAAAAAAAGCAGGGCTATTATTATCATTATCTCTCCTATTGATTATATTTAACCAAGCAGGATTATCTATTTCTGGTAAACCATCCACATCTCTCATAACAAATGCATAAAGTCTAACAGTATCTGGAAAAGAATCAATAGTAGTACCATATACTGCACTTAAAATAACTACAGGATAGTTTGTAAAACCGTTTGAAGGTGCACTCCCTGTTATAATGTCAGGGTTTTGAAGTCTTCTAGTAGAATATATTGTAGGTTCAAACTGAACCCATGAATCTACTGTACCACCTGATGACTGATATGTTGCAAGATTAAATGTTGTAAATGTATAAGTGGATTCATTATATAATGTTTTTGAGTTTGCTTCCCAATCACATATTTCATTTACATTAGTATGATTATTAAAGTTTGTAGGACAACAGAATGTCATTCCATATTTACTTGATCTATACTCTTTATATGCAAGATCAGCAAATGTTTGTTTTGTTTGTATTATTTTTATTAATTCTTGATCTGGAGTAGCCATAGTTTAACAACATATTTCACATGTGATCTTCTTAAGCTTATTATATGCAAAAGTATAAAGCTCCATGCCTTCATTAGGACTATTACAATATTCTACCTTAGCTTTTGCAGCATCTATTAGCGTTCTAATATATTTCATTTCAGCTAATAATTTTTGTTGATCAGAGCTAGGCTCACAAGGTTTAACTTGTAATGAACAAAGTTTTTTATAATATTCAGCTAGTATTTCTGATATTCTTAAATGATTATATTCAACATAAACTTTATCATGAGGTGATACACTATATTTTATAATAAATATACCATCTTTAATAATAGTTCTTGTATTTGTACAATCTAAGGTTGTTAAACCTAAACTACATGCGTTTAAATTTATTGTTCCAAAATTATTCCACTCACCTGATGAAGATTTTGTAATATCCACCTTAATTAACTTTGGTGCTGTGTATCCAGGTGCGGTAATTTCTATTTGAGGGCAATCTACTTTTAAATTTTTACAATACGTACTTGTATCTGTTAAAGTAAATATGTCACAATTAGACATGGTTGGTGCTTCTAGACTCAAAATATGTTTACATGCCATGTTATAATCTGTTTAAAATACTATACTAGTTATATAATAATATACAAAATATATAAAATAAAAGAAAATAAAAAAGGGGTAGAATTGATCCACCCCTCTTTTAGGTTATAGATATAGTGAGTTAACTATTAATAGTCACCTCCTAATGCTTCAAGATCTGCAATAGAACTAACCACTGCTGATCCATCTCTTTTCATGATCCCTGCTTGGATAGCTATTGTTACCCAGTCATTATCAATTGATGTTGTAGCAGCACCTGCTCCTGAACATGGAACGTATACTTTATAATGATATTGATCATTATTAAACATTCCAGATGGATTATTAAATCTTGGCACATTATGCAATAAGTGATACACTCTGTATGCACCTACACAATCTCCTGCACCTGAAGTAGTAGCATCTCTACCAATTGCTGTAATAATACCAGATACACCTTCTTGCTCTCTCATTCTAGACGCATCTTTTGTACCTTGTGTGTAAGGAGATTGTCTGTATGATTCAGTTAAAAGAATGTCTCTAGCTGCTGTGTCAGCTGAAGTTCTTCTTTGTTTAAACTCTTGTGCACTTTCTGCAAAAGTTACATAGTTTAAACAAGGAACACATGCTGCACCTGTTTCATCTTGCATATCAACTATAGTCTTAAGATCTCCCATTAAATAGAAATCTCTAGTATCAAATGAAGAATCACCAAATTGTGTTTGTAATGCACAACTAGTTTTCATTTCAAAATCAACTCTATATTGATCCGCTACTGCCCAAACACCTGATGTTCCTGTTGTTGCTGACGCTATACCAGCAGCAACACCTAGTGCACCACCATCATAAATAAATTCCTCTTGAGCTTTACTTACTGCAGTAAATGTAGCACCACTATTTGTTGATACATACAATTTAGCTGTAGCAAATTTACTTAAGATTGGATCATTATTAAATTGATCTCTTAAATTAATTGCAACTATTGATGGAGCAATACCAACAGAACCTGTAGGATCTTGTGTTCCACAACACATGTCTACACCATTAGCTGTTACAGCTGCAGAGAGTGATAAAGCACCTGTACCGTCTTGAGCATTTGTAGCTGGCATTGGTAAAGCACCATTTAATGTAGCATATGCATTATGATTTAAGAATCTTAATACTGCTGTTCCTTTAATATCTGCTCTAAACATGGGTTGTACATCACATGGAAAACATGATTGATTATCTGCAGTAGCTTTTATAGTTAATCTTCCTATATCTGCTACTTCTGCAGTACAGTCTGAAACCCACATGCTAGATATATATTTACTCATAATCATCTTTGATTTAGATGATTCTTTATAACCACCCATTCCTGGGTTGTTACCAATTTTGTCATTAGCCTGAAATGCAGCTTGTGCTAAATAAAATCCTCCTTTATTGTTTTGCAAATCTGCAGCAGCCATAATACCAAAATCACTTGCTAAAATAGCAAACTCTCCAACAACACTTAAGTCTGCTGAAGTTTGCGTATTTGTTTGTTCGTGCGTTTTAGCTAAAAAAGCTTTACTAAACGCGTGATTGAAATAACTCATAACTTTACGTTTTTTAAAAATTAATAAATATTGATATAATAATATAGCACTATGCTATATATATAATATACTAATTAATCATATGATTACCATATAATTAATTATTTTTTTCTGCTTGCTGTGCGCCTCTAATATAATTATTTACATCAGTGACATCACCAGCAAGTATTGATACTGCCTCATCTACAATAAGTTCTGCTACATCATCTTTAAACTCACACTCAACATCTACAGGTGAAACACCTTGATTTTGTTCTGCAGGTATAGTAGGATCAGTACATCCTTCAAATTCTATAGGACGTGGTTGTCTATAGTATTGAAAAATAATATTCTGTATTTCAAAGTCATTATTTGTATAAACTCTTAGTGTATTACCTTGGAAAGTACAAAATGTTTCAGACCATTCAAAACTTGGTTTTTTTAGCGGATCTCTTAGCATAAGATTTACATTTGCTGCTTCAGCTAAATAAACTTGCATTATACGTCCATTTGGATCTTCTTTACAACATTCCTTTGTTGCATAAGCAGTTACTTTTTTAAATTCTAAAAAATCTTCTGCTATTCCTTCAGTAAAAAGAGTATATTGAACAGCTGCACCACTTGGTATTGCAGGACCACCCGGACCAAAAGCCAATTCTCTCAATAAAGGTTGTAAATCATCAATACGTCTCTTAGACATTTCATCTCCTTCTTTATATTGATTAGTACCTCTTAATTGTCTTCTACACCATTCTATCTGAGCCTTATTGAATGCCTCAACTATTTGCCAACACTCAATGTTGTCAAAATCATTACTAGCTAATTTATTTAACCTTTGTCTAATTTTAATTTCTATTTGAGTATTGTTCATAATTTACATATTCCAATAATATTCTACATCATTAAGCAACTTAACTAATTGCTCTTCATTTATAGGGTTTTTAAAGTAATGTAACATATCTTCTGTAGTTTTACCTACTCTACCTCCTTGATAAAAATAAGTTCCGTCTGCACCAAATTTTATAAAGTTGTAAAATACAGCATCTTTAACTGCTGACTTAATTTTTAAATCTTCCATTTCCATTCTAGAAGCATCTAAAAATGATTGAGCAGCTCTTCTTTTATTACTATCTGTACCATGCCCATGAATATAATTGTCCATATTTTCATAGATAATGTCATTTGCTACAGTCTTATTATATTGTACACTATCTGCATCTACTACTTTTGCTACATAAAATAGTTTACTATTATTACTATCATACATACTTGTTAGTGCAGCTAACGCTCTATTTCTTAATTTAGATATTTCAGTTCTTGAACTTACAGTATCCTCTAATTTATCTAAATAAAACTTAAAACTACCTTGTTGTTTTGCAATTCTTAAATTAGGTGCAATTATAGAAAATCCACCTGCCTCAATTGCATAAAGTTTTATTAAATCATAAGGGTCAGTTGAAGGATCTAAATATAAAGGTTCATTACCAACTCTTATACTAATTTTTTTCCAGAACTCATGATTATCATGTCTTAACAATTTTACTTTATTCCAAAACTCAGGATCTTCTGCATCTATAATATTTGCTGCTAAATCAGCTTCTAATTGTGCTACAGCTTTTCTTATCTCTTTAATCTTAGCATGTCTCTCTGCTGTAGGTAATTTCTTTACTTCAGGTGCAAATTCATTTAAACCTGTAACATATCTTTTTATACCGTTAATTTCAAGACATGTTAGTTCCTCTTCATGAACTACTCCTTCAAAAAGTGACATTGCATAATGTTCTAATCCCATATTTTCATTAGATTGATCAAAATAAACTCTTATTGCAATGTTTTGATTTTTTCCTTCTTGATATTTTTCAATTAATGTAAAATCTTTTTTTACATCAATTGGTTTAGTATCAATTATTTGTTCAACAACTTCAGTTGTTTCTTTTTTAATATTAGTTTTTTTCTTTGCCATTTTAGTTAGGTTTTAAAATTAAAAAAAAAGATAAAAGAGGGGAACTTGTCCCCTCCTTAATCCATACATAAATATTAGAATGATCCTCCAGTAACTGGATTTTTCATTACTATTTTAAGGACTTTAGTCGGATCCTTAACCCATACAGCTGGGAAGGTTTGAGTCATATAAACTCTATACCCATTAAACTGTCCAGATGAAGCAAATCCTTGTGTTCTACCCATGTAGTCCATTGTACCATTTTGGTAGAACCATTTTAATTGATTATCCCAAGAAAGTTTCAACAAGTGAATGTTGTCATTTCCAGTCTCAGTAACGTCAAAGATAATAAAGCTATAAGAGCTTAAAGGTCTTCCGTCAATAAGTGGATTCTCAATATCATTAGTGTGTAAGTTATCAAAAGCAGGATTTAATACAAATCTTACGTTTGCTAAGAAAGGTATTACATAAGATGTGAATGCATATCCAAACCCTAAATCCATACCTGATCCAGAAACAATACCATTATTGTCTGCATTGATAACATAATTATTTCCTAAACCTGCTGCTTCTGCTGCAATAGCATCATTTACAAGTTTCATACCACCAATACCTGTTTGAACAATTAATGTTCTTTGTGGATCTGGTCCTTCTAATTCAACTTTACCTTGATAGAAGTTATAAAGTTCAGACTTAAACATATCTAAGCTGAAAGAAGACTTATTATAGATTCTCTTGTAAGAGTTATCTAATTGCTTCCAAAGACCTACAGACATTCTAATATCATCTGGCCCATCTTGTCTAACTCTACCTCCGTGTCCCCACATTAGGTAAGTCTCAATATCTGCTGCAATCTTATTTAAGTGTGCAGCTTCTAAATTTGTTAAGAAAGTTCTTGTTAAGTTTCCTTCATCAAATGCTCTTTTTACATAATCAGCACCCATGATCTCAACCATGCTTTCTAAAGAAGAAACTGATGGATTTACATCTTGATCAAAAGTTCTCCAAATTTCTGTAACTGGAATAGAACCATCAGCATTCATTCCACCTTTAAGCATTAAATCTGCTCTAGATGAAACTGAATAGTGAACGTGTGCTTCAGCTCCTCCTACAAAGTTGTAGAACTCTCTGAAACCTGTTCCTGTTTCAATATCTGAAAATCTTTCTCCGTATTCTCCTCTTGCAGAACCTTTTCTAAAGAACTTGGTTCCTGACTTTAAGTAATCATCTTTTAAACCTGCAGTATTATCACTGTTAACAAGTTGTACAGTATAAACAAATCCGTCACCTGATGGTAAAATGTCATCAGCTGTAACGTAAAGTTCTTTACCGTTATACTTGTCATAAGTAATAATATCTCCATGTCCAAATGTTCTCTTACTTAAAAGAATTTTGAATGTTTGCCCATCAATACCTCTAATAGTTCCTGCAGTGTCAGTGACACCGTCAATCTTACCTAGAGAGTAAGGAAGGTCTTGTACAATGGGAGTTTGCCATTTATACTCACCTCTAGCGTTGTCTACCATAATTGTATTCTGTCCACCAAATGAAGCTAATTGATACAAAGGCATCTCTACCTTTTGTGTCATAGCCCATAAGTCAACTGGACCCATATCCATAGGTTCAGCAGATCCTAACATTGCTGTTAAGTGGTAAGAATCAACATGAGAACTAGCCTTGTAGTTTGTATCTCTTAGGAAAATCCCATTATTTAAAACTGGTGTTGCCATAATTGATTGTTGTTAATTGATTAATATTCTTGTTATCTATTGTTGTTATATTTTTTTACAATAAGTATCCTACTGTAAAGTTAAATTTTCCTGCTGTTAAAGTTGCTGTTGCTATTGTAACTCCAATTGCCGCATTAGATGTAGCTGTAATTGGTGTATTAGGTGCAGTGCCAAGTGGCATAAAACCTGTTCCAGTTAAATTAGCAATTGTGTATGCCGGTGATATGTTTACACCACCTCCTGTTAATGTTAAAGTAGCACTACCTCCACTAGTCATAGCTTCAGTTTTCTCTACTATAATTTCAACAACAGTAGCCCCCTTTGGTATATTATCAGTAACAGCTAAAGTTTGTGCTCCAGCAGTAGCTCCATCAGAACTGTAGTCATATGAAGCTTTTACATAGTATTTTTGTGGATTTCCCATGATTAAAAATTATTTAAGTGTTAATATTCTAGTTAATTATTTGTTTTTACATTCTTTTAAAAATATTATTTCCTCTTGGTATTCTTCTAGGAGCTTTTTTCCTAGTAGCAGCTTCTTCTTTCTCTTGTACTGCTGAAGAAACTTTATTAGCTTGTGCAGATTTTAATTTTCTAACTGTATCTGCTACTGCTTTGTTTTCTCCTTTCTTCATTATATTACTTTTATATCCTTTTGGATCTGCTAGTAACCATAATGCTTCTGTTATCAAAGGATAGTTTGGTTCTACAAACTGATACTTTTCTAACAAATGTCCCAATAGGTTTGTGTTCTTTCCACTAATTGATGGATATGCTGGATTTACTAAACCATTGTATAATAAATTCTGTGTTCTCTTATCTACTTTAACCTCTCCTACTTTTCCATCTTTTAATGTGTTGTACACATTCTGCATATAATTTTTAGATGCTTGTGCTTGCTTTCTTTTCTTCATTTCTTGCTCTTGAAGTTTTCTAGCAATTACTTTCTCTTGCATCTTATCTAACTTTGGTTTAAACTTTAAAGCTTGTTTTTCAAGTTTTCCTAAGTCTTTCCAAACATCTATTTCTTCTTCAATCTCTTCTGCTGTTCCGAAACCTGTTGCTCCCAAAAAGTCTCTTACAATCTTTTCTTGATCTTTTTCTTTCTTAGGATTTAATTCTCTTACTTCTTCTACATGTGATAATGCACCAAATAAGCCTTTTAAATCTTTACCTCCGTCAGCTACATATCTTGCAGCTACTTGTAATTCTTGTGGCAAACTGTCAAAGAACTGTTTAGGAGTTTCTTTCCTTACTGCTCTTGCTTTTTCATCTAAGTTAGCTTGAATTAATTCTTGCCAATCCTTAGCTGTGTATTCATCTAACTCTTTTCCATCATCAAAAGCTAATAGTTTTTCTTCATCTATTAACTTTTTAAATACATCAGATACACCTTCAATCTTCCTTCTCCCTCTTTTCTTTTGTTCTACTTGCTCCTCTTCTACTTCATCTTCAACTCCTAGAACTTCATCTATATTTACAGGATCTTTTTTTGCTTCAACTTTTACCTCTTCTACTTTTTCTTCTACCTTTTCTTCTGTTTCTTCTGTCTCTGCTTTTGTTTCTTCTTTTACTTCTGGAGTTTTATCTATAAAAGAAACATCTACATCCTTTTTTTTGCTAAAAATATTTGGTTTTGCTGGTTCTTCCGGTGTTGTTATTGATTCACTCCCAGGAGCTCCTCCAAATATTTCATCTAAGTTGACATCTACTTTTTCAACTTTAGTTTTTTCTACGGTTTTATTTTCTTCTGCCATAATTCTTTGGTTTTAATTATTACTACATTAATAATATAATAAAAAGTTTTTAGTAAACTTCAAAAATTTTTTATTTTAAATTAGATTTTTATCAGTATATAGCTATCTACTATTTTTCTTCCTTTTTATCAGGATTTTTAACGTCATATCTATTTTTATTCTCTTTTGCTATTTCTAATTTAGTATTAGCTATATCACGTTGTGCTACTATCTTTTCTCTATCTAATGCTGCTTTATTATTACTTATAGCTGTATCTCTCATATTTTTCTCTCTTGCCATGTTCATTTTCTCTCTAAATTGATCTCTTGATGCTAAAGTTTTCTCAGCTTCATTAAAAGTTTTAGCTAAATCTTGTTGTGTTACATCATCATCCATTCTTGTTGTTCTGATCTGTGCAACTGCAACATCTTTATCACGGTCAGCTTGATTCTCTTGTGCTTGGAATTCACGTTCAGCAGCTTTCTCTTGAGCTTGAGCTTGAAGTTGTTCTTGCTGCATTTGTTGTTGTTGTTGCATTTCTTGTTGTCTTTGTGACATTTGTTTATCTTCAGCACTCTTTAATATAGTAGATACTTCAGCAATAGAGTCTGCTTTTATAATATTTCCTAAATCAAAGATGCTTGCTCCAGTAGTATTATTAGATATTGCTAATTGTTTTAACTGTTCTAAAGTAGCTCTATGATTTGATTTAGTAGTACAAAATATATTAAAGTCACGCATTAATAATTCTGTTCCATTTATTTGAAAGTTAACTTTTTCTGCTTCACTAGATATGTAGTTTAATCTTACACTTGGTTTTGTACTATGATAATACTGAGAAAGATCAGTTCTCATTTTGTGTACTCTTGGCATAAGATTATCTGAATGTTGAATAAAATACATTTCAGTTTGTGAATATGAAGATTGTACAGCTTGTTGCACACCAGTTGCAGTTTGTCTAGCTATTTCTTGACCCATTCTTTGAGGATTTACACCAATAGCTTCAAATGCTTGATTTTTAAAATGATTTGCTAACTGTATTCTAGACATTAGCCTATTAGTTTGTTCAAGATTTAATGTTTGATAATGATTAAAGTTTGTAGCATTTTCTGTATTAGTTATAGAAGTATCAAGTGGTAACATACCAAAGTCTTTCATTGCTACATATGCTTTTGCATAATTATTCTTACCCCAATCTTCTCCCATAGAATGACGCGGTAATGCATTCTGATCAAACATAATAACTGTACCAAGTTCATCTACAAGTATATCAGCTATTTGATTATTTACCATATTATAACCAACTTGGTATGCTTTCATTAAATCTACTAAAGAAGTAGATCTAGTATTTCTATCAGAAAATACTCTACCTTCTACTGGTAGTTTACAACCATATAAATTATTATCCCCTTTAAATTGAAACTCAACTCTACCTGGAGTTGACTTATTTATACCTATATAAATTGGATTTACATTATTTTCATCAACTTCTGACATATATGATGTAGGTAAGTTTGGCCCTATTTTTACACCACCCCATACTTCATTAATCCATATCCAATCTACATGTTCTCCCTGTACTAAATTATCTCTAGTTTTTTGTTTAAATAGATTTGTATTGTATACGGGTTCTTCTGTTTGTTTCCAATGCTCATCAATTATATGTTGCTGAACAGATCCATCATCCATAACTCTAGTTAAGTGGCCAACCTTTCTTTGTGTTTTCCAATATGCTGTAGTAACTCTCATTAATGTACTATCACCCCACATTGCATAATCTTCACCCTCTCCTAATATGTAATCTACAATATCAGATCCTTGTGAAGTATGATTATAGTTACTCATAAACTGTCTAAAACCTAAAGATGGTGAATCAGTATTCCACTTATGAGATTTTGTAGGATCATAAAATGTACCATCATTTTGATAACCTGTTAATTGATATCTTGCTGATTTAGCAGGATGTATTTCTTGTAATGATTTTAATTGTTTCTCTGTCATTAAATATCCAAAACAATCTATAACATCTGATACTGTCATCATCTCACACTTACCTACATAGTTACCATCTGATATATATCTTGTATCTGGAGACTTTTGATAAAATGTTAACGCAGGATTCCATAGCTCTACCTCATAATCATCTTCCATCATTCTAAAATGCCAAAACTCTCTATCACAAATAAGCATATCTCTAAAACCTCTTTCCTCTAACTCTTGCATTTTAAATCTTTCTTCATCTACTTTTAATTGATGACTGGCCCATTCTTCAACTAAACTTCTATAGTCTTTTTGAAAAAATTCTTCTATCTCAGGTAATGATTTTAAATTTTCTGGTTGCAATTGCTGCTGTGCTTCTTCTGATCCTACATCTACACCCATCTTAGCCATTTCTGACATTATCTTTATCTTAGCATCTGCAAGTAAATTTTCTTCTATCATTATTCTTTTTTCTTCTATCATTTCATTATATGATAGATCATCTACTGCTCTAAATTGTACTCTAGAATATCTTTTAGAAAACTCTCCAGATAAAACATTAATTACATTTGGGATAATAGGGTAAAATTTTAACTGTAATGCAGAACTATCTTCTTGTGTTAAAACATCCATTAGATCTTTATACTCATTATCTTCTTCTATTACATAATCAGTTTTATCTATAATACCTTTTGCAAGCTTATAATTTTTAAGAATTTTACGTGCATTATTTCTTAACTGCATCATACCTTGATTTTCTAACCAATCTAAGTTCCAAGCAGCCCAATTATTATTTTTCTTTTTACTTGATAAAAACTGAACAGGTTGTGTCAAGTTAAGACCAGAAGGATAGCCAGAAGATTTTACTTTAGCACCTTGCTTTAATTGTAATGCATTATATACTTTCATACTTATTATTTCTTAATTGTATACTTGATTGACACATCAGTGTAAGAAGAATTAGTTGTCCAAGATATATTAACCATTGTAGGTGTACTGTTCCAGTATTTCATTATTTTATATTTTTAAATGCTGATTTCTTAAATTTTTTACCTCCTAATCTGCGTTTGTTACGCCCTAAATTTCTAAAAGGACTACTAGATAATTTATACAAATTTTTAGACTTTTCCAAGCTATCTGCTGACTTATCCTTTTCTCTGTGCTTTAAATAACCTCTATTAGACTGTTGTATTTTTGCAAATGCTATCAATGCAGAAAAAGCTACAAGTCTATCCACGTTAAGACCAGGGTAATACTGTCTCATTTCTATTAGTAACATTTTGTCTGGTATTCTTGATACTCCTAACGTTTGTCCTATAACATTTCCATTAACATCTAGATCTTCATCAATAACCTCTCTTATATACTCTATAGCATAAGATATTAAATGACTTTTAAATAATGTTCCAGTATTTTTCCAACCATATTCTTGAAATACATTCTTATTTGATCCTAGATCTTTTAAAAATAAAATTTGTTGTTTTGGTACTAGATATTTTTGTTTCTTTCTAGCTATCATATGTTGAATAAACAATGATATATTATTCTCAACTATAGTCCATGCCTTATACCATTCTATTATAAGCTCTAGTTGTTCATGTGTTTTATTTATATCATCATATCTACCACACCAAGATGCTACTATCTTATCTTTTTCTATAAATGTTTCAGGTCCATCCGGTGTATTTCTTGTAACCTCAACAGCATTCTTATAAACAAATATACTACATAAAGAATCTGATGTTGTTGTTTTACCTTCTGATACAGGGTCAATAGATGCATAATACATCATAAACTTTGGATTCTTTACAGGTCTTTCCCATACAACTATAGATCCGGTTTTATCTTCTAATTTTTTCTTAACAGGAAATGTAGTTATAGGTAATTTGTTTGTCTTGCTAGCTTTTATACCATCTTGATCACGTTCTAACTTTATAAACTCATATGCATATTTTTTTTCTTCTATACTTCTTATTTGTTTTTCTAGTATGCTTTGTGGAAATACAGCTTCTTTTCTATAAGCAAATGCTTCTGCAATATTTATTGGTTTTTGTGATATACGCAATTGATACTGTTCTGGTGCTAAATCTTTTTTCCATTCATTTCTTTCTTCAACAATAGCTGTAAGAGCTTCTTGTATCATAGAATTGCCGTATTTATCAATAAAGGGCGGCATAGACCATTGTTCTGGTATAAAAAGACCTGCAATACCAATACCTCCCTTTTCATCCATTAGATCTGTTTCTACAGCAAATATATCATTTGCCTGTGGATTAAGTATCATTTCTTTTAATGGGTTGCATTGATCAAGATCACCCACTGATCCTGCAGCAATAAACATACCTGTAGTCATCATACCTGAAGACATTGCTGGTCTAATGTACTCATATGTTTGATCCATCTTTGGTGCAATACCAGCCTCTTCATGAAAAAAATAAGTACAAGGTCCACCTACACCTGTTGTAGCATTCTTTTCAAAAGATGCTCCTTGTATTTTAGACATAAGTCCTTTATTTGTTTTTCTATTATTTATTCTAACTTCTATCTTTTGCTCCCATAATAATACTTTCTCAGGTGTACATGGTCTATACCATGCAGTATGTTCATTAAGAAATGTCTTATATTCATCTAAAAACTTCCAAGAACCTTTATCATTAATATAATCTTTTAGTGATGCTCCCATCTTACATATAGATCCTTCTTCAAACCAAAATTGATTTATAAGTTTAGCCATATGAAAATATGATGATGCTATCTGTCTTTTCTTTAGAATAGCTGCATGTTTATAATTAAGTTCTGCTAGAAGCTCATATATAGCCATATGATATTGTGCATCTCTTACTTTAGCAAAGCCATACTTCTTTTCCTCTTTATCAAATATTGGTAAAAAGTTTAACCACATATAGTAGTCTCTTGTTAGATACCATGTTTCCTTTTTTCCTACGTAAATTACACCATCTCTACACTTTTTCTTTTGATCATTCCAATAATTTATAAAATCTTTAGATCTAAATGGTTTATCACAATAATATCCTTGCTCATTAAAAATCTTAGCCTCTTTATTAAAGAGATATGCAGTTTTATCAAAATTATATTGACCTGGCTCTTTAAATAAAACTACTACAAACTTTTTAAACTCATCTTGTGTCTTAAAATCTGTAGTAGTCCACTTATTATCTTTATATGTAGGTATAGATTTATACATCCTCTATAGCCCAAATATCTTGTTGCTTTAATAGAATATGTTCATCTCCCATATGAGATACTTTTACAGGTTGAATAAATTGATTAAATAGAACAACTTCACCTTCATGTATACCTTTAACATCATCTCCAATTGCTACAACTGTTCCTTTGTCTTCTGACTCTTGTGCTGTTTCTGGTATATAAATACCACTACTTGTTTTTTCTTCAGCTTTGTGTCTTATAATTAGGAGCCTGTCTCCTACTGGTCTTATACTTTTCATAGTTTTAAATTTATAATTGATCATATGCTAACCCTTGTCCACCGCGGACAGAGCTTTTTTGTTCATCTTTCATATCATTATATGCTCCTTTAAATGACTGTCTTATTTGGTCAAATTTAGCAGCAGTATTAACTAAAGATGTTAAATTACCGTCTCTACCATGTTCTATAGATGTAGTTTCCATATATCTTGCTAATCTATCTAACATTGTCTTAATACCTTTATATGCTCTATATGTAGGCGTTTGATATAATTCTTTACAAGTATCTAAACCATGTCTTATTGGACCATCCTCTGGTGAATCCTCTAAACCTATTTCTTCTATAATCATATCTTCTTTTTCATGCTCAGGCATATTAAAAAATGGATTCATATCAGGATCAGGACATGTCATGTAAAATATATACTGATATATAGACAAATAAGTTTTAGGATATTTATCCATAATAGTCTTTAGAGACTTTAATGTATAGCAGTGTTCAGTAGGAACAACTTTGCCATTTTGTATGTCAAATAATTTTATTAGCATTGTGGATTATCTTTTAACCATTTAATTATACTTTGTACTTCATCTTTTAAATACTTTAATGTATATATTTTAATATCTTCTATTATAGGTTCACCTTGCTCATTCTTTTCTGTAATAGGATATCCATGTTCATTATCACCTATCTTTTTAAATTTTACATGTTGTATTTGTAATTTACCTATTTTTAGTTTAGGATTATGCTTTTTTATTATATAAGCATATAAACTTAACTGTAAATTATAATGATTAAGATTACAATCATCTAAATGACTTACAGGATTATACATTTTAGATGTTATACCTTCCCAGTTAGTAAATCCTTTTTCCTTTATTTCTTTATTAGTTTTATAATCAATAATATGTATTTGATTATTAACTATAGTTACTAAATCTGCTTGACCGCATATACCTAAAGATTTAAGATAAACAAAATGTTCTGGATATACACCATCAGAAACTTTTTGATCCGGTGCAATCTTTGTACCGCTACCATCTACTATAGGTCTAACAATAGGAACAACTACCCCATCTCTTTCTATAGTTTTAAATTCACATAAGTTTTTTTCTCTTTGATCATGATACCAATTACCAAGTTCAATAGCTCTTTGAGATTCACCATCCCAAGCTGCTAGTATTTCTTTTGGTGTCATACCATGCCATTTAGATCTTTTGTTTTTAGATGATTTTTTTGCTTGTGCCTCAGCATCAAACTTAGGTTTAAATAAACCAACAAAAGATGTAACACTAGTCCATTTAATAGCATCTTTTGAAAGATCTTCATTTAAACTTTCATATATGTGACCATCCTCTTTAAATATTACTGTCATCTTCTCTAAGTTTTAAATTTTTACTCATTTGTTTTATTTTTTCATCATGCTCCTTTTTTTCATCTGCAATTATTTGTTGTTTAAGTAAATTTTCTATTGCACCTGGCATTACTGCTTTCCATCTACCTTTTGGACATGCTGATGATAAAGCTCTTAATTTTAAACTTAAACTGCATCCACAATCAGAACAACAGGGCTGTGTTCCATTAACAGCACATGCTTTACCTGTCTTATCTAATAAAGGACATATTTTACATTCTAGCCATCTTAATTTAGCTACAGCTTCTACATCATCTTTTTTAAATACTTTATTCTTTACACCTTCAGTAATTTGTTTTATATTTCCTAATGCACCTAATAATTTACTTATTCTCATTTTTAAAATCCTTTTTTTGTTGTATTTTTTTATTTAATTCAAGAAGAGCTTTTTCCATTTGTTCTAACTTATTTTTTACAGCTACAGACTTTTCATAACCTTTGTATGTAGTCTTTTGCAAATTACCTAATATATCTTTATTTCTCTTAATTGCTTTTTCAAGTTTAGTTTTGCGTAAACTAAATGTGCCTAGATTAGGTAATATAATTTTACTTGATGTTAGATTAGATAAATTATCTCTAAACTTCTCATAGAAAAAATATACTAAATCTGCAACTACATCTTTATGTACATCTGCTTTTTCTGCTACTTCTTTATAAAATTGTTTACTCTTCTTGGGATTCAAAACTTAATATTTTATAATCTAATAAGATTGTTTCTTCTGTTTGTATATTCATAATAGGATTTATCTTTATAATCTTCTTATTCTTACCTTCTTTTACTATTAAGTTTTTCTTTTCTGCTTTTGATAAAGCATTTCTACATGATTGTGAACTTTTAAAAATACCACTGCTAGATATATGCTCACAAAATTTAGTTAATTCAATAGAATCAAGTTTAGATAACTCTAATAAACAATTAAGATCTGACAAACTTATTTGTATATTATTTAAAAAGCAATAAGTAAGGATCTGATATTTTATTACCATATCCTTACTCATTCTTACTTTCTTGTCAACTTTATTAACTATAGCCATGAAGTAACAATATCTTTACTATCTAGTAATGTATATGTAAAATTATTATTCCATGTATCTCTAGCTTTTCTACATATTTTCATAAATAATCTCCAATCATCATTAGAAGCTATCACTTGACAACCTGCTGACCATTTATCTACTTGACTAGATTTTTTACCAGCATATTTAGTTGCTCTATGAATGTTAATACCAAAAAGCCCTGTTTGCGTATTATTATCATCTAGATCATAATTATTATCCCTATTATTATCTCTATAGACTGTCATAGGGTTTTGCTGACCAAGAGCTTCATATCTACCTTGATGTTTTCTAATCTTATGACTATGCCTATATTGACCTGGTTTTAGTACAGCAACTCCTTCTTTTCTCATTATGTTCTCAACCCAATGAGTACCTGGATCTGTTGTACAATCAAATGTATGAAATTTCCATATGCCATTTTCTTTGTAAGACAAAGTCATTAAATCATCAAATCTATTTGTAACTTTAAAACCTGTTGAAGAGTTTCTGATCCCAATTACGTTAAGATTATATTCACCTCTTGTGAAGTACTTATATTCTTTTTGTTTCATAGTCTCTTCTATTTGTTCTCTAGTATATTTCATGATTTTGCACGTTTTAAAGATCTTTTCATATCTTTCTTAATAGATTCTGCCATTTCCTTTCCGGATTTAGCAGCAGATTCAACAGAACTAAGATCTGGTTTTACATTCGTAGTTGGAGAAGGTGTGGAAGGTGCAGCAGGCATATCATCATTACCTGGACCTGCCATACTTTGAGCAATAAACATTTGTGCCTGTAATCTTTCAGCACGTGTTTTTTCTATATCTCTTAAGAGACCTTCATATTCTAACTGAGTTTTAAGAGATGGAATTGTGCTTTTATAATAAGCATGAATCTCTTTTCTTTTCTTTTCCATTTCCTCCTTAGACATTTCTGCAGGATTTGGAATATTGGTTTCATTTGCCATGTTAAAAAAATTTTAATTAATAATAAGGCAAATATAAACAAATAAAATTTAAATCAAAAAAGTTTAGGATATTTTTTATTTTCCTTTAATTTTTTCAAATGAACTTATACCAAAGCTACCTAATGTAACAATAACAAATGAGTTATATATAACTTCGTTTATAACTAGTTCCATACCACACCATCCTGTAATTAGATCACATATAGCAAATATTACCATTAAAATAAATGATGCAAAGCCAACTATAGCTTTTTCATTTATATCATTTTCATCTTTAAATAATTTCCACATAACTTAACATTTCCATTTTTTTCTTGCAAGACATGCTCTTTTCTTAGGAGTTTTCCTGCAATCTATATTAAACTTTTTAATTTGACCTAAATTTCTTGCACAGAAAGATCTTTTACGCGGCCCTCCTCCTGGTTGAGGTGGTTTTAAATTAGATCCTGTTTTACGGTTAATCATCTTACGGCCTTTAGCTGTAAGTCCCCCTGATTTACTTTTACAACCATTTTTAATTGTACAGCCTGCCATACCACCTTTTTTGAATGATTCATACATTCCTGGTACTTTTCTGTTTCTATCATCATATATTGGGGCAACATCTGTCCCTGCTAATATTTGACTCATTTTATTTCTTTTTATTTTTTTTCCAACTAATTCTTTTTTTACTGGTTTTTTTTCTAGCCGCAGATGTACATTGTGCTTTAGTAGGTCTACAAGCAGGATATGGTCTTTTAGAATCAGTTCTAGACTTTCTTCCACAAGGCTTTCCAGTCTTACAATCTATCCAACCTTTACCCTGGTTTCTACTAAACCATTTACGTAAACCTTCTTTAGCCATTATTTTTTCTTTTTCTTCTTTTTAGAATTACCCCAATTAGCAGCACCTACCTTTCTACACTTTACTAAAGCTCCTGATCCATAAGCAGATGGCCAGGTACCTCCATTTCTAGTATATCTTGCTTTTACTTTATAATAGCATGCATCTTTTTTACTACCACCTTTTTTATATTCTTTATCTTCTTTAACTTTTTTTAATACTGACATCTTTTTATTTTTTACTATGTAATTTCTGTACTTTAAATTTAGCAACAAGTGATGCACCTTTATGTGGTTTAAACTTGCCTGTATGCTTCATTAATTTATATCCAGATCCACTTTTCATCCAGTGAAAGCCAGCAGGAGCCTTTACAGACTTCATACTAGTAGATCCACCTTTTTTATAAACACTCTTAGGCATTTTAGCATTTGACTTTGTAACTTTTCTTTTATTTAAATGTCCCATAATTAAAACGGTATTGTTATTGTTAAACTTCCTGAACCTTTACCTATATTTAAACTACCCCATATACACATTCCATATTTGCAAAACCCCCTTGATGGTGGTTGTGTGCATTGACAATTAGGTAGATTTAATCTAGGATCACCAGTTCCACCTACTTGTTCTGTAAATTTAATTTGTGCAGCTAAAAAACTTCTTAATTCAGCTAGTGTTAATTTATCTTCTTTTAATTGTCTAGCTCCTGCTTCTCCTCTTCTTCTTGCTATAGTATTAAATATAAATTCAGATGTATCTATAAGGGTATCACTATCTACAATGATTTCATGATATGTTTTTACTTGATCATTCATTTTAAAAAGTTTTACGTTTACCACCGTCATACTCCACGGCATAACCTTCTTTTACAAGACAATCATTTACACAAACTTTAGTTATTGTGTCTTTGCCTGCTATTTTATCTATATGTAATCTACCAAGAACTCTACCATATTTACCCAGCTCTTGTGATTCTAACTCAAAACAATTAGCCGCACCATCTAACATATCTGTTAGCCTTTCTTTTGCAGCCAAACCTAATTTCTTTTCAACTTTATTTCTTGTTCTAGATTCTGGTGCATTAATACCAGCAAGTCTAATCCTTTTTTTAACGTGTACACCAAACCCTAGATCTATCATTGCATCTATTGTATCACCATCAACTACCTTTACACACTTTGCATTATAGTTATACATTATTAAATATTTTATTCTTAATCTTGAGCAACTCTGCACATTTTTCATATTCTTCTAGATCTTCATAATAATATATTGTATCATTATAAACATCTTCATCTGGCTCATCACTTGGATTATATATCATAATTGCTTTTAAACCATACTTATCATTTACATCTAAAAGATCCTCAAATGAAGCTTTTTTTGTTAAAACCATATACGAGTTTTCAAATGCTTGTTCTACAATATAGTTTTCATATTCTATTTTTTCTTCAAGACTCATCTTTTCAGATGATTCTTCATTGAAAGGATCTTTTGACATAATTTTAAGTTTTAGTTTTTTAACCTCTTCCTCTACTTCTCTTTAGAGAAGAAGAACCTTTGAATCTTGCAGCTTCCATTCTTGGGTCCATATTATGAGATCCACCATACATCATGTATCCCATACCCATAGTTTTAGGCTTCTTTTTGTCACCACCCGCACGGTAGTTCATTCTTTTTCTAGTTCCTGGCATAATTTTAAATTTTAATAGTTAATAAATAATTACATCATGTTTCTTCTAAACATTCTGTCTCTTTTTCTATCCATACGTCTATCACGTCTTGCTTGCTGTCTCTCTGTTCTAGCATCTATTCTACCCATCTTTCTAGCTTGTCTGTCCATACGTCTATCCATTCTTCTTTCTTGTCTGTTCTCTCTTCTGTCCGCTCTACGTGCTTGTCTTTCCTCTCTTCTATCAGCTCTTCTAGCTTGTCTCATCTCTCTCATTAGGTCACGACCTTCTTTTCTAGCCGCTCTACGCATAAATCTGTTTCCTATTCTAGTTAAAGCTGGATCTGGTCCTCCCATTCCAGGTGCCATATAGTTAAATCCCATAGTTCCTGGTCCTGACATTCCCATCATATTAAATCCTGGTCTTGCATAAGCTGTTTGCATAGGGTTTACAACAGGCATTATATTTGATCCTGTACCCATGCCTGCTTCAACGGCAGAGCTTAAATCTCCAGTAGTATTATAATTAGCTATTCCTTCATCAACCATATCTGGATTTAGACCTGCATCTATTAATTCTTCTCTAATTTCTCCCGTATCTTGATACGAAGTCAATTTCTTTCTAGTTCCGCCTCCATACCCCATTCTTCTACGAGCTGTCCCACCAGATTTAAGATAACCCATTTTCTTTCTAACACTAGGGTCTAATGCTCTTAATCCGTTATATTTTTTACCTTTTGGTATTGCTTTAAGTGCCATAATTTTTATTTTAAAATTAGTATTTCATTTTTAAGTTACCCTTCTGTAAAGGATCCCCTCACTATTTAATATACAAAAACTCCCCCGGTAATGCAAAAATAATGTGTTTAAGGTTCTAATGGGGTTTATGTTTTTGGCTCCCCCAATAAAGTCCGGCAGTGTACTACCCCCAGGTTGTATACTGGCAATATATATAAATCTTAAATAAATTTAAAATTAATAGCTATGGCGACAATAAAAATTAAGAACCACGGTTCTCAAATATTAGTAACTGACTCTGATGTAGTCAGAGATGTGCAAGGTAATGAAAAGTGTAATGAAGAGTTTCCTTTTCTAAAAGATGTACCAATGTTAAACATTGATCCAACCGGCAAAGTTGGCATCCTTCCATTAAAGAAAGGATCCAAAATGGCTGAAGTATTTCTTGGCTTACCCAAAGGTACAAAAGTACCTGTTGAGTTAACCAAGAAAGAAATAGAAGGTGCAGATGGTAAAATCTACTACCGTGCAAGATTAATCTCTTCATACTTTACAGCAATAAAAGCAAAGGCAGATAAATAAATCTGCTTTTTGCTTTAGCTTGTCTTATGGAAGCTACGGTAATATGGAACTTACTGTAGCTTTTTACCTGCTTATATAGCAATCCAGGTCCTGAACTTACGCAGAACAGTTGTACCTGCAACTATACAGCAACTTTTTTATCTTTTTGCTCCCAAAATAATTTTTGCACAGCAAAAAGTTGTGTGTGTTAGTGTGTAAAGATGAGGTATACAATACCACATTTTACCACTTAACACCACATGGTCTAACGGAATGAACCGTATTAAATAATATAGCTATAACTACTACATCAGGCGTGCCAAACAGAAGAGTACAAGGTAGTACTCACGGATTGATAGTAGTAGTTGTAGTCTTATGTTCTCTCTCTATAGGATAAGAGACATAGTAACCGCAAGGTTATAAATTGGAATTAAATAAATAGAGGTTTAGTTCTTCGGTAATATAAGTAAAGCACAGTAGGATGCTGTTGAGGAGTATTACTGCACCGGTCTACAAAGCTAGTAGATTGCCAGAGATCTTAGGTAGAAACACTACTTAGTCTATTAGAGATGTAGTTATAATATATGTGCACAATGTATTATAACTCTCTCTTCTTATAATCTAACAGAGTAAACTGTATAAAAGAAACTAGGAGAAGTTAACTGCACATGGTTGCAAACATAGATGCAGAGGGTTAGGAGTAATTACCTAATCTTCTGTCTTCTCCATCACATAACGTCCACATACTACGTTCAAAGTATGAATTCACTTAAATTTAATTAACTAAGAATGGAAACATATGAAATAAGAATCTATCCTCATGAATATATGGATAGAGCTAAACAAGATCACTTTGCTGCATTTAATATAGCAGATAAAATATCTAATGTAATAAAATTAATGTTAGATTCTGATACTGAAGTAAAATATATTGATGAATCAACTAATGATAGTTATCAGTATTTAATACTTAATCCAAATAGTCTTGTTACAAAGGAACTAAGAAAGAAAATAGAATTAGTTTTTCCTAAAGTACATTTTGGAAATAGATGGAGAGAGGTAGCTTAATGTTACCTCTTTACTATTGGACCGTAACTCACCTATCTTTGGTTGGGCTTGATCACCTGTAATCATTGATCCAAATGACGTGAGTGAGGTCCTCATTATAACGCTTGCATACTGCGTTTAAAGTATGAATTCACTTAAATTAAATGATATGAACTTAGGAATAAAAATATTTAATAAAGCAATGTTTAAAAGATTTATGGGATTTGCTGACCAAGGTCAAGTATTTAAAAAGGACGCTCTTTATGTACTTAGAAATGAATGGAAATATTCAGATGGAAGTACAGGAAAATTCTTTGTTACAGGTAAAATGATTTATCAAGCACTAAATGACTCTACAAGTAATGACAGATTTAGTGATATAGATATTAATCATAAAGATTTTATTAATCAAATGATTCTAAATCTTTGCGTGTAAAGTAACAACGTCACCACTGACGTACAAACAATACCAGTATTAAAAGTACTGTTATAGTAAACAGTTGTTATGATTGTTTATTTAAGTGGGTAGTGATTAAGGAGGGACATTATAGCTACTGTTCTTCCTTAATCCGTTTTGGTCTCATAGCTCAATTGGATAGAGCAACAGCCTTCTAAGCTGTAGGTTCTAGGTTCAAGTCCTAGTGGGATCACGAAATAAATTGTATAACTTAATAATAATGACTATGAATCTAAATAATATTTTAAAGAAACTAATAACAACAGAAGATAGAAAAAACTTACATGACTATGTTTTTAATATGCTATTACACAATACAGATACAGCAGTATTAGAGTATTGTATACATGTTATCTGTGAAGATAAAAAGCCAATGAGAATAGATATAGCTGATGATATATGGTTTGACCCTAAAGATAATATGTATGACCTTGAAGATGTACTTATGTATAAAGATAGATTAATTGATGCTAATCTTATGACTGAAGAAGGTCTACTAAAAGGCAAAATTATATCAGACACAAGTTATAAAGAAGAATGTAACCCTTATGCAGCAGAATATAAAGTAGAATTTGGTATGAAAAAGTTTAAAGATATTGATAATACCAACTTCTACAAAGAGATAAGGGTTAAAAGACAAAACATATGGGGAATAGTAGAACCAGAAGATTTGGTATAGTTGACCATGATGTTGTCACTGATCCTGATTTGTCTCTACAAGCTAAAGGTGTTTATGCAGTCATAAGCACCTTTTGCAACACCAACAGAACTTGTTATCCATCCATTGCAACTATTGCAGATTTATGTGATGTGAGTACAAGAACTGTGGATAGAAAGCTTAAAGAATTGAAAGATAAAGGTTATCTTCATAGAAATGGAAAAATAATTAAATTATTATAGCTATATATATGCTATATTTATTTATTGCTGTCTCAATTAGATTAGTATAAATAAATATAATAGTATACTTTTGTGCTATGATATATCAATTACCAAACGGGCGTATAATAGAACTGACATTAGAACAATACCTAGATTTAACTGATGATGAGTTAAAAGATTTAAACGGTCTAGATTCTAGCTACACTACTGACCCTAAAGGTCCTTTCTATAAATCAATTCTTGATAAAGCAAAGAAAGAAAAGAAAGATATCTCTTCTTCAGGTAATTATGAACCTGGAGTTGATGAGATATCCAAAGATGATATCATTAATGATGAATATTTTCATCGTGATGATACCTAAACAACCAAATTAATTAACTAAATATTTTTAAAAATGATTGAAAACAACCAACCAGTTGTCATTTCACGTGATGAAAGTGGCAACATTATTAGAGTATCAAAGAACAATCCTGAATACGGCTTTGTTAGAGTAGAGCAACCAACTTTTGCAATAGCAGGAGGATGGGTAGATGACAAAACTAGATCTGCAATTATCAACGGTAAGCTTGAAAAACTACAAAGAATGCTACCAGCGTTAGAAAAAAATGAAAAGAACTTAAAAGGACAAATTATTATTACTGAACAGTTTGATCCATTCTTTACTAACACTGAACATCCTAAGTATGAGCAATTAAGAGATAAAAATCTTAAAGTTGCAGGTGATACAGGTGTAGTTCTTAAAGGTGTAGATCCTGAAACAGGTGAAGAAAGACCTATTTATAGAAAAACTGAATTCACTAGTGATATGAATGCTACTGATACTTTTATTTCTCACATTAACAGTGATGAGATAAGAGCAGCACAAGCAGGAACTACAACTAAAGAAGCAAAAGAAGATTTCATGGCAGCAGCAGAAGAAGCTGACAAAGAAGTTGAGAAAGAAGAAGAAGTAGAAATGCAAGATGAAACTTTTGAGCTATAGGTCTGTTAACACCTTAAGTTAATAATTTATTTCAAGTGAATTAGGGATTGTTAGAAATAGCAATCCCTTTTTCTTTATACAAACATTTAAATAAATAATCATGTTAGATAAAAATCAAGCAAATAAAATAAAATTACAACAAAGAAAAGATAGATACGAATACATGGGTTTACTAACTGAGTATCAATTAGTTATGAACACAGGTAGTTTCGTTGAGTATACTAAATTAAATCCAAAGCAACACTTTATATTTAAAAGAGTATTGCATGGTCTAAAGATGTATAATGAAGCAGAGATTGCTAAAATGCATTGGGATAAAAAGAGAAGAGTGATTAAAGTATGGAAGCGTGGTCAAGAGGTTATTAATGAGTTAAAACAATGGGTAGCTTATAAGCAAGTTCAACCTATTTTTCGTATATTTGCTAAGTCTGAATTAGGCAGGGCAATATATGAATCTGAGTTTGAATATTTACCAGACTACAGGAATAAACATACACTTAAAGACTTAGGATTAAACTATTCAGATTTAATTCTAAAGTTTATGAGTGTAGGATTAGTTCCTAAAAACTTTTATAGTTTAAAATGAGACAGAAATCAAAAAAAATGCAGAAGCTTGATGCAAAGTATAGTAAATTAAGGAGGGTATTTCTTGATGACTATCCTATGTGTCAAGCTGCACTGCCTAAATGTACTGTTAAATCTACAGATGTGCATCATAAGAAAGGTAGGGGGATCTACCATAATGATGTAAGTACGTGGTTATCAGTATGTAGGAACTGTCACAACTGGATAGAACTAAATCCAGTAGAGGCAGAAGAATTAGGATTTTCAATTAAAAGAATATGATTAAATTATTACAATACTTAGCAGTAACTTTAAAAAGAGAAGATTTATATAATCTTGCAATGTTTTTGTCAGAGAATCCTGACATTATAGATCAAGAAACTTTAATGCATATAGTAGATGAAGTTGATGGATGGAACAGTAACAATGAACTGTACCGTGAAGAACACAATAAACTTATTGAAGATAAAAAACTTAAAGATTTATTAAGAGATAATAACATTAATTTAAATTAAGATGAGAAAAAAAATTTTTAATATGAGTAAACATTTATTAGTATTACTTATAATGTTAACAGCACTTAGTTGCGGATCATACGGTATGTTTTATACACTATTTCATGGATGGGTATACATAATATTATTTATAATTAGTGGTGCATCATTTGCACTTAGTATGTTTATACTATATACACTTTCTAATCAATCAAAATAATGGAAGTGAAGGAAATATCAAGAGATAAAGTACAAGCTGATGCATTAGATGTAGCAATACAGAATGTAAGAGCAACTCTAGCAGTATCTATGGGAGTAGGTAAAACTAGAGTTGCTATTCAGCATTTAATGAAACTATATGATTCTTTTATAAGGGTGTTAGTTGTTGTACCAAAGTGGTCTGTAAAAGATTCTTGGGAAGATGAACTACAAAAGATGGGTGAGCTTAGACTTGTACATCATATAGAGTTTTGCACATACTTATCATTAAATAAAAAGAATCCAAATGATTATGATATAGTCTATCTTGATGAATGTCATAGCTTATTAGAATCACATGAATCATTTCTCTCTGAGTTTAAAGGTAGAATACTGGGACTTACTGGTACACCACCAAGATCAGGAGAGAAGCTAAAGATGGTTAATAAGTATTGTCCTGTTAAATATACATTTAGTGTAGATGATGCAGCTGACAATGATATACTTAATGACTATCAGATTATAGTACATGAACTTGAATTATCAAGAGTAAAAAATGTTAAGAAGTCTACAAGAGATGGAAGAACATGGTATACATCTGAGAAAGCAGATTATGATTACTTTACTGGTGCACTGGGAGATGCACAAACACCAAAGCAGAAACAATATTTATCTATTATGCGTATGAAAGCAATGATGGATTATCCTACTAAAGAAAATTATGCTAAAGGTATAATTAAAAATATAGGATCTAAATGTATTGTCTTTGCTAATACGCAAGCACAAGCAGATAGAATGTGTCAACATAGTTATCATTCTAAAAACACTGCATCGGAGGATAACTTACAGTTATTTAGTGATGGTAGAATAGATAAGCTATCTTGTGTATTACAACTAAGTGAGGGAGTTACTATACCTAACTTACGTCAAGGTATTATTATGCATGCATATGGCAATGAAAGAAAATCAGCACAACGTATTGGTAGGTTGCTGCGACTTAATCCTACTGAGACTGCTACATGTCATATATTATGTTATAAGAATACACAAGATGTTAAGTGGGTTAACTCCGCACTTAGTTCTTTTGATGAAACTAAAGTTAAATATTATAATCCGTTAAATAAATGACAGAATTAATTGCACTTGGCACAGCCCTTATCCTTGCGTTAGGGGCTGGTGTCATTATAGGAATGTACGTTACAACACAAATAGGATCATGGATAGACAAGAACACCAAGAAATAATTTGTTGCTTATGTAATAAAAAGTTTACAGGTTATGGACATAATCCATTACCTCTATATAATTCAGAAGGAAGAGCTTGTTCTGCATGTAATATGTTAAAAGTTATTCCTGCAAGGTTAATACTAAAAAATCATAGAGATGGGAAAGATGAAAAACATCTACATTCAGATGAAGAATGAAAACTGGAAGGGAACTCCAGCAGAATACTTAAAGAAAATAATTAAAGAAAAAGAATATAAAAAAAATGTTGAAGAATTATACAAAAAGAATTAATGAATGGGATCTAGATATAGAATATAAATATATACCAGCTGAACTTGCTACACATGACTATCCTGGTACAGGATCTACTGTAGAAATAGGAGCTATTTACTTATGGAATGATGCTATAAATGTATCAACTGATGAACCGGTTGATATGTCTAGTTTCTTTTATGAGTTGTGTCCAGAGACAATGTATGAGTTAGAAAAAGAAATAACAGAATATCATGAAGGGTAATTTCTTTTCAATATTAAAGAAAGTGGATGGAGAACTTGTCCACACTATAAAAGCAAAAGGTACACTCTATAAGAATTGGGTTAAAGAGTTACCTGAAGATACAAAGGTAGAAATATTTGTTAGTGTGGCTGGAGAAGATGGAACTAATGCACAACTTGCAAAGATCCATGCTATGATCAGAGAGTTAGCAAATGAAGTTGGCCATACCTTTAATGAAATTAAACTTGAGGCTAAGAGAAATACAGGTTTATGTTTTGTTAGAGATAAGCAAGAGTATTGTAAATCATTTAAGGACTGCAGTAAGCAAGAATTAAATCTAGTTATACAGTCCTTAATTGAAATGGGGGATTTTGCTAATACTAATCTTCGTTAGTTTTTTTATCCTTGTCAGTGATACCTTCTATAGGTTTATAGTCTTTAGTTATGTTGTCTATTTCTTCTTGAGTAACTTCATAACTAGGATCATCTTGTAGTTTACCTATAAACTCTGTTATATTATCTCCTATAGATTGATTTGTAGCTAATAATTTTCCTTGTTCTTGAGCTTGAAAATTTATTTCAGTTAATATACTCATTAGACACCATATAGCCATATCTCCAGATGTTATCTTTTTAGGATCTTTTATACCTTCAAAGTCTGTTTGTATATTGAGCATGGCTCTTAATACTTCATCTTTAGACATTCTAGACATACAAAAGTTTAATGTATCTTGGATAGCATTTTTAAATGTACCTGATATAGGTATATTTATAATAGCTTCATTAGGAATTACAAAAGATTTTTGTTTGTATGTATCAGAGTTTCTTAATTCATGTTGTTTTTTTCTCATTGCTTCCCATTCAGCCTGATCTTTGGCTATATATGGGTCTTTGAGCTTTTTCATTTCTTCTTCAGAAATAATTTTAATTTTTTTATTTATTTCTTCTGGAGTTTGTTCTTTTTTCTTAGCCATAATAATATTATTTATAAACAAATATATAGATAATAATATTAATAAAAAAATATTATATTTGTAAACTTAAAAAAATCAAAATGTTTAAAGAAGATATGTTGAATATGACAAATGATATTCATAACTTTAAGAATTCATTTGAATCAAAATACAATAAAAATATAAGTATATTAGTGACAGAAAATTCTGATGTTGTTGTAAATGTAAAACAATGGCAAGATGAAATAGAGGCCATGAAAGATGCACATCAGGATAGAACTATACAGATACTAGAAAAACTAGTATTAAGTACAATGCGTACATTATATCCTGAATTTAAAGGATGGAGATCTTTAGGTAAAGATTGTAGAATAAGAGAGTTTGTAATATTTAAACAACTTTTTTGTTATATGTGTAATAGAATAGGATTTACACTACAATATACAGGTAACCATATTAATAAACATCATGCTAGTGTATTACATAGTATTAGACAAGTAGAAGGTTTATTAGATATTGGTGACCCTCAAATGTGTGAAGCTTATAATAAATTAAAAGAAAATATTAAAAATTATGTTAGAACTATTCCAGAAGATATTAAAAGACAAGCTTACACCCAACCAATTACTTCTTTTGTATGGGATTAAGAATAGCATTTCTTTTCCTAATTACCCTGAAGCTAAACAGTATGATGTAGGTCAATTAATTAAGTTAGGTTTATTAGCATTTAAAGAAGGAGCAAACTATTATGTAACGCCAAAAGGTAAATCTATTGTTACAAAGTATAATAATTTATACAAAGTAGCAAAGAAGAGAACTACTAAACAGTTATTGGGTGAAAACTATACAGAATTTCTTAAGCTATATAGAGAAGCATTTCCTAAAGGTAAACTACCAAGTGGTAAACCTGCAAGAGTTAATATGAGAACATTAGAAAATTGTTTTAGATGGTTCTTTGAAACTTATGATTATACTTGGGATGAAATTGCACAAGCTACTCTTATGTATGTAAGTGAGTATGAAGATAAAGAGTATATGTATATGAAAACAAGTCAATACTTTGTCTGTAAACAAGACAAACATAAAGTAAAACATTCAGAGCTAGCTGATTATTGTGATATGGTACGTGATGGTATACAACCTGATACTAATGAACCTTTTAAAGAGAAAGTTGTATGAGTAAAATTAAACCAGCATGGGACGGACAATATCAGTCTTTTAATGAAGCACTGAAATATATGCTAGCTAGGCAGAGTGGTAAAGAGAAATCTATACAAACACCATGGCCTAAGTTTAATGATGCTATTACAGATGGATTAGAATGGAACACTCTTACTGTGATTGGTGGTAGACCAGGATCAGGTAAAACTTTGATTAAAGATCAAATAATACGTGAGTCTTTCATTCTTAATCCTGAAGAAGAATATAGAGTACTTGAATTTCAATTTGAGATGGTAGGTAGAACATCAGCACTTAGAGAGTTTAGTTCTTTAACAGGTAAAACTTATAAAGAATTATGTAGTGCTGGTACTAAATTAACTAAGGATACATTTGACCAATGTCATATGTATGCAAAGAATAGGATTAAGAGTCCTGTTGATATTATTAGTACACCTATGACTGTTAATCAAATGAGAGATCAAGTTGATATCTATATGAATATACATCAAAAGAAAACTATTATCACCTTAGATCATAGTATTCTTGTTAAGAGAGCACCTTATCAAAACAATAGATTAGATATGTTGTTTGAACTAGGTGAGTTCTTTACTGAAGTTAAACGTAAATATCCTTGTATGTTTATATGTTTATCACAATTAAATAGGAACATAGATAATCCTGATAGAGCACAGAATGGTAAGTATGGTAACTATGTATTAGAATCAGATATATTTGGTTCAGATGCAATGCTACAACATGCTGATACCTTAATTGGTATTAACCGTCCTGCTAAACAAAAGATTAGATACTATGGTCCTGATAGATTTATAATAGAGGATGATAGAACTCTTGTATTACATTTTCTAAAAGCAAGGAATGGTGATACACGTATGAGTTTCTTCAGAGCAGAATTTGAAAATATGAAAATAACTGAGATGGATACACCACCTCAACAAGAAAGAAGATAATGATTAAAACTAAAAGTATGACTCCACAAGAGCGTAAAGCAAAAGTATTAGAATTAAGAAAAGAGCATGAAGATTACTTTCAAAAAGAAGGTAATGTAAATGCATTATATATTCCTAAGATGGCATATAGACCATCTGGTAAAGATGAACTACACGTATCATTCTTTCCAAGTGAGTTTCAAAAGGGTAGAGATATCTATACTGAGTTTGTTAGTATAGAGTATGACTCTGAAGATCCTAAAAGAACTTTGTATTTATTAAAACATAATCCTGATTGGTCAAATGATTATGAGATAGTAACTAGTAGTTCAGGATTTGAAAGACATATTGTTCCTGTAAGTAAGTTGATAGTTATTAATGATATTACAGATAGAGTTAAGATTGATTCACTAATTAATCCAGTGCCTGAAATTAAAAATCCAGATGAAAGAGATATAGTAGATGTTCTTAAAGGTATTGAAAGAGCATTATTAAGTATAAACCAAAAATTAAGTAAATAATGGCACAATCTGTATTAGTTATAGCTGACTCCGGGTCAGGTAAATCTACATCTATCAGGGATTTAGATCCTAAAGAGACATTTATTATTAACATTGCAAATAAACCTTTACCATTTAAAGGATGGAAGAAGAATTATACAGCAATTAGTAAAGATAATCCTAAAGGTAATATGACACCAGTGTCGTCTGCTGCAGGGATTATGAAAGCTATGATGCATGTTAATGATAAGATGCCTCATATAAAGAATCTAGTAGTTGATGACTGGCAATATATGTCCAGCTTTGAGTACTTTGATAGAGCTGATGAGAAAGGTTATGATAAGTTTACCTCTATTGCAAAGAATCTTGCACAAGTTGCTAAGATGCCTAAAGATATGAGAGATGACTTATATATATTCTTCCTTACACACTCTGAAGAATCAACAGATGTGAATGGACACAGAAAAGTAAAAGCAAAAACTGTAGGTAAAATGATAGATAATGCTTTAACTTTGGAAGGTCTATTCTCTATAGTCTTATTTGGCAAGGTTGTCAAAAATGAGGATGATAAGTTAAGTTATGTATTTGAAACAGTTAATAATGGAGAGAATACTTGTAAATCACCAGACGGTATGTTTGATGATGCACGTATAGATAATTCATTACAAGTTGTTAAAGATGCAATTATTGAATATGAAAATTAATAAATATGAATGAAGTAAATAAGAAAGTTATGTTAAATACTAAAGACATGTCTGCAGGAAGTGGACGAACAAAACCTGTATTAGATCCGGGTAATCACGTAGTTAAGATTAATTCTATTAGTCTAGATCAAACACCGTATGATGCTGATTCATACAATATACATTTACATGTAGAGACTGCACCTATTGGTGGTGGCTTTGAAGGTTTCTTCAGAGACTATAATGATCAATCTAAAGGTAGATATGACGGTCAAATAGGTAGAGTAAGAATTAGTCCTTATCCTTTTAAAGATACTACATTACCAAGTGGTAGAGAAATTAGCAGAGATCAAGAGATCTTAAAGCATATGATTACTCTTGCTGAGACATTAGACATGAGAGATGGACTAGATTCTATTGAAGCAGAAACTATTGAAGATTTTATGACTGAGTGTGATAGATTAATGGGTGGTTCTAAACTTATTAACATGTGTATAGGTGGTCGTGAGTGGGAAAACAAAGAAGGTTATATAAATAATGATCTTTACTTACCACGTATATCTAAAGATGGTATTGCTATGGAAGCATTAGATAAAGAAAACTCTAGATTACTTAAGTTTGATCGTGCTGTGCATGTAAAAGCTTTAGTTAAGAAAGAGAGTTCTAATGATGAAACTCCATTTAAAGCAGATTCAGGGTCAGGTTCTGACTTTGAATTATAATAGTTGCAGGTATTAATTTTAAACTTAGTAAGGAGTTTTATTGACTGTCCTGCACCGGAGTGAATACCGCATAAAACAGTCAATAGAAATTTAGATTAATATATAGGGGCACTTACTTGTCCCTATATTTTTTAGAATTATGATAAGCACAAAGAATCTCATATTAGATGGATCTAAAGTTCCAAGTACATGGGTGTTTGAGTTCTATCTGGATCTACCAGAAAGACTGAATGGACAGAATGTGCAGATTAAATCTGTATTTCATCCGTCAGAAAGAACTCCAAGCATGTGGATATTTGTGGACAAAGGTCAATATAAGTTTAAAGATTTTTCAACCGGTAAAGGTGGTAATAAAATTGATTTAGTTAAAGAGTTATTTAATATGGATTATTCTAAAGCTGTATTTAAAATAGGTCAAGATTATAATAAGTTTATTTCAGATAAAGGTGTATACACACAGTCTACATTAAAACCAGAAGCAAAGTATAAAGTTGACAGTATAATGACAAGAGATTGGAAAAGGCATGATGTAAAATTTTGGCTACAATTTAATATTGATGCAGCAATGTTAGATAAGTATAATGTAAAAGCACTTGAATATTATCATATGGTTAAAGGAGATAATAAGATAACTATTCAACAACCTTATATATATGGTTACTTTAGTAAGAATGATGTTTATAAGATCTACCAACCAAGAAATAAGAAGTTTAAATTTATTAAAGTTAAACCTCAACTTCAAGGTTTAGATCAGTTAGAGTATAATCAACCTTATCTTATTATATGTTCTTCTTTGAAAGATGCAATGTGTTTAAAACAATTTGGGTATAACATTGAAGTTATTGCTCCTGACTCAGAGAATACTATAATAAAACCTTATATTATTGAAAATCTTAAGAAAAAGTATAAAAAAGTTGTAACTTTATTTGATAATGATGTTGCAGGACATAATGCAGTTCACAAGTACAGAGAGCTGTATAACATTTCTGGCACATGGTTATACAGTAGCAAAGACATTGCTGATCTTGTAAAAGAGAAAGGCTTTACTGATGCTCACAAAGAAATTAAAGTTAAACTTAAAAGTGTTTTATGAAATGGTTTATACCAGGTAACGTACCAAGTAGTAAGAATGGACGTAGATGGACAGGTAAATATTTTATATCTAGCAAAGCTACTGCAAAGTATAGAAAGGATACAAAACAATACTATGTTAAATTAAGAAAGAGTTTTACTGAAGAACTCTCTAAATATAAGTTACCGGTTAAAATATCATTTAAATTCATCAGAGGTACCAAGCATAAGTTTGATTATATTAATCCTGCACAGACAGTGCAAGATGATATGGTTAAAAACCATTGGATTGAAGATGATAATTGTAAATACATTATACCTGTATTTGAACCTTATGAATATGATAAGGAAAATCCTGGTGTAGAAATTAAGTTAATAAAAGATGGAAACAAAACTAAAAAGAAACATAGCAGTTCAAGTGATTAAAGATCACAATATAGCAAAAATAGAAGTAGATTATAGTGGTGGTGGTGATGATGGATGTATAGATGACGTTAGATATGAAGACATTGATGAAAATAAGATTGATATTCTCATGGAACCTGATGTATCAGCAGAATGGGATGATTTAATATATGATATGTTAAGTCACCACATAGAGTGGGATTGGATTAATAATGAGGGAGGATATGGTCAAATGATGATTGATTGTACAAAAACTCCTTGGAAAGTTAATATTAATCATTCACAACGTGTTTTAGAAGATCATTACTATGATGATATAGATTTTGATACTGATAAAAAACAACATTTCTTTTAATGGCACATCCAAATATTCATGCCAAGTCTTCTGTAAAGAAGTTTGGTGGGTGTCCTGATGATTACATACATATACATAACTGGTTAGATGCAACAAAAAGTTGGGTGGGCAATCACTTACACAGAATGTTTCGTCATCACAGTGAAGGTATATTTGAATGTGAAAGAAAATTTGGACCAGTATTCACAAATTCAGATGGTAAACCTGTTTATACAAGATATGTTGCAGAGCAGCATGTAAGAGAGGATTGTAATAATTACATTCCCTCTGCAAAAGAATGGTTGGACAATATTCACAAGAAAAAGCTACCCTTGTGGATGATTAAAACAATGAAAATCAATGATTAGTTTAGAAGAATATAAAAAATTAAGAGAACTTCTCCATGGATCTGATGAAGATTATGAGGTTGCATGTGAGAATATAAAGAACATAAAAGAAATAACATCTGTTACAAAAATGTTATTTGCTAAATCTTTGGCGTTTGGTAGAAGACAAGCTTTTTGTGAAAAGTTTAAGATAGACTACCATGGTATTAAAGAATGGAATAAAATGTTTAAAGATCTTAATAATACTTTAGGTATAAGAACTGAACAAGAGATTATAGAGTTTGAAGTACATAAACAAATGCTTCCTGTCTTTACAAGTACTTGGAGTTTTATTAAAGATGTTAAGATTAAACTTGATTGGGAGCATGAGCTACCAATTGAACCAGTTAGTAAAGAGGATCAACGTGAAATAGATAAAATAGTAAATAATTTATAATGGACATACAAGATAAACTAGCAAGAGCTTGTAAGTCACTAATATTAAGAGAGCCCTTTTATGGGCTCTTTCTTATTGGGCTTAACAAGAAAATAAGAAAGGACGTCCCAACAGCGGGTGTCAGTAAAAATGGTATAGGTATACAACTATCTATCAACCCTGATTTCTTTATGGGATTACCAGATGAACACCAGATAGGTCTACTTAAACATGAACTACTGCACGTTTCATTTGGACATCTTATGATGAGAGACTCTTATCCTAACAAGAAGTTATTTAATATTGCTGCAGATCTTGAGATCAATCAGTATATAGATAGTAACATGCTTCCTGAAGGTGGTTTGACTCTAGATAGTTTTGCTGAACTAAAGCTACCAAAGAAAGCTGGTACTAAAAAGTATTATGATTTATTGGAACAAGAGTGCAAGGATAATCCTTGTCAGTCACTACAATCTATATTAGATCAGATGGATGGTGATAGTCAGTATGATCATAAGACATGGGAAGAGTTTGAAGATCTTACAGAAGCAGAGAAGAAGCTAGTTGAAAAACAAATTGAACATCAACTAAAAGAAACTGCAGAACAAACTGAAAAGAGAAGAGGAACTATTCCCGGTGAGTTAGCTGAATTAATTAAAAAGCTAAGAACCATACATCCTCCATCATTTGATTGGAAAGGTTATTTAAAAAGATTTGTGGGTAACTCCGTGTTTACTTTCACAAAGAAGTTGAGAAGAAAATTCAACAAAAGGTATACAGATAATCCAGGTCTTAAGATTAAACACAAGAATCATATATTGATTGGTGTTGATACTTCTGCATCTGTTAACACGAAGGAACTAGAACACTTTATGAGTGAGATGGTTCATGTACAAAAGACGGGACATCAGATAACTGTAGCACAATGTGACACAGGTATTAGTGATATATCCCCCTTTAATAGTAAAAAGGATTGGCAAATAAAAGGTAGAGGAGGTACATGCTTCCAACCGGTTATTGACCACTTCAATGAAATGAGAGGTAGATATACTGCCCTTATATATTTAACAGATGGTGAAGCACCTGCTCCAGAGAACTGTCCAAAGAACACATTATGGGTTCTTAGTGCAAGATCTCAGTGGACAGATCATTTACCAGGGAAAACAATACAATTAAACACGCATTAGAATGGCACAAGTAAATTTAAATATTGATGAATTAAAAGGTTTTGTAAACCATATAATAAAGAATAATAGATTCTTACAAGAGCAAGGGAAGAACCCGGTTGCTGTAGAAGTAGTTGGTGAATCAGGTATTGGTAAGACATCTGCTGTACTAGATCTAGCTAAAGAAAATGATTTAGATTTTGTTAAGCTTAATCTTGCACAGATAGAAGAATTAGGTGACTTAGTTGGTTTTCCTGTTAGACAATTTCAAATGTATAGAGAGAAGCAAGTATCTAAGAAGATTGATGATCTTCAGTATACAGTAGCTCAGAAAGCTGCAGCATCTGCACAAGTTGCAGACTCTACCATGACTAAGAAGATTGGTCAATGGGTTGATGAACTTGCAGTTGAAGAGTATCTTAGAAAAGGATGGAAGATGACCGGTAAAAATAGAATGTCTTACTGTGCACCAGAGTGGATTGCTGATAAGAAGAAAGGTGGTATCCTGCTTCTTGATGATTGGAACCGTGCAGATGTTAGATTTATTCAGGCTGTAATGGAGTTGGTTGACAGACAGCAGTATATATCATGGTCTTTACCGGCTGATTGGCATATTATACTAACTAGTAATCCAGATAATGGTGACTACATGGTTAATAGTATTGACTCAGCACAAAAGACTAGATATATTACTGCTAACCTGAAGTTTGATGCAAATGTTTGGGCAAGATGGGCTGAAGAGCAGCACATAGACACACGTTGTATTAACTTCCTGTTACTACATCCTGAGTTAGTAAATAAAGAAACTAATGCAAGATCCATCACAGCATTCTTTAACTCTATTTCAAGTTTTGAAAAGTTTGAAGATGACTTAAGTATGATCCAAATGATTGGTGAAGGTTCTGTTGGGGACACATTTGCTTCTATGTTTACTACGTTTATTAACAACAAGCTGGATAAGCTGGTCACACCTAAAGATATGTTAACACATGATAACCAAGATTGGGTTATTGGAGAATTAAATAGTGTTCTAGGAAAAGGTGACACATATAGAGCAGATATTGCATCTACTCTTGCAACAAGGTTGGCTAATTATTCAGTTGTTTATGCTAATGAAAATACTGTAACACCAAAGATCAATGAAAGATTGATAGCATTATGTACTAAAGATGTATTTGCTAATGATTTGAAGTATCTTATTGTTAGAACTATTTTCAACGGTAATAAAACTAAGTTTAACAAAATGATGATGAATCCAGAAATCATCAAAATGACAATGAAATAAGATGGCAAAAGTTTATAATTGTACTTTCAGTGCTATAAAGGAACAGTTAGAAGACTTTGGTTTAGATGGGCAGCCTGTATATCAGGTTGCTCTATCTAGGCAAAGTTGGGATATGGGTCAAGCTATATTCTGTAACCTTAATAACACTTATAAAGTATTTCAAAACATGTTTGATCGTGAGATAGATGTAGTAGATCTAACTCAATATAAGAAAGCTTTTATACTTCCAGGATGTCCGGTTTCATTACCTAGAATGAAGGAAGCATTAAGAGAGCATAAGATTACTGTAACAAATGATTTTAATAAAGCTGATTGTTTTATAACTCATGATGAATATGGTCAATATCATTGTGATGGTGAGTCAATTAGAATTAATAGTATGCTATTCAAAGCTATGAACTATGAAGCTATGGATATTAGTACAAGTATAGATTTAGCTAATAATCAAGGTGAACCAAATGTTGATGCTAATATTCCAATTGTATTTGATAGTAAGATGGCTGAGACATATAGCAGAAGTAGTATTGACTATGATGCAGATTTATATGAGTCTTATGTATTTACTCCTTTAGCTGTTCAGATTGCTTATAGAATTAGACATGAACAAATACCTGTTATATATGCTGGTACATGTTTAAATGAATCAGCAAACAAAACGGTTCTTGATAATCAATTAATGGATGATATGATTAGAATGATTAAGGATGGTAGTTCTGAAGAGCGTGAGCTTGTTAAGAAAATGGTTCCTGCTATTGACTATAGAAAGAAGAAACACCTTCTATGGAATATGGCAAGAGAAGTTAGTGGTTATATGTATATGTTTAATAGAGATAAAGACATGAACTATTGGATAGATAAATCTAACTTTACTAAATATTCACGTGCAACTGCTGAAGATATGATTAAGTATCTTGAAGAAGAAGAATACCTTGATTCAGAATCATTTAGATATCTTGAACCTATTGTTCGTAAAGAGATTGTTATTAGTAATAGAGACTTATATACATTTAAGGTACAAGTTAAAGAAGAGTATAGAAAATATTTAAAACCAAAGATATGACAGATTTAAAACAATTATGGTTAATTGATATTGACCCAAATAAAATGGACACAGTAAATAATACTTTAGTAATGCAAAGTGGTTGTCTTAAAGTAAAACAATTGGGTCATTATATAGAATCAGCTAAGAATAGTGGTGGGTATAGAAAGAGTTCTAATACAAAGATTAAAGAGATAATGAATGATATTGGAACTATTACATCTGATGATCTTAAAAATGCTAATTCATTATATAGATTTCCTAGACTTAGTTTATCAAGAGATAAAGTAAAGGTACTACAAGAAAAGTTTGATCTTAAGTTGAAAAGAGATTTTCACCAGGCAGACTATGGTATTGTATCTGAGAAGTATTTTGATGGATTATTTGTTACTAGATGGCTTGCTAAAGCAGATGTTGCAGATGTACTTTCTTGGGCACAAACTTATCAAGATTGTTTTGAAGAGGATCTTTTTGATGAAATTGTAAATGATTTAAACAAGATACCTGCAGATGCTTATATTGTATTTGAGTCAGAATGGTTTAGTTCATATTACCACGATGGTGCTAGTAATATTGATAGATATTCTAAGATGGCTGAAAAAGCAAGAAACATAGGTAGAAATACTCAATATCATTATTACATTGAATCATTAGATCAGTGGAATGATATACAAGCTAATATGTCTAAACTTGTTTGGGACAGCAATATGAATGATCTTGCTACAGAAGACTCTGAAGTATTAACAGAAGAGATGTATATACAACTTAAAACTATGCTTGGTTGGGAAAAGACTGAAAGTGGTTGTGGTTGGCAAGGTACTAGAGACAAAGAGAATATGAATCTAGCTTTGAGCATTATTGCTAATTGTAATATTCAAAAGTCTCATACATATATAGCTTTATTATTTTCATTCTTAAGTGACTCTATGAAAGATTCATCTGTTTGGAATACTGTTAACTTTAAATCTGTAAGAAAGAAGTTTGATAAGTATATACAAATGAATGGTTGGAACTGGTGTCATAGTTATAATTATTTAATTGAATATTTAATTAAAGATAATGCATTAACTGAATACGCTTGGAAAGAAATTGCTCAGAAGATGTATGATGATGTATTGTCATCTCAGATGGGTGTTGATAGTAAAAATCATTTTAGTATTAGTCCTGATAGTATTCAATTAAAACCGGAACTTAAAGAAAAGGTTATACCAAGTCAAGAAGAACTTCAGTATATGGAAGATCTTGTTGATATGCACACTGAATCACATAGATTATGATAGATAAAATTAAAGAAGATCTGTTTTACAAGGGAGAGTTTAGCTTTAGCTACTCTTCCTTAAACAGGTTATTGTTTTCACCCAAACTCTTTTATAGAGATTATATTCTTAAAGAAAGGGAACTTAAGATGGAAAAACATCTTATTGAAGGTAGGTTAGTACACTTACTTCTTCTTGAGCCAGACCGGTTTGATGAAGAGTTTAAAGTAGTGCCTACTAGAATTCCTTCAGACTCTCTTCGTAAAGTATTGTATGATATTAGTCAACACACTGATCTTACAGAACTTAGTATTATAGATGACAAAATAATATTGCAATCACTTAAAAATGTTGGTCTATACCAATCGTTGAAAGATGAATCTAAACGTATTGCTAAAGTACGCACTATAGAATGTGAAGATTATTATGGTTTCAAGACAAACTCAAAAGGTTTAGAAGTTATTGATAATGACATGTTAACCAGAGCAACAGAAAGAGTTGATATAATAAAGTCTAACAAAGATGTTATGGCTTTACTTATGGAACAAGGTACTGATTGGGATTTAGATCATATTCAAGTATATAATGAGAAGAAATTAAACTGTGATTTAAATAATTACAAGTTTGGTTTAAAAGGTATTATAGATAAGTATATAATTGATGATGAATCAAAGACAATAACTATTGTAGATCTTAAAACTACTGCAAAACCATTAGAAAACTTTGCAGAAACTGTAGATTTTTACAATTATTGGCTTCAAGCAGCTATATATTCATTGCTTGTTATTAAAAATGTTGATGAAAGACAACAGGATTATAAAATTATTTTTAAATTTGTAGCTATAGATAAGTATGATCAAGTCTATACATTTCCTGTATCAGAGTCAACACTACTAAGATGGATGAATGAATTAAATAGAGCATTAAAACTAGCAAATTATCATTACAGTGAAAGAAGATATGACTTACCATATGAATTTGCAAACGGTAATGTAATACTATGAAGAAAATTTATGAATCTTATTTTCAAAAGAGCAAGGTGTTTTTATACCCCTTGCTCAATATACCTAAAGGTGTTAGATTTGTACCCAGTCAAACATATTTAACTTGGGAGGATCAGTTTGATCTATCTAGATATAAACTAATAGCACTTTATAAAATTAATCCTGACTGTAAAGACTTTCAACCATTTCATAAAGAAACATTAAAAGCTAATCCTTTTTATGAATATTATGAAAAAATAGATAAAGAATCTCATATATATGTATTTAGCATAGCTAGCTATAAAAATGATATAAATAAATTTATTAAAGGTCAGTATTCAAAAATGACAAAAAAAACTAAAAAAATAATTACTAAGTTTTTTGGAGCTTCTGGCACTATATCAGAATATATTGAAAGTTATCTTTATCCTGAAAAATATTTTGAAATTTATTCAGATATACTTAATGTACCTGTAGAAGATTTAGAAAATGTAGGAGAGCTTTGTGATAAACCAGATTTAGAAAGAGAAACATTTAAAAATATTTTGGTTGCACTAAGTTTATTTAAATAATTTATATATATTTGTAAAAACTAAAAATCAATAACTATGGCTAATAAAGTAGAAAAATCAATGATGCTCGTTAAGAGTTCTTTTGGTCCAATGAAAAGCTTCAAGCTTATGCCTATCTCTAATGATTGTCCTTTTGTAGAATGTTTATTCTCACCATCTGAAAAAATTATGGTGATTATATCTAAAGTAAAGAAACAATCTTATCATATGGTTGCAAAATTAGATGATAATGGAGATGAGGTACCTGTTAAAGGTAAACCAAGAGCAAATGGAAAGAAAGTCAAAGAAGAAAGAAGAATGGTTGATACCTTCTCTGAGCACTATATAGTGACAGAAGAAGAGATTAGAGAGATAATCAACATGTTTGCAATCAATCCAAAAGCTTTTGATCTTGATGAATTTTTCAGTTTAGAAACTGGATCTAATCTTATTACTCCAAAAATGGAGCCTATAACTACAAAAGCGTGATCAAGTTTATAAAAACATTAGCTGGTATGCTACTATTAAGTTTACTAGTTATAGTATTTATAATACTTGTTATATTTAAAGTTATAGTTATTACTGTAACTTATATAGAAAACTCTTTGTGTGAAATGATAAAAAAATGTTTGGGCACTGATCTTTAGTGCTTGGTTGTTTGTTTTCATTTTTAGGGAGGTTGTGTCATGGCAACCTCCTTTTTTTTTAAATTAAAATTATGAATGTAAAAGAAATACAAGAAAAATTTATGAATAAGCTCTCAGATGCTGCTGAGAGTCCATATGAAAGCTGGGTAGATGCACTTTGGAATACAGTAAATTCTAAAGCATTCTCTGATCCACTATTAGAATTAGCTAAAGAAGTTGATAATGGTAAGAAGTTTACACCAAAATTTCCTGATTTACTTAAAGCATATGAGATGTGTCCATATAGAGATCTTAAAGTTGTTATTGTTGGACAAGATCCATACCCTCAAGAAGGAGTTGCTGACGGAATAGCATTTAGTTGTTCAAAGACTAACAAGGAACAACCATCATTAAGGTACATCTTTGATGAATTACAAAGACAGTATCCAGATGCAACCAGAGACTGTGATCTAAGTAGATGGTCTAAGCAAGGCGTGCTTATGTTAAACACAGCACTTACATGTGAAGTAGATAACATTGGGGCTCATGTTAATATATGGAAGCATTGGAGTCAATGTATATTTGGACATATTTTAACTGATCATCCAAAGATACTTGAGTTTGTATTTATGGGTGCTAAAGCAAAACCATTTGCAAAATCTATTTCTAATGATCATAATAAACATTTTGTTGCACATCCTGCAGCTGCTGCATACCGTGGTGGTAAATGGGATTCAGACAATCTATTTAAAAAAATAAATGAAAACTTAATTAATAATGGTGAAGAACCAATAAATTGGTAACTATGAGTTCAAGAAGTAAATGGAAATTATATTATTTTGCATTATTTTTATGGTATTTATTTTTAGCTTCTCTTGTTGGTTGCGAAAAGCAACTTGAAGAACAGATATGTTGTGATTGGGATGCTACAAATTTTGATCCTGAATATAATGGTCATAATGTAAATCAACTATACTTTACAAACAGTTCATTATGTAATGATGATGTTTGTATCTATGAAAACTATTAAATATGAATCACTGGGTAATGGATTATGAAACCCTAGTGGACTGTTTTGTTGGTGTATTTAAACACTACAAGACTGAAGAAACTAAAATCTTTGCAATATGTAAACAACGTAATGATTTTAGTAAGTTCCTAGAGTTTCTTAAAGAAAATACGGAAAATAAAGAGTGGCATATATCCTACAATGGATTAGCATTTGATGCACAGATCACTCATTATATTATAAAACATTACAAAGATTGGAAATCAATGAAAGGAGAAGACATTGCTCGTGAGATATATTCTTATGCACAGAGTTGTATAGATAAAGCTCATAGTGGTGAGTTTCAAGAGTATCCTGAATGGCATATGTGTATTAAACAAATAGATGTATTTAAATTAAATCATTGGGATAACATGGCCAAGAGATCTAGCCTTAAATGGATAGAGTATACTATGGACTGGGATAATATCTTAGACATGCCTATACACCATGATACAGAGATAAATACACAGGATCAGTTAGATTTAGTTATTGAATACTGTATTAATGATGTAGAAGCAACTAAGGAAATCTTTAATAGATGTAAACCTTTGATTGCATTAAGAAAGAACTTAACTGAGAAATATAATATTAATTTATTTAGTGCATCTGAACCAAGAATAAGTAAAGAAATCTTTGCTTACTATCTTAGTAAAGAACTAGACATGCCACGGTATGAAGTTAAGAAGTTAAGAACATTTAGAAATGTAATTAAAGTTAAAGATCTTATACTAGACTATATTAAGTTTGATACAGTAGAGTTTAAATCTTTACTAGAAAGGTTTAGGACAGTTGAAGTTAATCCTAATTATACTAAAGGTGGATTTAGATCTTCGGTTGTATATAAAGGTGTAAAGACTGACTTTGGGTTAGGTGGTGCTCATGGTGCTACTGCACCTGGAGTGTATGAGTCTGATACTGAGAGAGTTATAATGTCTTCTGATGTTACTAGCTTCTATCCTAACTTAGCTATTGTTAATAAGTATGCACCGGCTCATATACCAAAAGAAAAGTTTTGTGAATTATATCAATGGTTCTTTGATGAAAGAAAGAAGATACCAAAGAGTGATCCAATGAACTATGTGTATAAAATTATCTTAAACTCAACTTATGGGTTAAGTAATGATAAAAACTCTTTTCTATATGATCCGCAGTTTACTATGTTTATTACTGTTAATGGTCAACTTACACTAATGATGTTATATGAAATGATTATGACTAGGATACCAAATGCTGTAGCACTTATGCAAAATACTGATGGCGTAGAAACTATCATACCACGTGAGCACATAGATGCTTACATGGAAGTTTGTAAAGAGTGGGAGCAGATAACCGGTCTTAATCTTGAGCATGATCAGTATAGTAAACTAGTGTTAGCTGATGTTAATAACTATATAGCAGTAGATACTAATGGTAAGTCTAAATGTAAAGGTAGATTTGAATATGAAGGTTTAGCTCTTCATAAAAACAAGTCTAAACTGATCATTCCAAAAGCATTGTATGCATACTTTGTTGATGGAACTTTACCAGAACATACAATAAAACATAATAGAAATATTTTAGATTATTGTATTGGAGCTAAATCTAAGGGTGCATGGAGACAGCACTCTGTATATGTTAAAGATGGTGTTGCACATAAAGATGTGCTACAAAAAATTAACAGATACTACATCTCTAACAAAGGTTGTAAGATAGTTAAGATAAATAAAAGTGATAATAGAGAAATTCAATTAGAGTCTGGACAATGGGTTCAAACTGTAATGAATAAGATAGAAAATAAAAAGTGGTCAGACTATGACATTAATGAGAAATATTATCTAAATGCAATTGAGAAAGAGATTAACAATATAATTGGTGTGAAAAATAATCAATTATTATTGTTTGAATAAGTTTTATTATTATATTTGTAAAAGTCCAGGGGGAGCTAAGGTCGTGTATAAAGATTTACACTTCATTCGTGCACAGCTCCCCATGGCAACTAAAAACCAATAAATTATGGGATATACAAGACCAAGAAAAACTACTAAAGATTACTTGGTAGCAGCACCGCTACCTAATCATGGAAAAACTTACACAGTTATTCCTCATAAAGATGTTATAGAGACAACTAAGACTCTATTAGACAACAGTGGATTTCAGATCACTAAAGAACTTTACAGGGCAAACATGAATGCTAAAGTAGCACAAGGTGTTTATCACCTTGCTTCAGATCAAGATGAAGAAATGGGGATGATGTTTGCTTGGACTAATTCTTATGATAAAAGTACACGGTTTCAGTGTGCTGTAGGAGCTTTCGTAAATGTATGTAGCAATGGTATGTTATGTGGAGACATGGCAAACTATGCTAGAAAACATACAGGTAAAGCAGATCATGATATTCATACTCAAATAAGTTCACAAATTAAATCAGCTAACAAGTATTATACTAAGTTAATTGATGATAAGAATGAGATGAGAAAAATATTTCTACCTAAGAAAGATCAAGCAGAATTAGTTGGAAGATTATTCTTAGATGAAGAGATTATTGATTCATCACAAGTTTCTTGCATAAAAGCAGAAATGAAAGAACCATCTTATGATTATAAAGCTGATCTTAATAATGCTTGGACATTCTACAATCACATAACACATGCACTTAAAAAGTCACATCCACGTACATGGATGAGTGATCAAGTAAAGTTTCATGAGTTTATGACTGCAGAATTACTTAGTCAAGCTGCACTTAAGAAGCAGGATACTAGTTGGCCTGTAGATTTTATAGCAGATATGGAAGCTCAAGAGTATGATACATTTGAAGAGTTTAAAATATAATGCCAATAAAATATCAAAAGACTAGAACATTAGTTACCAAGACAAATAACAATAGTAGTGACTGCATAGCACCAAATATAATTTACGGGTGCTACGGGGGCTGTGTAGACACCTATTGTTATATGTCTAGGTTTAATGGTAATAGAGTATTTGTTAACAAAAATGTTAATGATATATTTAATTCTGTAGTAGAATGGGAAAAATCTTATAATAAAGTTCCTAATCAACAGGATCCTGTTTACACTATGGTAGACATTGCTTGTAATTCAGATTTAGTTTTGATGCAGAAGCATATGCCAGAACCACTTCATGATTATCTTAAAAGGTATGATGATCATCAACAGCTTAATAGTACTATGGCTACTAAGTATCCAGGTCTGCTTAAGTTAGATGTAAATCATTTTAATAAAAGGCCACGTGTGCGTGTTAGTCTTATGCCTCAAGAGTACTCTAACATTCTAGAACCTAAAATGCAGAAGATATCGTCAAGAATAGATGATGTTAATAGGTTAAAAGGTCTAGGATGGGAAGTACATTTAAACTATTCACCTCTTGTATTTTATCCAGGATGGAGTAAAGAGTATGAAAGTTTATTTAAAGAAGTAAAAGAGAAAGCCGGTGAGAATAAATGTGAAGTTATTGCACTTACTAATCATGTTCATCAAATGAATAGAAGCAGTGAGGAAGCAAGGGAATTAATGAAATATTCTGATGAGATCAAAAATGGTAATGGAATAATGCGTTATCCTATACGCCAGAAAACAAGAGCTTTAGCTAACTTTAAAATGATCTACAGTAAATATTTTAATTTACAAACTATTAGATATATATTTTAAAATGACTGATGACCAAAAAGAAGCTGTTGTAAGATTAATATTAGTAATAATATTATTAATAGTATTTGTATTAATTCAATTATAAAGAAAGGGGGTCAATGGTAGCGTGAACCCCCTCTCTGTTCTCTGTAAAATTCAACCTGCACGGTTACAGAGATATATAAGAAGTGTTATTATCTACCTTGACCTCTATACTTTTTAGTATAATTGCTACCTCCCTTATTGAATGTAGTTCTACTCTTAGCATGTCTACCATGAGATTTTCTACTATTAGGCATAAATGTAAATGTATTTTTCTTTGTCGCCATTATACTCTTGTAAAGAATGCATATACTACATTTGTAACTGCAGTATCATACTTTAATTTTGCACCTGTTCCATCTTCAACTACAAAAAATGCAAAATCACCAACTCCTAATTTAGTTAAGTTAGTGCTTCCACCATCATTAGTAACAAGTATATTACCAGTTCCAGTACCACCACCATTAGTTCCTGTATTATGAACAAATAAATATGTATCACCTTGACTTGTAGGAATAATTGATTGATTTAAAGCAGCATATGTCGTTATACCAGCTGAAGTTACTGTGCTTTCTTGTACAGTAATAACAGGGTTTAAGGTTATAGACACAGGATCACTTTGACCAGTTATAGTACCTGTAAGATTAAATAAAGTTTGTAAATTCATTTTATTATTATTTTATATTATTATTAATGTCTTTTTAGATAAGCATAAACATATGTAGTAACTGAGTTATCATATACAGCCTTTAAACCTGCTTGTGCTATCAAAGGTATAAACATTGCATCACCAACATTTAAATGTGCTATGTTTGTTCCAGCACCGTTTGTAAGTATAACTTTACCTCCAGTACTAAGATCTCCGTTTGCACCAACATTTCTAACATACACATACTGTGTAGAACCTCCAGCTGCAGGTGCAGCAGATGTTCCTAGTATTTCAAAAGGTGTACCATTTACGGTATTTCTTGATGCAGATGTTAGAGAAGGATTTTCAACGTCTAATTCAAAGTCAGTAAAATTAATACCTACTGAATCACTTTGACCTGTTAAACTTCCGTTTAAACTTAAACTAAATTTTACTTTATCAGCCATTTTTTTAAATTTTAAATATTATTGTTTCTTCTTATTAAATTTTTCAACAGATCTACCACCAAAATAGGCACCAATCACTGTTATTAATACTAACTGTAGAAGATCAGTCCACTTTTCTTCTACGGTAAATGTTAATGCACCAGCATCAATAAAGATCAATAACATAGTACATACTATTAAAAATATAAGAACCATAGGTCTTACATTTTTACTTAACCAACTATCAGAATTCATATCTGCCGTCCAACGGTCAGTTATATTTTTTTCCATTTGAGCTTCATGATTCATGATTAGCTCTTTTAGTTTTCTTTTAGCGTCTAGTTTTTCTTCATCTGTTGTTACTAAGTTATCTATCACACCACCAACTGATTCTACCAAGTTGCTTCCGGCACCTGAGAAAATCTTTTTTAGTATACTCATACTTTAAGTTTTTAAATTTACAATACCCCGTTAGGACCAATAGAACCAACAGAACCTCCATATTTAGCAAATATGTCACTGGTACCAGTTCCATAACCACCTACCCTCGACCCTCTTTTCATTGCTTTTCTTTTTTCTCTTCTATCTTGTCTTCTATTTCTTCTATCTTGTCTTTTTTCTTTATTTCCAAACATAATATTTATTTTTTAATATTTATAATACCCCATTAGGTCCCACAGACTTCATTAATGGTTTGTGATATTCACCACCACACATCATCATGTGAGATCCCCCACACTTATAAGTCTTTTTCTTTTTCTTATCTTTCTTTTTCTTTTTATACATCATAATAAACTATTTGGTCCCATGTTCATACCATATGGACAACCGCAACCCTGCACCTGTCCACCTTCAGCTTTTTTAAAGCTTTTTAATGTTTTAGCTAAGTTACATCTACGTTTTGCTTTAGTAGATGGAGGATTCTTGCAATATTCTGAGATGCTCTTTCCTTCAGCTTTAGCAGCTGCAGTCAAAGCACCTGGTTTTTTTATTGCTTTTTTTATCCAATTCTTAGCCATATTTTAATCTTCACAAACATTTGAGTGGGAGCCATCACAGTATCCATCAGGATCTGAAGTGGTACCACACACACATTCTTTCTTATCTTTAACAAAGAATCTATCATATGCACCTTCTTTAACTGTCTTTACAAAAAGTTCAAATTGATCTTTTGTAAACTCAGTATAGCCTTCATCTTCTCCACCAACAATTACTTTGTCAGATTCGGTTGAGATGTCAATTGCTGGACAACTCTTACAGCTAGCACAAAAAGTCATTTGTGATCTGTTTGCACTAATTTTTACATTTTTTAATCCTTCTAATTCCATTGGTTTATACTTTTTTAAATTTAGCGTAATTAACTACACATGCAGCAGTGTCAGAAATTAATTCTAATCCTTCTCCACCGTCACAACATAAAAACATGAAGCTACCTGGAAAGAGTTTAGCATATGTATTATTTGCCACGTCTTGAACAGTTACAAAATTGGCAAGATCTGTATTTTGAATGAATATATAAGTATCAGCAGCAGTAGTTGGAATAATCTCTGTAGCAGATGTTGGTATTGACATAGATTTTGATTCTACGTCAGTATTATCAAAATTTACAGTGTCTAAAACTGTGCTATTTAAACTAAATATACCACTAACTGTGTCAGCAGTATTAAGGTTTAATGAGAGATTAAGTGCTTGTGTTGCCATTATATTTCAAATCCAAAGTTAAATATCATAAATCTAAATCTTTTACAATTTGGCTGTTTGTTTTCACAAAACCAGCATGGGCAAAAGTATAGTTCTAATAATGTTAATTTACCAAGTCTAAGGTTTAATTCATAAACCTCTTTCTTATTTCCTGATTTCCAGGAATTAATCCAATTTATCATAATAAAATAATTTATGTTATATTATTAATATACAAAAAAATAAGTGAAAATTAAAGTATGATATAGTTTATTCCAAACTTGAAATCATGCCAGTCACGGTTCCAGTATTTGTTATATTTTCCTTCAATAAAGATACCTAGGTTCTTATTGATCTTATAACCAAATATTAAACCACCTGAATAATCTATCCAATTGCCACCATTAAAATTATGATATGAGTACTCACCCCCTGTATCCAAATGCACCGGTAGTAGGTTCGCCCAAGAATGAAACCATATTGTTTTAGTGTAGTGATAGTAGTCTAAACCAACTACTAGAGAATGACACCACTGAACAGGTAATGCATCCTTTTTTGATTTCACATAATCATTAAGAACTTGGGGGACCACTACCTCTTCCCATACTTCACTACTTGTAGCCACGACTGCTCCACTAGGGTCTAAGTAGCTTATTCCTGTTGGGTCAAACCCAATTGTGTAGCCTTCCTCTAAAGCAAGGTTTGTGTAGTGTATGTTTCCATTAGATAGTACCCACTCAGCTAAAGGGTCATAACCGTAAGGTTCTGATATTCTTTGTACAGCTCCTGCAGTAACTGAAAGTTTTCTACCTATCTTTTGTCTATATCGTTGTGACGCTTCCATGTATTCTACATCAGCAAAGCCGTCTTGTAAGTACTCTATCTTAACCACCCATCTATCTGCTAAGTATCGTAAAAAGTGATGTTGGTCTACATAAGAGTTACCTTGTTGTCTTTTATAATCTGCCTCAAACAAAAACTCAAATCCTCTAGTTCGTCCAATAGTAGCGGCATCAGAGTAAGAAGTTTCTGTACCATCTTTGAATGTATTAGCTTTATTCTCGTATCCAAATCTTTGTATCTTTCTTACACCTACAGTAAAAGCATAGTCAAATGGAGTTTCTATTACATCGGTTTGAAGTCCATCTAATATAGAATATGTATTCTGATCTGAAATAGAGGTACCACCATTTACTGCAGCGTAGAATGTAGAGAACTTAAAAGTTTTCTTAAGTTCTGTTTTAAACTTGCTATCCTGAGCACAACACTTTTTAGGTGCTACACAAGACAATAATAGTAATAATATGGTTAGTAGTATTTTTTTCACAACTTAATTATTTTCTTGGTTATTCTTATTTTATCATATGTAATAATCAAATTATACATTCCATCGGGATAATCTGATAAATCTATTCTTTTAATATTATCTGTTTGTATAATCTCTCCTACCATATTATATAGTTCTACATCAACATCTAGTCTTGTTTCTATAGTAAATGTATTTGCTGTAGGATTGGGGTATACAATTATATCACTACCTGATAGCTCATCTAAGTTAACTGGCCATCCTTCTTCACAATAATTATACATAGATTGACAGGTCTCATCCCATACCTCAGTACAACAATAGTTATCTATATCTATAACCCAAGCATAACAAGGATCATTTAACCAATAAGGTTCTCCAGGTCCACCATAGCAACCAGCATCATAAAGACAAGTGGTATTATCTGGTAAGTTAACTAACGGATCATAGTTATATGCATTAGGATCAGCACATCCTTCTATTATAACTACACAACTACCATCATCAAAACAAGCATCTTCATCATAGTTTAGTGCAGTACTATCTGTACAACCTCCAACATAACAACATGAATTATCTAAAGTATTTGCTAACGGATCAAAGTTAAGAGCCATTGTGTCTGTACAACCATATACAAATTCTATACACGTACCATTATCTGTATTTGCTAATGGGTCATAGTTAAATGCAGTAGAATCCATGCAACCATATACATAAGGTATACAGTTACCGCTATCAGTATTTGCAGTAGAATCATAATTAAACATGGTAGAATCCATACATCCTATAATAACACCTTCACAGCTTCCATCATCTGTATTGGCATCTGCATTATAGTTAAAAGCCTCTGGATTGGTGCAACCTAGTATAGGGTATATACATCCATTATTAGTATTTGCTAACTCATTATAATTTAACGCAGTTGAATCTGTACAACCAATCACAACATCAATACATGAGCCGTTGTTTGTATTTGCTGTGGCATTAAAATTAAATGCACTTGGATCTGTGCATCCATATATAGCATATATACACCCTGAATTAGTATTAGCGGTAATTTGATAATTTAAAGCTGTATCATCAGTGCATCCTATTACTACTGGTTGACATGAATCATCATCAATATTAGCATTTACATTAAAGTTAAATGCTGTTGGGTCAGTACATCCTAGAACAGGATATACACAACCTGAGTTAGTATTAGCTAGTTGATCATAGTTTAGTGCTGTATCATCTGTACACCCTATAACAACATCAACACAACTATTGTCAGTAGTATTAGCTTGTGGATTATAGTTAAATGAATCAGGATTTGTACAACCATAAACAAATGAAATACATCCTACATTTGTGTTAGCAGTTTCATCATAATTATATGCTTCAGGATCCGTACATCCATATGCAAACTCTATACATGATCCATCATCAGTGTTTGCATTAACATTAAAATTAAACATTGTAGGATCCATACAACCATATACAAATGGCTCACATGGATTATTTTCATCTGCTGTATTAGCTTCTGCATTATAATTAAATGCTGTTTCATCTAAACAACCGTATATAAATGGTTCACATAAATTATTATTTGTGTTAACATCTACACCATTTATTCCTGTTAATGGATTTCCTACTCCATCATTATCATAATCATTATATGTATAAGAGTTTGGATTTAAACAACCATATACAAAAGGATAACATGAGCCATCATCGGTATTAGCTAGCTCATTATAGTTAAATTGATTTGACTGTGTACAACCTTCAACAACTGGTTCACAACTATCATCATCTACATTTGCATCTGGATAGTAATTAAATGCTTCATCATCTGTACAGCCATACACTATTTCTATGCAAGAGTCATTATCTGTATTAGCGTCTTCATCATAGTTAAACGCAGCAGAGTCTGTACAACCATTAATAACAGGCTGACATGATCCTGGTTCTAGAGTATTTGCTTCTTGATCATAATTAAATGCTAATGGGTCTGTACAACCTAATATAGTTGGTATACAAGGATCTGTTTCATCTTCAACAGCTACTTGATTAACTGTTGCTAGTTCATTATAGTTATATGCAGTTTCATCTATACAGCCGAATATAGCATATACTTCACATGTTCCATCATCAAAATCTGCTTCTATTGCATTTTGTTCTATATAATTATAATATTCAATATAAGCTGCATCAGTACAACCAGGGTTGTAATAACAGTCATTACTGCTTGTATTTGCTATTGGATCAAAGTTAACTGCTTCTAAATCTAAACAACCATAAATTTTAGGAATACAGTTATTACCACACAGAGCTTGACCTTGATATAGAAAGTTGTATTGATTATAAGAAAGTATTGGATTTGTATAAGGGTTAGTTCCACCTTCTAATATAATGTCTCCTATAGGGTTAATTATTTCAAAGCTGCATTGTTCTGTTGTTTGTTGAGATTGACCAAAAGAATAAAAATAAGCTTTAACCATTTCACTGGTATTAAAATTAATTTCAGTTTCAAAAACTGTTTGATCACTTTGTAATGTAAAAGGCCCCCACCACTGATCACCTTGTGTAACTACTAAAAATGAACCTGCCCAACCATTATCAGCCCAATCCGTCAATCTTAATGTATTTGTACAATTAGGGTTTGATAGTTGTGTATTTGCATCAGGGTTAAAATTAAAAGCATCAGGGTTTATACAGCCAAATATTCTTTCTGTTTCACATGATCCGTCATCTTCATTAGCATAAGGGTTAAACTCTAAATACTCATTGTTTGTACATCCTTGTACAGTCTCTGGTGCACATGGTGTTACTTGACCAACATCAATTATAAGCTCTCCAAAATCACCTATACCTTCTGATATTGTATCACCACATTCTGTATATACCGCCCAAGTACCATCTATACCACCCCATTGAGCTCCACCAAGACCATCTCCATATGAGTCTTGTAACCAAAACATTATGTTAGTATTGTCATCAATGCAAGTTTGATATTCTACTGTAGTACCTACTGGCACACCACAATACGTTGTGTTATCATTTACTTCTGCTAAAGGTGTTCCATCACCATACTGATCATATATTATCCAACTAGTTTCACAGCCATACTGATCCACCATTATTTCAACTGTAACTAAAGTTTTACCTGCTGTGCATGTTATATCTCCTCCATTACATGAACCATCGTCTGTAGTTGCTGCAGGGTTATAACTAGCTGCTTCTGGGTCTGTACAACCTGGTATGTTAATACAAGATCCATCATCAATACCTGCTTCTTCATTATAGTTTAATGCATTTGGGTCTGTACATCCATAAATAAAAATACAAGGATCTACCTGCCATGTTTCTCCTACTACAGCATTTACATTTACACCTGGAGTATTTGTATTAGGGTTTCCATCTGCTTCTGCTTGTGTTGATACTACATAGATTAATGTTGTGGGTGAATTACAACCTCCACCATCAAAAGCTACAGCATCTATAAACCATTGTTGTCCATTATCACCAACATATATTCTTGCACCAATTTGTAGAATATCTTGATATTGTAAATAAAATTCGGGATCAACTCCAAAGTGAGTATTAGTAAAGGATACCAAGTTACATGTTGAACCTGGTGTTATAATGCCTGTTGGTATATCTGCTGCAAGTGGATTATAATTAAATGCAAACTCATTTATACATCCATAAATATATGTACAACTACCATCATTAATTAAGGCATCTTCGTTAAAGTTTTCTGCTAATTCATCTGTACAACCTTGTAAAGGAGGAGCACAAGGTGCTATAGTTAATGTATCTACTAAAGATATTGGTCCGCTAGGTTCTGTTGTTAGTACTGAATCTTCATAAAAAGCACCTTCTACATACATTAAACTATCTTGACAAGCATTACTTATTGAAAACCATCCATTATTACCACCCCAAAAAGATCCAGCTAAACCATCACCATAAGCATCATTTAATGAAATAATATATTCACCTGCTGGTATACTTATTATAGTATCATGTAAAAATTCTGGCAATAAAAATGGTTCATTTACAGCTATTGCAGCACCGCTAATATCATAAAGTTCCCATGATGTTTCACCAGGATATTGGTCTGTTTGTAACTGTATATGTATCCAAGATTCTTGAGTAAATACTAGTATAGGAACTAGTAATAAGAATATTAGTTTTTTCATATTTTAAAATTTATTAGCAAGTATTTCGTCAATATATGCTTGCACTTCTTTTGCATCTGCTTTCATAGTAAATGATATATCTGCTTGATATCTTTTTACTTCTTCACCATCATCAAATATTATAATTGTAGGAACTACTGCTATATTATGTTTTTCTTGTTGTTTTGGTTTGTCTGCTATATCTACATATGCTATATCACAATCAACTAAATCATTACACCATTCTACATCATTTGTAGAGTTCCATCCTGCATTATATTGAACAACTTCTACCTGTCCATAGGCAATAGAAGACATCAAACAAAATATAAAGAATATATTTTTCATTTTAATCTATCTATTTTATCTTCTATACGTTTTAAATCTTCTTTTATTTCCTCAACATCATCTTGAGTATTTTGAATTGTTAAACGTATATTTTTATCTTTCATATCAAACTCCATTCTTGTTACATCTGGATTTGGTGGTACAGGTAGCTCTTTAGCCTCAGCAATATCTGCCTGTAAAACAAACCACATACTTACTAAAGTAGTAATTAAAAAACCTATTCCACCTAGTGTCTTTAGGCTTATTTCAAATTTGGAATCTTCTGATATTTCTTTCATTTTGTACCTCCTTTTCTCATATAACCCTGGCCTGAAAATATAATCATCTTGTCTTTGTTTGCACCTCCTCTTTTCTTTGGTGATTTCTTAGCACCAGGATTTGACGTTTTTAATTTTCTTACATTATTTGTCATTGAAGTCAACTTATTCTGATTTTCTAGAAGTTTATTTTGACTCTCAATTAGTTGGTTATTGAGTTGAAGTTGTTTAATAATCTCTTTTTGATTATTCATTATAGATTGTTGATTAAGCATTGCTTGTTCATCAGGGTTAGGAACTTTATTAGGATCCATTTGAGGAACATCTACAAAATCAGATACAGCGGGTCTACCAATCCTAGATACCTTTCTAGGACCGGCATGATTATTAGGACCTCCCGCTCTATATTGTCTAATTCTACGCATATTACTATGAAGTTGTATCCCAGTCAATTACAATTGATCCACAAACTACTCCAAGATTAGTTGCATTAGGAGCAATTTCAAGAAATCTTGCATTTGCTGGATTAGTAATTTCAGTTGTACCTGCTCTAGCTAAAAATTCTGTAATTGCTCTTTGCAATTTTAATGCTTCACCAGTTGTTGTTATTGATGCTTTACAATCTTTTCTAGTATGTCCTAACCAAGTACCACTATGACCAGCATCTAGAAAAAAGATTTCAAGAGTATTTGCATCTGCTATTCTCATATTAACATTATTTCCTGATCCAACTGGATAGGATATAATATCTTCTGTGTCATCAGCATATGTCATAATCCATTTTGGTAATGCTGCTAAATTTAATTCTGCCATGTTTAAAAAATTTATTAAGTTAATTATTATGCTATTATATCTTCTACTACCTCTAAGTCAGTAACAGTTGCTCCTAAAAAAGTATTTACATCACTTAAAACATCTCCATCAAGATATATCATTCTGTTATTATCTGTATTAGTAATTTCTGTAGATCCTGCTCTAGCTACCCACCTTGTAAAATTTCTTACTATATTAAGTCTAGTAGCATCGTCATCAGCATGTGTAAATACAATTGCCATATCACGTCTTGCACCAACAACACCTTCACTATCATGACCTGCATCCAATATACACACTAATGTTTTAGTTGGTGCACCTCCTGTTCCAGTATTACAAGATTTAAAAAATACTCTTGCACCCAAACCAATAGGTACTGATACACTTTTATTTTCTCCTGTGTCTTTAGCCATAACCCACTTGGGTAGTATTGCTTTGTTTAATTCTGCCATATTTAAAATATTTTAATTGTTTATATTCTTGTTTGTTATATTTTATAAAACCCTATTAGGTCCTGCTCCTCCTCTTGCTCCTTTTGCTCTGTTATAAGCTACAAGTTCAGTTGCTAAATTATTAGATCTTGTTGTATTTCTACTTTGTGCATCTGTTCTTGCACGTAATGCTACATTATAACGGCTTAGATCTGCTGGGTCTAATGTATAATAAGCCAGTCTATCAGCAGTAACCGCACCTCTAGTGCCCGGACTTACACGTCTTGCACTTCTATATATAGCAGGATTAGGTGCATCTGGAACAGTCTCTGGTGCAAATTTACTTTGTCTTGTACTAGGTTTTATTAAAACATCTCTATTAATAGGATTTCTTGTACCTTTTGTTTGAAATTTTGCTGAAAACTTACTTGTAGGAAGTGGGGTTTCTGGTTTAACCAATAACTGTGCAGATAAATTATTACTTGGCGTAATACTGTTTAATGCATCGTTTGTTCTTTGACCATGAGATTGTTTCTCTTGGTCTGCTCTTTTTCTTGAAGCCATAACTTTAATTAATTAATTATTATTATATTTGCTATTCTTATATAGATAATATACAAAAAAAACTTTGAAATATGAAAACACATGAATTTAAAATAGAATTTCTAACAGATAGTCCACTATTAGGACTACATATGACACAATTTGATAGAAAGAATAATGATACCTTAAGATGGAATCCAACCATCAAAATCTCTTTAGGTTTTTTATTTTTTCATTTTACTTACATAAATACAGATTATACAATAGAAAAGGATTAAATTTTCACTATATTATTATTACCTGACTATCTCAGGTATCTCAATTATTAACTACTAAATACAATAAAATGGAATTGAATAACAAGATTCTAAGTGATATTACTGTCCACATGAAATATGCACGGTATAATCCTGAATTAAAAAGAAGAGAGACCTGGGAAGAACTGGTCACTAGAAATATGAATATGCACCTTAAAAGATATCCTAAACTATCAGATGATATAAAAGGGGCCTATGATTACGTGCTTGATAAAAAAGTACTACCATCTATGAGATCTATGCAGTTTGGTGGCAAACCAATAGAAATTTCTCCTAATAGAATATATAACTGTGCTTATCTTCCTATAGATAGTGTAGATGCATTTAGTGAAACTATGTTTTTGCTACTTGGAGGAACCGGTGTTGGTTACTCTGTACAAAGACATCATGTAGATAAACTACCACTAATCAATAAACCATATAAAAAAAGAACAAGACGTTACCTAATTGGTGACTCTATAGAAGGCTGGGCAGATGCTATTAAGATGTTAATGAAGTCTTACTTAAATGGTAAAAGCTCACGCATAGTATTTGACTATTCAGATATTAGACCTAAAGGTGCTAGGTTAGTAACATCAGGTGGTAAAGCTCCTGGCCCACAACCATTAAAAGAATGTATACTTAAGATCACAGGTGTTCTTCAAAATAAAGAAGATGGTGATTCACTTAGTACACTTGAAGCACATGATATTATATGTTACATAGCTGATGCTGTATTAGCTGGTGGGATTAGACGTGCTGCTCTTATTAGCTTATTTAGTGCTGATGATGATGAGATGATATCTTGCAAGTCTGGTGCATGGTGGGAGCTTAACCCTCAGCGTGGTAGAGCTAATAACTCTGCTGTTCTAATGAGACATAAGATAACTAAGTCTTTCTTTATGGATCTATGGAAGAGAGTTGAGTTAAGTAAAGCCGGTGAACCTGGTATCTACTTTAACAATGACAAAGACTGGGGAACTAATCCTTGTTGTGAGATTGCTTTACGTCCTTTTCAGTTCTGTAACTTGTGTGAAGTTAATGTAAGCAACATTGAATCTCAAGAAGATCTTGAACTAAGAGTTAAAGCTGCTGCATTTATAGGAACACTTCAAGCGGGATATACTAACTTCCACTACCTCAGACCAGTATGGCAAGAGACTACAGAAAAAGATGCACTTATTGGTGTATCTATGACTGGTATAGGATCTGGCAGAATACTTGGGTATGATATGGAAGCTGCCGCTAAAGTAGTTAATAAAGAGAATACACGTGTTGCTAAATTAATTGGTATCAGAAGGGCTGCTAGAACAACAACAGTAAAACCTGCTGGTACAACATCATTAACATTAGGAACTAGCTCTGGTATACATGCATGGCATAATGATTACTACATTAGAAGAATACGTGTAGGTAAGAATGAAGCTATATATACATACCTTGCTAACAATCATCCTGCCCTTGTAGAGGATTGTGTGTTCCGTGGTCATGATACTGCTGTAATAAGCATACCTCAATCAGCTCCTAAAGGCTCTATTCTTAGAACTGAGTCTGCTTTTCAATTACTTGAAAGAGTAAAAAGAGTGGCAACGGAGTGGGTAAAGACTGGACATAGATCTGGGTCTAATACTCATAATGTATCTGCTACTATCAGCTTAAAAGATGAAGACTGGGAGTTAGCTGGTGACTGGATGTGGAAAAATAGAGATCATTACAACGGTCTAGCTGTTCTTCCATATGACGGAGGTACTTATACCCAAGCTCCTTTTGAAGATATTTCTAAAGAAAAGTATAATGAAATGGTTAAGTCATTAATGGATATTGATCTATCTAAGATCACTGAAGAAAATGATGAAACCAATCTAACAGGAGAGCTAGCATGTGCTGGTGGTAATTGTGAAGTCAAGTAAATTTAGTCCATATTTTTACAAAGACAAAGACGGTAATACAGTCATGACCGTAGCATATCATCTAAAAAGAGGATATTGCTGTGGTAGTGGCTGTAAACACTGTCCTTTTAAATCAAAAGACCCAAAGCAAAAGCACTAACCATTAGCATTATGTATATATAATTGGTAACATTTACTCTCATATAAATAATATACAAATCTAATATTAAGTATACGTTAAGGAATTGTTAACTATTTGTTACCTGTATATACATCTGTTTCATCATCAAAGTTTTTCCATCTTTGAATTGAATATGCCCAAGGAGTTATATCACCTATTTCTTTAATATACTTAGGCAGACCTCTTTTATTACCTCTTTGATAGAAGAATCTTTTATCTCTTTTAAGTTTTCTAAGAAGATCTTCATCAAAATATTTTGCATATTGTATATATGGTATATGATGCAAGCTTGTTGCCACGTCCACCATTTCTCCTATAACTCTAGTAATTGGAAGTGGATCCGTGGTTTTCATAGTTATCAAATCAGGTAAATTAAAAGGTGTAAAGAATAATACTTCTTTTGCTAACTTTCTTAATGAGTATCTTGCAAAATAACGGAATCTTCTTAAAAAAGTTCCTTTGTCATGCGGGTTATCACCTCCAAATAAGAAAGCGGCTAAAGCTAAAGATGTTGCTATTACAAGATAATCATATAAAACCTTATATGCATTTCTTCTTCTAACCAAAGATATATCAGGATTTTGCGCATCAAAAGTTGCCTTGGCAGTTCCTTTATATATTTGTGCTACAAAGTTACCAAGAGCTCTTTGTCTACCTTCTACCCAACCTAGGTTTTCATCAAAATACAATGGAGAATATGCTGCTCTACCTAAAGGAGCAACCCACTTACCAAACTGCATTGCAAGCTCACCAAGGAAACTTGCCTGTAATTGTGTTTTATCATCATAAGCATAGTTACCATGTGCTTGTATATTAAGCTCTCTTATATCATTTCTTATTTTTGCATAGAATTTTTCAAACTGTTGTTTTGTCTGAACAGGAGTTGCAATTCTTTGATCACCATTTTCAGTAACACTAAGAGTTCTATTTTTAGTATCCATATAGTGTGTAAATCTACCACCTTCAGCAGCAATATCTAACTTATATTCACCTGTTGTTGAGTCAAAAATACCAATGTTTAATAAAGACTTTTCTTCTAATACTTTACCATCCTTATCTCTAACTTGCATCTTAATAGTATCTAGATAAGATCTACCTAATATTGTTTGAACCTTATATTCTACACCATTATTTAAAGCAAAGGCTATATTTGCGGCACTTTCTGCAACGCCTGCCTGTTGAGCTCTTTGTCTCCCAATCTCTGCAACTTCTGCATAACTATCCATCATTCTCCAATAATCAGTTGATGCCCAGTATTCATTAGGAGCTTTCATTTTATCAAATCTACCTGCACCAGTAAGCCATGCATATGAACTTCTATGTCCCAGTTTAGCAAATAAACTAGGAAGTGCAGTGGCATAATAAGCTTTTGTTGCTCTAGCAACAGATCCTCTAGTTACCCAGTTTTGCCCTACAGCTTCTCTCCATGTTGCATTTGTACCTTGTACAAGGTTACCAAAGTTAGCAATAGGACTTGACCCAACATACAAGAATGATGTAAAAAACTTAAAATTATTTAATATCTTAGGCATATTAGCTTCTTGTCTACCCTTTCCTATATTTCTATAGAATGTATTTTTCATCCACGTTCTATATCTTTCTGGAAGTTTTGATTCTGATGCTGGTTTAGTTGCTAAACCTTCTGTGCTTGCTCCTCCTGGTTCAAGTGGATCATACAAACGCCCAGTTCCAACACCAGGAACAATACCTGCTGCAAGATCTGTATAACCTTTATTACCCACTAAACCTCCCGGTTGATATTTTGCACCATCAATTATATCTTGCACACTATTTAAAAAACCTTTTATTTGGCTCATATTATCATAATGATTTGCCATAGCCATAAAATCTATTAAATTACTAGCAGCATTTAAACTCATTTCATTTTTTGTAGGTGCATCTTCTAATAACATTATCCTTTGATCTATTTTTTCAATTTCTTCTTTATATTCTTTGGATGTTATTTCATCATTATTTCTTTTAACTATAAGCTCTTCTTTTAACTCATATAGTTTTTCAATAGCATTATCATCTTTTGCATTTCCAACATACATAATTGGAGGAAGTTCTATATGCACACCAGCAATTTTATCAAAAGCAGAGCTTGCAGCCATAGTAGGTTTTAATGGATTTAATCTTGATTTAGCAAATTTCTTTCTTGCATCTTTATTTGCAAAATTCCATCCACCCATTTTTTCATACATCCTTGTAAAGTAAGATCCCTCATTACTTAAATTATTAAAAAACTTATTAAATATTAAAGGACTTTTACCATTAAATGATTGTTTAGCAGAAGCAGGGAGCATATTTAAATACTCTTCCATAAGCTTTGTATACATTAAATAGAATTCTTTTTTAGCTACACCTAGCTGATCATTTGGATCAACTTCCATTATAGCTTTATACTTTGGATTTACAAGATTATCTCCATTTTGAGATACATCTCTAGGAATCCTAGTTAACTCTCCGTCTACAACTTTTCTATCAAAATCTTTTGGGGGTAAAATTTCTACAACACCTGTTGGTCCACCACCTAAAAAATCATATTCCATTTTTTGATAATCTTTATCAGGTTTATCTTTCCATTTGTTTCTCCACTTTTGATACTTATATCTACTAACATCAGATTTCTTTTGCCATTTACCACTAACAGTATTAAAATATGCAACTTCTGCTCTAGCTTTTTTATAAGCATCGGTGTGTTTGTGATAATCACCATCTCTATATGTATATACACCATCAACTTTTTCTACAGTTTCTGGAGCATAAAATTTTGCAGCTCTTACTTTAGCTTTATGAACTTTAATATTATGAGCTTTATCCTTATCTGTTAAAACACTTGCATCTTTAATTATATATTCTAACGGTTCTCCTAAAGCATCTCTAGTATCTTTTGTTTCTCTGTCCCATATAGCTTGATAATTTTTCCAATCTGTTTTTTGTACAATATTACCAGTAAAGTCTCCATTCTCTTTAAACTCATACATGTAATGAAAGAAATCTTTTACAAATCTTTTTTGACCTAATATATTTGTTGAAGGTTGTAGTCTTTCCAACTTCTGAACAAGCGGTAAAACTTCATTCTCAATCCTTTTTTCAACCGTATTCATCCCATTTATCTTAGTTGATTTAAATAATTGATCAGCTAATGCTAATAAAGGATTATCTGATCCTGCAACTGTACCAAGATAATAATCAGTACTTGTTTGATCTTGTATAAAATTTAAAAGATCATCTAATGCTGCCTCATCAAACTTTTCAGACTCTCTACTATAAAATGGATTATTAGTATTATTCATTATATAGAGTTTGATTGCAGACTTTTTACCTTCAAGCAGTAGAGATTTTTTATTTTTTCCAGTACCCATCAACTTATTAAGTTGTCTCTTTACTTTGTCTCTTAACTTGTTCTCTGAATCAGAAAATTTTATATCATTAGGTTCTATATTAAGTTCTTCAAGACTAGCTGAAGCATCTGCTAAGCTACTAAATGAATCAATAAAGTTTCCAAAGAAGTCAAGTGCACTTAAATAATCTTTATAGTTTACCATTTTTTTAGGATCATTTATATAATCCGCCATCTTTTCAATTTCTTTTGATGCATTTGTTAACATCTTTTCATAGGTAAGATCAAAAGCTCCTGCTTCTAGACCATGTGAAATAAGACTATTATTTATATCAATAAACTTAAGTGTCTTTGCAGCAACAGAACCATCATCATTTAAAACTTTTTGTGAATTGATTGCACGTGTAGCTTTTTGTAGATTTATAAATTCAACTCTATAGTCTTCTAATACTTTTGCACGTAACTTATTTGTAGCTATCCCTTCAAAAACCTCACGGTTGCTAAGATCTTTAGCTGCAGCTTCATAAGCATTTGATTCTATTTCTTCATCTGATAATTTAGATAATTCTTCTGATAAATTTTCTGATGCATCTTCTACACTTCTGTCTCGTGTAAGAGGTTTTACAATAAGATCTGTGTAATCTGTATAATTAGATATATCTTGGGAGATAGGGGCTTCTACTGTTCCATCTGCTTTTATAATTATTGTCTTAGCTTTGTCACTAGTTTTATAGCCTTTATTTTGTAATATCCTTAGTTGAGCACTAGCCTCTATACCAAACAACATCTTTCTTGTAATACCATCAGGTAATAATTTAGAAAATGCTCCATTTTGATTTAACTTTAAAGTTTCAATAATACCCGCATCTCCAATATCATTAAATATATTTATAGGTGTAAGATCACCATTCTCTTCAATAGCAAGCAAACTTATTGTGCTAGCACGTTTAGACTTTGTATCTGCAACAACTACATTTGGGACTATAACAGCACCTATTTCTTTATATCCTCTTACTCTTTCAGATAGTCCTTCATATATTTTTTTTATATAGTCTTCATTATTTATTGTCTTTAACTTAGATATGTCAACATCTTGATTTAATATAACAGCCTCTGCAATTATATTTAAATCTTGTGATCTTTCTGTTACACCTTCTTGACTAATATCAAGTTCAACACCCATATAATCCATGACAGATTCACTTACATCATTAACATCATCTATATTATAGTATTTACCATCAACATTTATTACTATAGGATCTTCTAATTGTTTTATATAATCTGCTGCTGTAAAATTTTCTATGTTTCTTTCTGCTTCTCTACTTGCATATGTAAGTCTATCAACTATATCTTTTTGTTTATCAGTTGCTTCTTCATTTATTTGAGTTATTAATGCAGATCTATTATCAGACAATGCAAACTGAACTGCTGTATTTTTAATTACCTCATCATTTAAATTAAACTTTAAATCTTTTGTATTTAATAACTTAGTTATATCTGATATAGTACTTGTAGACTTGATATCTGCTACAGAAAGATTAGCCCCGGATATATATTTAAATAAGTTTTTTACAACATTACCAATAAACTTTAGCAAGTCCATTACTCTTTGCTTCCAAGTATTTGTAGGTTCTTGTTCAAACTCCTTATTAAAGTTATTACTTAACGCTTTAGTTAAAAACTCTCTGTCTAAGTTCTCTTGAGTATAGTTCTTATATATCTCTTGTGTTTGTTCTAGTAGCTCTGGATATATCTTTTTAGCCTCTGATAATAAATTTTTATATAAAGCATTGTTCTCTGCCTCCACTGTGTTTACAAACGGGTGTAGTATTTCTTCAGCAACTGTCTCCGGGCTTACACTACCTTTTACAATCTTAACTGTATTATCAACATAGTAAGCTTTAACATTAAAGAATGATGATCCATAACTTAATTCTTTTTGTTCTTCACTAAGATTATCATAATATGCTCGTGCCTCTTGTCTACTAACTACATCTATATCAAGCTGAGGAAACATTTTTAACATATGATCTATAACATCTAGTGAGTGAGCATCATTATCTCTAGATAGAATCATATTAGATTTATTAAACTTAGAAGCATCTATTTCTAAAACTAAACCATCTCCCATAAACTTTACACTATAACTTGAAGGCGGAACACTCCAAACTTTCATAAGTCTATATATCTTTTGAGTGTTTTTAGTTTGATCTGGTTTAACCATATACATGTCACCAACTCTTGTTACTAAATTTCTATTTGAAAAATTATTTAGTAATATATTTTTATATGAGTTTTGATCAACAGACATAGCCTCTTCCTTTTGTCTCAAGAATGTATTTACATCTTGCAAAGAAGGCAGGGCCTCTGTGTTATTACTTTCTTGCCACTTAGTCATAATGCTATCTACAACTATAGGGTTCTTATACTTAGCATTTATAGCTTTCCATTGGGCTGTATTTCTATTAAAACATGTCATATCTATTTACCTTTACATTTTTTAATATCCTCCATAAATTCCTCTTTTGTATCATATAGTTGTTTAGGATCTTGATACAAAGCTATCAAATCTTCTGCACTTCTCACACCTAAACCACCTAAATTTTCTGCTACAGCAATATTTTGTTTTTCTGACTCTGTAAGTTTATCATACTCTTCAGTCAAAAACTTAACATCCTCATTTTGTTCACCGGGTATTTCAAGAGCATCTTCTTTTAATCCTGTTAAATCTATTTCTAACTCTTCTTGTGCTTCTTCTAATTCCTCTGCAGTAAATTCAAGATCTTTAAATGGATCAAGCCCCTCTTGCTCTTCAGTTATTTTTACTTCTTTTGGTTTAACATCTGCCCCTTTCTCATTTTTAAAACCTTGCTCAGTGGCACTTATAGCATCACCTAATTCTCCTAACTGATTAGTATCTTCTTCAGCTAGTCCTTCTACTAAGCTAGTAGGATCAGTTTCCATAAACTCTTGCATAGGTATCTTATTTTCTAATCTGTCTTTTCTATTTTCCATCAATAAGCTAAACGCAGGTCTTTTACTTGTAAATACATCACCTATATCTGTTGCACTATCTACACCTAAAGATTCAGTTTCAGTGTATATAGCATTAACACCTAATATTTCACTAACTCTACCATCTGTTTCTGATTTTAAATTATACATTAAAGTTTGTTGATCAGCACCTCTATCTAAAATCTTTGGTACAGTAACACTTGTTAACACTTCTGTAATAAACGTTGTCTCTTTTCCTGACCCAGTTTTAATTTTTCTAACTAATGGGAATTTAATTAAGTCATAATCTTTATTATTGATTGTAAGATTAACAACCTCAAAACCTTTTCCTTTTAATTGTTTTTTATTTAAGCTCAATCTCTTTTTAAAAGCCTCAACACTAAGTTGTTTACCATATTGTTTTTTCTTTTGAGCTTCATACTTTCTTATAAGTCTACCTTTGAGTTTTCTATCTTGAGCAGGGCCAAGTTTTGCAAATAAGTTTACATAAGTTTCACCTAGACCTGAATCAAATTGAACTGCTCCACCTTGAACTGCTGCAGGTTGTTTTTCTGCAACTTCTTCTGTAGTCTTCTTTACAAGAGTTAAATAACCTTTTAGTCTTGAATCTGTATTAGACATTGCATCATAATACTCTTTAGTATATCCTGTTAAAATAGAAAATTTTGATGAAAAGTTTTTTACACTTTTTTGTTTCTTAGTTAATCTTATTATATCAGTAATTTCATATGGATTACCCTCTGCACCTATTCGTATAATATGACCCTTCTTTGCATTAGCATATAGTTTATTCTCTGTAGATATTGCTTTTATCTGACCAGAAAATAATCCCTCTTCTAATGATATGTCTTTTTTATATCTACTATCTTCAGCAGCTATATTATAGTTTAAACTTGACTCATCTTTAAATTCTTTTAATGCTAATCTTGCATTACCTGCCCTACTAACTTTTAAATTAAAACTATTTTTATGTGATAGCAATATACTTTTTACAACTTGATTAGTTATTTCATTTAACGTTGCTCCAAAAACTTCTCTATATCTTGTATCATCTAATGTTTCTGATTTTAAAAGACTATGTGCAGGGCTTACAGCACTAATGATATCCTTCAACATTACAGGAGGCATAACATTTATAAAAGAATCTCTTGCAAAAGTAAAGCCATCTTTAACTAATAAATAGTTTAATAGATGGTTCATGTCTTGATAGTTTTGTTCATCTTTTGTATAGATGTTTGCTATATCACGTCCTATCTCTATCATCATTGCATCTGGAACTGTCTTCCAAGTATTTGCAACAATCCTATCAATCATTTGCTTATTATTAGGATTATCATATGTAATAGGTTTTAAGAAGTCATATAAGAAGTAACTATCAGGATTATTTTTCATAAGCCTTCTCATTACATCCATAATAATTAATGGTGTATTCTCACTTGCTTCAGGATATATAATACCATTATCTAGTGTTACTAACCTTTTTCCATCACCTCTAGTTTTTAGTCTATGTATAAAAGACTTTGCTGTTAAATATGATATTATACTTTTCTTTATTTCACCTCTACTCTCAACAGATCTTGCAGCACCTTTATAGTGAGAAAGAACTATATCAGTTATTTGTTCAAAAGGTTTTGTTTTAGAAATAAACACAGAAGGAGTAACTTTATTAATCATACTTGCCATTCTATATAATGTTGTCAAATATGGTTGTGTTTTAACTCCACCAATATCATTTATCTGACCAAAGAACTTTCTAAAGTCTACAGGTACACTACTATTTTTAAAATCACTATCTGATTTATTTATATCTAAGTCATCTAAAGATTTTAAAGATCTTTCTAGGTCTAAAGTTGATGATCCTATACCATCTATAAAGTTTGGTAGAGCAATAAACTTATTTGTTGCTCGTTTAATTCTTTCTAAAGTTAAAAATTGTTGTAAAACTTTAAGCTCTGCTTCTTCTAATTTTTCATATGCTTCTGAGCCAACCTCAACTTCACCCGTAAACGTTTTACTTAAAGTTTTTACACCTCCAACATACTCCCATGCATTTAATTGTTCTGTTAAAACTTCTGTTGACATACGTAAAGTAGCAGCATTTTCTAGAAGGAATGGTTTATCGGTTGTCATTGCTTCTATCTTTTTTTCTATAATTTTAGAAATATTAGCAGGTTCATTATTTCTAATTTTACTACTATACATTCTATATACATCTTTAATTGTAGGATGATTAACCATCATTACAGGAATTCTAATTGGCATACCAAGTGCTACACCATTTGCTACTGTAGATAGTGCTTGTTTATTAAGACCTAAGAAATATGCTATATTGTATTTAGCATTGTCTGTCATCCCTGTGATCTCTGCAGATCCCATAAACGCTCTTCTTATAAGTTCATTTTGATTTTTTGGATCTAAAATATAAGGGTTTGTAAATTCATTATAGTTTTGACCATCTATAACTAGTTTGCCAAACTGTGATCCATCTCTTAAATCTAAACCATATTCTGAAAATATATGAAAGTTCAAGTTTTGTGGAACTATAGAACCAATGTTCTTTGCACCATCATGAAAACTATCATATATCCTTAGTATATCATTTAAGAAATCTGTATCAGTTGAAGAATCAAAAATTCTTTTTCTATTAGCAAAAGACTTAACTTGACTTTCTAAGTTGGTAAGTAAATCAGTTAATGGATCTATAGAAGTAGGCTCATTAGCAACACCAACACTACTATATTCAGAAGGTGCTTCCATTCTTGGATTAGACTGTAATGCTATTTTAGTATCTAGAAGTATATTATTATTTGCTGCCTCATAAGGCTCTATTTTAAATTTATTTTTATAATCAATATACTCTTCTTTTGACTTTGGTTTATTTAACTGATGCAGTGCTCCCAAAATTTCTTCTTGACTTATATCTACTTTTATATATTTAGGCCCAAACTCATCTTCCTTTTTATTATATGTAAAGTCCTCTGCCTTTGCAAATCTTAATTTTGATTCTTTTGCATTCCATCCTGGTACTGTCTGATCTTCATTTTCTCTAAGCCACTCAGTCCACATAACTTCTACCTCATCCTCTTCATATAAAAGTTTGTATTCTTCTTCAAGTGCTCCTGGATTTTTTCTTTTATACTTTCTAAGAGCAAGATTATATATAGATCCTGACCTTTGCACTTCTCTTTCTACAAAGTTTAAGTACTCTTCATATAATGTATCCTCTGATTTATTATTTACACCCTTAGTTGATCTATTAGGATCTACTGGCACACCATCACCATACTCAATAATTTTACCACCCTTTACATATACATCTTTTTCTTGATTATATACTTGATCAATATCAAGGTCACGTCCAGAACGTAGCATATAAGATTGAGAAATCATACCTGATGATGCCATCCATGGTGGTAAAAAGTCTACTATCTTACCATAAGCAGCAGAGTGAGCATCCTGTGCAGGTACAGTAGCAGTATATAAATCACTTACTTCATCTGGTATAACTTCATCATTTTTTATTTGACTCATGTAAGATCTTTGAGGTGCAACAATCATTTCATGATATCTTAAATCACTCTTTGATCCATCTTTATTTAACTTAACTACACTACCTCTTAAACCATCTATAAATAAATCTCCTACTTCTAATGGCTTATCTAAAACTTGATCTAGATATTCTTTTGTAATGTTATCTTCTCTTTTTAAGTTCAAAGGCTGACCTGTTCTTGTTAATCTTAAAGCTTCTCTTTGATCTGATGGTTTTAATTCATAACCTCTAACAACCTCCCAAGCTACAGGTATACCATCTTCTATAAGTTTTACTCTCTTAACTCTAGCTCCTAATGCATTTGTAATTAATGTTGTATTAAAACCAGGAACTCTTTCATTAAATGTACTATTAAAGAATGTTAAAAATAATTGTTCAAACTTTGTTGAAGTTAAACTATTATTAAGATCAGGTGAGTTTTTAAATAACTCTACCATTTGATTATTTGCCTGAGATGCCTCTAAAGATGATATTGCATAGTCTTTAAAAGTTTGTAAATCTGGTGTCATTTTACCTAGATCTCTAGCTTCTTCAAGTGCTACAATAGCTTCATCTAAAGTAAATATTAAATTCATTTTAGATAGTAAAGAAGACTTAGCTTTTTCTCCCTCTACTTTATTATATATACCTCTTAGTTTTCCTAAAGTCATTGACTCACCAAATACATTTATATCTGCACTATTATCTTGCTCAGATGAAACTATAATTTTCATTTGTTTAAGATTGCTAATTGTATTTTTACCAGCAACTTGTTTTTGTTGTTGATACATAAAGTTTGCATCAAGATATGTAATTGAGTTAGTTAAATCTTTAGGACTTAATGTTTCACTTAGTGTAGAAATATCTTCAAAGCTTAATACTTTACTCTTTTCTGCTTTTGATGCAGAAGCAGGAGTAGCTAAAGCAACAACTTCTTGATTAGCTTCTATTGCTTTTAAGTTTTCATGAATAGCAAAAAACTCTGGGTTTGTTATAGATGGAGTTGTAAAGTTTGTAGAAGGATCTCCAACTATCTGATCTGATAAAAACATAATAGACATTTTATCATAAATCTTACCATCACCATAAGCAAACTTTTCACTTTGAACCTGACCACCTAAAGAAAGTAAGCCATTCACTCCTTCAGATCCTAAAATTTCACTAACGTTAATAATTTCTCCTTGCTCAATTCTGTTTATTAATTCTAGTTTAGCTTTAGAAGTACCAACCCCATAGTTTAAATACTTTGCACCTTTCATTGTTGCAAATATCAAACCATCAGTTTCTTCCATACCTTTAAATTTTCTATCTTCAAAAATAACTTGAGCAATAGAATTTTTACCCATAGTATGAGTAATACCAAACTCAGGTGCTATAGTTTCAAAAGCTACATCTCTACCAGTTATTGCAAACTGTTTATTTCTTTTGTTCTCAACTGTTGCATCTGCTAAACTTTTATTTGTATTACCAAGTAAAGCTTTATTTATTGTAGACGCATTTAAATAAGCATTAAAAAATATTTGTCTTAGGTTATGTTGTTGTTGACCCGCAACTAAATTTAAATCTTGAGTAACAGTGCCTGCTACAGGATCACCTGCTGATGTATTTAAATTACCAGAGATATTACTAGTTACTAGCTTTAAAATATCCTCATTTACTATCATATCATTAAACATAGTAAACTTATTCTCAAGTGTTTCCATCACCTGATATTGTAATTGATCTATAAGTATACCTGGAGTTTCTTCAACTGCCTCAGTAAAAGTATATAGTTCATTTGTTTCTGGATTTTTTGTTACAAGTAAATCCTCAACTCCTGTTATAATAGAATCATCTTCTATAAATTCATCAGTAGATTCTGTAAATAAACTAACCTCTTCCTCAGATAACTTATCTAAATAATACACAGTATATTTATCTTTACTATCTTCTTTTAAAAAGTTTCTTATTGTAGCATTATCAGTATAGTATGTTTTATTACCTCTTTTAAATGAAAAAGCTTTACTAAGTCCAACAGCACTAGTTTTTACTTCACCACCTAGTAGTTTTTTCAAAATCTCATCATAGTTAAAATTATCTATTGATCCAGATCCAAGATTATCTAGTGAGTAATTCTTTTCATTAATTTTAACTAACACTTTTTCTCCTTGTGGATAACCTTCTTTTTTTGCAGTAGCATTTTTTCTAAGAATAACTGTTGAACCTAGACCTTCTAGTCCTTGTTGTTGTACTTTATTTAGATATGGTGCCTTAAAGTTTTTATCTATACCCAATCTTGTCTTTTGTTGAGTAAAGTATTCTCTTGTCTTTTTAAATCTTCTCCATCTACCATTCTCTGTATCATTATAACCTTGTATGTCTCCTGGTATAAACGTTTCACCACCCTGATATCTTTCTTGATATTCTCTTTGTATTTCATAGGCTTCTGCTCTTATCTTATCAAAAACTCTATCTACAGTTTCTATTGTAATATTAGACTTTCCATTCTTAAACTCTACAGTTTTAACTATAGGCATGTTAATGTAATCTAATGTACTATTAGCTTCTAGAATCCTAGGGTAGATTCTTGCTGTTGCATACCTTGCTATTCTTATACCCGCATCACTCTCTTCTTGGTATTCTTTTAAATCTAACTTACCAGTCTGTGGTACAAAGTCTATAAAGTAACCATTTATAACAGAAGCTATTAGATCTCTCCCGCCAAAGTTAGAAGCATCTACACCCGGCTTTCTGTTAACATCTAAGTTATTATTCATAACATAGTATCCTTCATCAGTTCTACTAAACTTACCTAGCTTATATCCTGCAACTCTGCTTATTCTTAACTCATTGTTCTCAGCCATATCTCTAATATCAGGACTATTAACAAGTAGTTCATTTTCATAGAAAGGATCTGCTTTTAAATTATCTAAATAATTAGTATCATTTAACTGTCTAATTAACTTCATATGTACAGAAGCTAATTGTTGTGAGTATATTCTTTTACCTGAAGGAGTTATATGTGTAGAAGCACCAACAGTTTCATTAAATGCAGCATCTATTCTACCTAATCTTGCAAATCTACCAGCACTTCCAGGATCTTTCTCAGATGTTTCTTCAATATTTTTCCCTTGTAAAAATGCATCAGTATATTTTGTAAATAAAACAGGAATAGACTGATTGTTTGCATCTGTTTTATTTAGCCCAGCTATTATAGCATTTATATCAGTTGCTGTAACTGTTTCTAATCTACCAAACTGACGTAAAAATTTTCTTTGGTTTGTATTAGGACTTTGTATGTTTGATAAAATTGCATATCTTAAAAATCCAGGAGTAAAATTAATACCAGTTGTTCTAAATATTTCAGATTGAACACTACCTGCAGCTGTACTTATTTTTTCTTCTAATTTTTTATCTGTAATTGACTTTCTCCCCATCAACTTTGTAAGATCTTTTAAAGCACCAACTGCCTCAGATCTAAACTGAGCATTATTTTTTAACTCTGGATATCTTGCAGCAAATGCATTATTCCATCTCTCCATAGTCTGATTTGCATCATCCTTTTTAGTTGCTGACATTATTTGTAATGCTCCTGTTTCTTGATCTAACTGATCATAAGAATAATCTACTCTAGTTTGATTTTTAAAATGATTAATAAAATCTTGATAGAATAAAGGATTTTGAATTTGCTTTGGTATTGTAAAACCATCTTGCATAATATCTTGCCTAGTTAGCCCTATCTTATCAAGCACTCTTTCAACAATAGCAAAAGTTTGCTCTGAGTCATTGGAGAATCTAACTAAAGATTCTAACACATCAACCTCTGTAAATGCATCTGATGTAGCTTTCATTAACCCTTCATAACCAGTTTGAAAATGAACTGTCTGAACAACACTTCTACCAAACATATCTTTTGAACTATATGTTGTAGTTGCAATTAAATTACGCATATACTGACTGAATGATTTTAATCCACCAATTTCATCTTGTGACTTTTCATATTCAGCAATACTCTTTATATTATTAGTTCCTACACCTGGTTCTATAACTTGATCAGAAGTTTTCTCTATAATGACATCCATTCCTCTTAGGTATGTTGAAACTGCATTAATAATATCACCACGTACAGAGAAAGGTCTTGTTTGAAGTAGAGAAGCATATACATCTTTTATTTGTTTTTCTTGATTTATATAATCTTCTGGGCTTAATTCTTCTTGTAATACAGTGGGGTTGTAAGTTTCTATATAATCTGCAACTGCATTTTCTAATATATTTAAAGGGTTATATGGCCCTGTAATATTCTCAATATAATCATTATATATACGTGCAATATTTGCAACTAGTTGATTCTGCATATTAGGATCAAAGTATGTATTAACAGACTTTCTTATAGTAGTACCATCATCTCTCTTAATAAACAATCTCTTAGATCCATTTCTAATATTTTTAAATGCTAATCTATTTACACCAACAGCATATGCACTAGTTTCAGGTCTAGTAAATTGATTATCTACAATATCTGCATACTTAAAACCACCAGATAAAATTTTATCATATAAAGCTTGTATATCAAATGGAGACTTAGTTCTAAATAAACCCTTTATAAAGTCTAATACCTTTTTAAAGAATAGCACTATCTTGCCAGTAAAAGTTTTTTTCTTATTTGCATAGTCTTGGAAGTTGTCCCATATAAACTCTTCAACTAGTCTATCTGTAGCTTGTTTATCAGTAGCTCTTACACGTGCATAATCCTCTAATTTCCAATTAGTTATCTCATCTTTAAGATTCTTACCATCTGCTTTAAGTTGCTTTAAGTATTTAGATTTTTCTTCTTTTATATATCCTTGCTGTTGTTCATCTGTAAGTAGCAATCTCCATACACCATGACCTGCTTCATGATATGCAAACTGTGTAACCTCTGGTAAATATATAATACCACCTTCTACTCTAGCACCTACAGTAGCCATGTTCAAGCCAAAAGCAGCAACAGTTTCTTGATTATCTACAAGTCTATCTTTTAATACTTTAAGATCCTCTACAGTAAAGAACTCAGGTAAGATAGTTTCCATCTCACTTATAAAGTCTTCTCTATTTACTGCTTGTAAACCATCTAATAGCTCACCTCTTTCTAATACTTTATTTGCAACATCATCACCTAAATTATCAAATCTTTTTAATTGTCTCTCTAATTCTATTCTCTTTGTATCAAGTTCAATTACTCTAGGATCTTTTAATACAGCCTCATCTAATTTTTTATGTAGAGTAACTGCTTTTATATTTGGATTTTCAGATTTTATTAGATCTACTTTCTCTAGTTTTAACTCTTTAACCAGATCTGCATACTGTTCAGTGACATCATCAAGTTTGTTTTGTATTCTTTCTTCTTCAGTCATATTATCTTCATATGACTCTAATAAAAGATCTTGCATTTCAACATTATCATCTATTGCTTCTTCTTTTACTGAACGTATATAACTCTCATTAGCATCATTATTATCAACCTGTTTATTATCTAAATATTGATGAACTTGATTTACAAAATTAATATCTGTCTCACTATACTCATACATCTGACCATCTAACATACTAATAAGATCATCTATTGCAGCAGCATATTTTTTAGCTATGTTATCAGTAAGTTCAGTGATATTATCTTCTGCTTGTTTATTTTCTTGATTAGCTCCTTCATCCACCACTTTATTCTTTGGAACATTATCTGATGGTTTCATGTCTGCAGCTTGCTCTCTAGAAGATTTTCTACCTGTGCTCTCTAATGTAATATTTAAACTTCTACCTTTTCTTATATTTCTAACCACCTCTGCAGTAACTAGACTATTTAACTCATTATTTAATTGATCTGTAGTAAGAGTTTTATCTAAATTCTTTACAAAATTATCTAAGGTTAATTTAAAATTTTGTATAGGTCTATAATTTTCATATCCCTTGATATTCTTTCCATTTTTAACAAAGTAGTCTTGAACTTGCTTAAATCCTTTATTTACTTGATCTAAAAACTCTTGCATTGTTTTAGCCTCAGCAAGTAATTTATTTGCCTCTTTGTTAAACATAACCTTAGCTCTACCGTTCTTACCTACACTCTCATCTGTTAAATTTCTATATGTTACTTGGATGTATCCATTTTCATTAAATTCTATACCAACAATAGTACCTGGATCATATTCTATATAAAAATCTCTTTGTAGTTTATTATTAAATTCAGCTATAGGTTGTAAATCTTTAACACTTTCATCAGCATTTCTATCTGCATCAATCTTTTGTTGCATTTCTTTTATCTCAGTAAATACTTCATTTAGCTTGCTTACTTCTTGCTTCATAGGCCTTAACCTAAAAAAGGTTATAGTTCCATTAGGTTCTTTTACCGCCATAGAATATCTACCTATAGGGACATCTGCAAGCGTAGTATTAGAATTACCATTATTAAAATTATTCTTAATATATTCTACTAACTCTCTTTGAATCTCTGAACGTGCTTTGCCCTCTGCAGTAGTATAGTAATCAAAAGTTGGAGTAATCTTACCCTCACTATATGTATTATATTTATCTATAATAAAAATTTGATTATTTATTTTAGTGTATTTAAGATTTTCAAGTAAATTTTCTGCAGGTTTATTGTTAACTTGATATCCTGGACTACCTGCAGTTGCTTGTATATTTATAGGAACTGATGATAATGGTACATCTACAGTATTTTTATTACCTAATTTAGATCTTAGCAGATCGTTTATTTCTATTAGTGTTTGATAATTACTTTGAATTTCTTTATAGGCATTTGGATTACCTTCAGTTATAAATAATTTTTCTGCTTGTAATGCATTTATTGTAGAGCCATTAATAATTTTACCATTATCTAATAATGTTACCAAACCTACATTTCTTAATTTAGCAATAGGTTGATTATCTAAAACTAGAGTAACCTCAAACTCATTCATACCAAAGGCAAGATCATCATTTGGTTTATTTCTTTTATCAAACTTATTGTTCTTATCAAACTCTGGAAACTTAACTTCACCTTTTTCTGCCCTCTTTAATGTTTCTTGATACTTTTCATATTGTGGATTTCTATCTATTGTT